ATAGGATTCGAACCTATATGGTGATTGAGAACTGACTTACCCTGCTATTATTCTGAACTTTGAGTTCAAGGAGTTGCACCTTTCAGCGAAATCACCGCAGCTGCGTCTAACCAATTCCGCCACATGACTATTATCTCTTAATCACAAATGTACATTATTAATTACATATCCGAAACATCATTATCGTCTATCTTATGGAAATGGTCTATATTAAAACAATCTATACAAGCATTGTAACCTTCAACATATCCTTTCTTGAATTCATCTTCTTTGCATACTTCATATCCTCTCTTATATGCCGATTTGTATTCAACATCCTTAACTGCTTTATATCCTTGGTCATGTGCAATACCAATCATTTTTGAAACATGGTCGGTGTGATAGTATAACTCACCATCTATGGTTATTGCTCGTTTTGGTTTGTCCATATTAAATTATTCCTCTTATTTCTCTTGGGTCTGTCCAGATAACCTTATCAGGATCTACCGATGGTTATTCAACGCCGTCTGTGTCTCTACCGTATTTTAAGATGCGTTCTGCTACTTCTCTACAATCCTTATATCCAGAAACATATCCCGTATTATATCCTGATCCAAATATAGTTTCGTTCCAAGTTTTTGAACCCATGTCTTTGGTTGATGGCACAGCAAAATGTTCTACCATTTTTCTCAGTTTTACTTCTCTACAATCATCGTAACCTTCTTTATATCCCTTATGGAATGCTTCTTCTATATGAGCAAGGTATTCACCTGGTATTTCTTTATTACTGATACCATCATCTTTACATTCTTTACAGTAATCATCGTAATCATGGTCATAATCAACAGTACTCGGATTGGGATATTCGGGAACGGGCACAGCAATGTAGGGTGAACAGTTTTTCTTACCTGCTTCATATCCCATACGATACCATTGCTCTTGTGTACGGACAATGTCAGTATCAGTATAACCGTTAGCAACGCCTTCAACTTGGGCTAACTTATATCCTTCAGATTTACCATCATCAACACCCATTTCATACCATGCATTGTGTACTTTTGCCATTTTTAATGAGGAATAGTATGTAACGCCATTTACTTCAACACTCAATGGTAAATCATTTTTTGATATACCGTTTTTATCGAATTTCCAGTTTTCCATAGTGGTTATTCCCTATCAGATATGTTCATTGATAATGTGCAATTTTTCTTTTATATAGTCCATCGATTCCTTTATATGAAAGAGTGTATCGCCCATTACTAGTAGTGTTGGTGTTATATCATCATTAATAGTCTCCATATAGTCTACACGAGACAAATTAATCCATACTTTTTCTCCATCTATATCAGTTAGTTCAGTGAAGAATATCATTTTGGTTATTCCTTATAATTAGAATTTGTTTAATCTTGTTTTCTATAAATGTCAAAAAGTGTTTTCATAATATAGCATATTTTATACGTATGTTTAGTAGAGAATAATCTTTTTCATCACCTAATACTTTTAATCTACTACTTCATAAGTAGTTTCAAATATATCAGGTTTGCAAGGATAATACTCTCCTTGGACACCTTTGATAATCCAATCGCCAATTGATGCAATATGTTCGCCTTCTAATGTTTTTATGATTAAGCCACCATTGACTTTATTCCAGTCAATATAAAAATTGACTCCTGTAGCTTGAATATACTCTTCATCTTTTCCACCTAAAAAATTGAACATTTCTCTGTGGTTATCTCCAGTCCATTGCACGGCTTCAATCTCTATTGGTTTTTTTCTGAATTTTGGCATAGTTTTATTTGGTCATTTAATTAATTACATTAATTGGTTTTATATTAAATCAGAGCATTATTTATTAATTACATATCAGAAACATCATTATCGTATATCTTATGTTCATAATTGATATTAAAACAATCTATACAAGCATTGTAACCTTCAACATATCCTTTCTTAAATTCATCTTCTTTGCATACTTCATATCCTCTTTTGAATGCTTCTTCAAGTGGTTTTTTTCTGCTTATCGGTTTAACTATTTCAGAAACCATTCTATCCATACCTTTTTTATAACCTCTGTAGAATGCTTCATCTTTGTTACATTTACAATTGCTGAATTTACCATTATTAAAACCTTGTTCATACCATTCTTTTTTCAATTCAGCCAGTTGTTCATCATCAAAATAATGTTCAGTTGGTTGTGATTCTTTCTTAGCATCTTTCATTCCAATATCATGACCTTCTGAAAAACCTCTTCCGTAACCTTTCCCAAATCCATCGCACTCGCCTTGTTTATATCCTTCATTATACCCATTCTTCTTACCAGCAAAATATCCATCTTGGTATGCTGTATATCCATCACCATATTTTAAAGCATCATTGATGATACTTTCACATTTATCAGGTGATGATGGTTCTGAAATTTCATTTCTGCAAAGTTCTAATCCTACTTTGGATAATTCCAGATTTACTTCGGATAGGTTTTGTGATGAATCAAATAGTTTTGATGAGAAATATTCTATACCATTCATCGTAATTGATAATGGTAGATCTTCATTTGATTTTGAGTTGAAATCTAATGTCATTGTATTGTCCATGTTTGTAAGATTTAATAGTGAATATGGAGATAATATTACGATTCGTTTTTCATATTTTTTTCGTTCTCTTTCTCCATTTGCTTGGCTTTCGCAAAGAGCCAATCAATTTTTTCTTGCTTTATTTCATCAAAAGTAAATACATAACTAAATGCATCCTCCAACCACTCCACTACTGTTTACTTACTCATATCAAATCCTTTCGGTAAATAAAATAAAAATTCTCTATATCAATACTCACAAAACCATTCAGTTAAAACAAATGATAAGTTTAATGCTTCACCTTTTTTATTAGATTCATATTGGACATAAAAACCACCAGTTCCAACGGTTGTTTTTTCCATAATTGCTTCTTTAAGAAGTTTTCTTACTGTATGTTTCATTTGTTGAATAGATGGAACTCCATTATCTCGCCATTCCAAATTCAAGTGTGTCATAACATCATGGACTTTATCAAAATCAAACCAGTCCATAATTTCATCTATCGCTTCTTGTTGTTTTTCTGTTATACTCATATTATTTATTATCTTTTAATATAATGATAGTATGTGCAATATAACTATTTTTAGGAAAATAACAAATATTTTCTTAGAAAATGAACGATATATAGTAAATAATAATAAAAAACCACTATGAAACTAAAATTGAACTTTGAAGAATACTTGAGAGAATCAAAAATCTCTAATGAAACTAATGGTTATTGGTTTGTAGTAAGTGAAGACCAAATAGTCGCAGTTTATGATAACCTAAAAGATGCTAAATCTTATTATGAAAAAGAAATAGACTTTAAAAAAGATCTATATTTCGATAAGTTTGTAGAGGATTTACAGGATTCTGGTAGAAAAGTATGGGACTACGATTATCCACAAACATCGCCCTCAGAAATGATTTTAACAGATGAGGAATACGATGAGTATTTTGAAGATAACTATGGTCATGAGATATTTTTAACGGGACCACATACCCTGACAGAATTACCTAAAGACATAGAATCACTTATGAATGAACAAATAATAGAAGATATTAAAAAGTTTGGTGCATTTGAATTGTAAATATTCAAAAATATTCTTATATTAGACCCATTGGGATATTCCTAATGGGTTTTTTATTATTTTTTCATAGTAATTACGGTGCTTTATGGATAAATCTATTTTGTTTTTTTATCATGCTTGTATTGTTGGTAATATAGAAATGATAGAATCTTTATTAGAATCTAGTGAAAATTTAAATATAAGCTACGCTGATGAATATGGAGATACCGCTTTACATAAGGCTGTTCTTTTTAACCAATATGATGTTGTTAAATATCTTCTTGATTTAGGATGTTCAAAAAATAAAAAGAATAGTTATGGCTGGACAGCACTAGATATGGCAATCGTAGATCAGAACGATTCTATCAGTAATCTATTACGTGATTATGGAGCTACTGAATATTGTGTCAAATGGCAATAATTTGATACCTTCAAGATAAACTAAAAAAGCCGAGAAAATATCTCGGCTTTACTATTTAGTATTTGAGTATATCTTAAATAATATTAAACCATCCTTGAAGAATAAGACCTTTACCTTTACCTATTACGGCTGCTCTAGTTTTCTTAGCAACAGAATCCCCTTCTCTTGATCCTTCCGCATTAGTATTTCCTTCAATTGTAATCATCTTAGTTCCATTTTCAATAAACTCGACTAAAATTCCAGTATGCCCCTTAGTTCTGTCAGAAGAACTCACCCATGAAATATAAGCACCTGGTTTAACTTGTTTCCAATCTGTTATAATTGGATATCCAGCTTTGATAAAATTATTTCTCGTTTGCTGAACACTTGGGGAAATGTATTTTGTCATTCTTTTATGATCTAATCCAGCCTTTGTGTATGCTTCTGTATACACTAATTTACAGAACATACTACACCAAGCCCATTTTTTCTTCCAACCGACGCTTTCCATAAGTCTTTGAAAAAATGACTGTTTAAATCCCATATTACCTGAAATTTCCTTTTGACCTACAAACGATTTTGCAGTCTCAAGAACAACTTGGTTTATATTCGAATTAGTTGGAGTAGATGCTGTGGTCCCACTTGTAGCTGCAGTTTTCTCTTTTATTTTCTTTTCTAAAGCGGACAATGTTTTAGGCCCGACTACCCCGTCTGCTTTTAATCCGCATGATGCTTGAAATGCCTTCACTACCGCTTCTGTCGAACCATCAAATACACCATTAACTTTAACGTTGTATTTACCGAGAGAATTGAGAGAATTTTGTAAATGACGGACATCAACACCAGTCATATCCTTTTTGAGAATTCTTTGAATTTTCATGATTGTGTTGTTTTTTTATTATATATTGAATAAATGCAAATTTTTATGAGTCCCTATAAATGAACTAAAATTGTATTATGGGTATAATAAGTTAAATTTCATAAAATAAAGAAGCACTATGCCAAATCAACAACAACTGGACAATTTGAGGAATAATGCCCTCCACATAACTGATTTTATAAATCATCTTCATGATTACTTTCAAGATGTGGTTAATACTGTATTTTCAAAAATTAATCAAGAACAAAACTATGATCCTAGTCAAAAATGGATTAGTTTTGTGTATAGTTTAACAATGTCAGCATTCGCAGATGTGGAGTTAAAAGGTTCAGATACATTCGCTTCATTTTTATCTACGATACTATCTTCATATGATAATAATACTCCTTCTCAAGAAGGTTTGAACGGAACCATTGGAGATGTTTGGGAAAGATTATCAAAGACATTCCTACAGGCAAATGATGATTTGGCGTTAATTGCAATGAACCCAGAGGCATACTGGAATAAATCATATTGGAGCGAAACTCTTAATAAAACATTTTATTTAAGTAATTTAGGTGATATTACATTTCCTGCAAAAGATGATGTAGCTAATAATGGTCCTATTATTTTTGCAAATGGTACAGATATTCTTATTCAAAAATTCAAGTACGCCCTAACGAAATATGCACTCGGTAAAAAGTGGTCTATACTTCATGATCCAGATAAGTTATTTTGGCCACATGGAAATGATAAACAATTAACAGATTTTGCAAAAAATATGATAAAGAACAATCAGGATATCATAGTTCTTTGGAAATCTGATGAATCTGGATCATGTGCGTCATGTCCAACACAAGGTTTAAGTTCTTTTGAACCAAGATTGGGTATTGGTGACTGGTATTCTAATTGGGATTATTTCCACGGTGCTTCACCTAGTAAGGATATGCTCGTATGGTTAATAAAAGATGATGGATATGGTACCATACTCAATCCTGATGCAGTAGCAACAAGACATGAAGTTTTCTACGAGTGGGGTTTAGAAGGTAGCCTTTCCGAGCACCCTAACTCAGTAATGGTTATCGAAGAAAAGGAATCTAGAACTCCTACGACAGAAGATAAAGAGCGTGCTCTAGAGTGGTTTAAACTATTCAAAGATCAAGGGAGAAAGAATTTAGAAGAAAGAATAATTGAAAAAGCTAAAAATGACCCTCAATTCTATAGAGACTTAGTTAAAGACTCAAAACAAACACTCGAAAAGGAATTTGGAATATTATTTCCAGAATCTGTATCAGTAGAAGTTTTGGTTGAAGATGTAGGAAGCTATAAAATTGTTTTACCCGCAGTTGGAATGTAATTTTTATTAATTTTTGTGTATCTATAATCTTATGAAAATGACAAAAATCAATCTATCTAAAGAAAATCGAATGCTTCGATTTGGGTTCGGATTACATGAAGGCCAATGGTTCATTAGGATTGACTTATGGTCAATTGGATTTAGAATTACTGATTAAGGTATGAATACTTGTCGCAAAAGTTTACTTAATTTACGACAATTTTTAATTATGGAATAGAACAATGACATTTGAAGAATTTCAATATCATATTGACAGCATCAAACATTTTATAAATGATTTAGATGCATTTGACAATGTGTTAAAGGTAATATCCCCTAGTGGAACTTGCGTTTGTGAAATAGGCGGTAAATTTATTGATGATTACATCACTTTACTTGAAAAGCTTTTAAACGACAATGATAATAACGTATCATGGTTTGTGTTTGACAATAAATTTGGTGAAAAGGGATTATCATTTTATATTGAAGGAATTGAATATATTATTGCCAACGAAAAGGATTTTTACGATGTTATACAGAAAATATCAGAAAAAAATTAATGAATTAGAAATAAATATTGTGAAATTAGAAGGAAAAGTGTTATTTTTATTATCAATATTTTCAATTCAATTCTTACTTATCATTGCATTATTTTTTAAAAAATGAATCAAGAACAAAAAACCTGGCTAGAAAATACAATAAAAGAAATTAAACTCGTCAACCCCCACATGATTCCAATGAATCCACAAATTGGACTTTTCTTTAAAGTAAATAATTTAGAAATCCCCCAAGAGCTTTTCAATGAAGAGTTCAACCAAATATCAAAAGCATATTTTTCAGTAATCGAAAAACTACTTTCTCAACAGCATAAAGGTTTTTAACGAATGAATGAGTTCTTACAAAAAGAATGTGTATCCCTAGAGCATGCGGAGGGATTAAAGGATTTGGGTTTTAATGAACCCTATTGTATAGGTTATTATGAGAATGGTCTACTCAATCACAATGATGCATTCCATACAAATGAATCGTTTACTAGCATTTCGGAATCTTTAGGGGATGTGTCTTTGATAACAGCTCCTACATTCCAGCAAGCGTTTAGATGGATAAGAGATACATTTGGACATCATCACATAGCACTATTTAATAGATTTTATGTGGATCGAATGTTTACATTTGAAGTAGCAGAAAACAGAGCATTAAGTGAATTAATAGATACAATCAAAGAGAGGAAGACAAATGAAGTTTGAACAAGAAGTAAACGATACCACATATGGAGATGGTAAGTTCTCCGAAAAGTATAGATTAATGACACACTTATTTCACAGTAAATTAGAAAGAAATAAGTCTAATGTAAATTATGAAAATGTAGATTCTATACAAAAATTCATTAAAAATAATGCGTCACTATTGCTTAAAATCAAAAGAAGTATTTTCAGAGAATACGACTATAAAATCACTAATTTTCAAGTAAATGTTGCATGTTGCTTTTTTCTTAACAAAAAGATGATTAAATGATGAATTTGATATATAATATTCATTGATCTATATTATGATTAATGTAAAATTATTATCTGAATGAAATATATCAAGCTTTTTGAAGAGTTATTCAACGATGATGCGAAAAAGAAATTATCCTTTAATTCTACATTATTTCATTATTTTGAATATGGTGATTTAGATGATCTATCTATACCTATATTTGAATCTGATAAAGAAAAATGGTTCTTTAATCAGATGCTTGAACTTATTGATGAATTAAAGGATAATAACATAAACACAGATGATTATAAGAATGTTTATAATCTAGGATTTAAGCCAAATGGTGGCTTAGCAATGTTTGATTTGGGATTTGGGGATTACTTTGAACACTTTGAAGAAGATCCTGCATCTATAGAGCTTCAAGAGAATAATACTATAATCGATAGATTATTAAAAACAATGAACATACCATTCTCCGAATTCATAGGTAAGGGAATGTTTGGATTCGCACATGATATTGGCGATAATAAAATCCTAAAAATAACTAAAGATAAATCAGAGGCAGTCAATTCAAATAAAATTAAAGGGAAAAAACTAAAACATATAGCAAATATTTACGATGTTAAACAATTCATTGAAAACGAAGTTACATATTATGTTATAGTTCTTGAGAAACTAAGGTTAGACCCAACTATTGAAACTACTTATAGTAGTTTAGAGGGATTATTTGAAGATGCCAGGAATGAAAATTTACCCCAGAGTATAATAGAAGAGATAGGTAAAAAGCATAAACGAGTGTCTGAGTTTTTAAAAGATATGATTCTATTAGGATATAAAGAAACTTGGGATAAATGGAGAGATCCACTCGAAGAGGAGGGTCTTCATGATATGTATGATTTTAATGAAATATCGGATTTGTCCGAATGGATTTACGGATCAGTAACAAACTTCAATGATATTGATGATGAACCCCCACAATATATTATAGATATATTAAAAAAATTACTTTAAATACTCGTGGAATCTTCACATCTAAAACAGTTTAATAATTTTCTTACAGCCAATGAGCGTTCAGAAATTATAGAATATGTTAATACGATAAATCATAAGAGTCAAGCAGAGAATGTGCATTTGAGCCATCTGATTAAAAAGATTAATGGAAATTCTCATATGTATGATATTTCAAAAACTGACTCAACAAAAAATATAACATCATTTCAGTCTGGGGGTAATGATGTGATGAAAGAAGAATTACCTGATATTTTCTATAATCTCATAGATAGAATAACAACTACCGTAAATATTCCAAAGGAAAATATGTTTCTTCAAATTGTTGATATGGATGAAGGAGGAACAATCGGTGGGCATTATGATGCAGCGATAGATGGTTATATTAATTATAAATGTAATATCAGTGTACTTTCTGATGATTACATTTTTGTTGTAGATGGTGAAGAGCTTACAATTAAGGAAAATGATATATATTGCTTTGAGGCTTCACTGTATAAGCATTGGACACTCAATCCATTTCATTCAAGAAGAATCCTTTTAAGTTTTGGATTTATCTTACCCTATTCCGTATTGGGTAGAAATGAGAATGATCCTAGAGTAAGATTAAGTAAAAGAATTGAAAAAATATTCCAAAAGGATAAATAAACATGATTTACTACACTTCAGATTGGCATTTAGGAGAAACAAGACTAGGGGTTGGGAATAAACCCAATGTATTTTATAGGCCATTTGCATCAACGATTGAGAATGATAACTCTATAATGAATAATTTCTATCAGGTATTTAAGGATGGTGATATATTATGGCATCTTGGAGATGTTATTTCAGGCGATATAAAGGCTTCTGAGAGGTATTTGGAAGAAATGCGGAGAATGTACCCAAATTCAAAATTTAACTTGATAGTGGGCAATTATGACACGGATAAAGTAGATTTACTATCTAAATATTTCGATACCTTGCATGATGAATTTAGTTTGGTTGATTTTAATGATAATATGCTGATATATCTCAATCATTATCCTACTAAATGTAAAAGGAAATTAACTGAAGAATCCGCTGATTATACATTTGCTATTACTGGTCATATACACAGTCTATGGAAGGTTAAACCTAACATAATAAATGTTGGAGTTGATGCTTGGCATTTTAAACCTGTTTCTCATAATGAAATAATGTTTTGCTGGAATGCTATGCAAAATCATTACGATGATGATGTATTCCTTTAATTATTTTAGAATTTCATTTTGAAATTTCATTTATTTTTCTTATTTTTGTTTCAATTAATTATCTGTTTTAATAATAAAGAGAAACGATATGGGACATGATATAACTGCCTATATTAAAACAAAAAATAGTTCGGAGCGATCTGAGGTAGCATATTTTAGAATAAGTGCATTCGATGCTTTACGTAGAAAATTATTTTATGGAACTTTAAATGGTTCTGAAGATGCCAATGGTGGTGTATCTGGAACTGCTATAACTATTAAATTTACCCGAAAAGAAATAGATACTGCAAAAGAAGGTTGCAAATACTTCTTAAATGATATAGATGCGCTCAAGGAATTCGTATTGAATACATACAATGAAAAGTCCGAACAGACGGTAAAGAAGTTTGAAGAAATAATTACATTAGTTTTTGGTGATCAGAGTGAACCCTCTGAAATGGAGTCTGAAGATTCAATCGAAGAGATAAAAGAAAATTTGGTAGATATCGTCATTTTCCACCATAAGATTATACAGGCTTATGATGATGCTGCAAGAGTAAGTAATATAGAAATCGAAATAGACTTTTATTGATCTGAGTTTCGATATTTTATTTCAGAGAAGATTGTATTTTTGTGCCACCTCAAACAAATACATAAAGCTTCTCGTTATTCGTATGTAATATGCTGAGTCATATTTAGGCGAAATACTAAATTCCTCAAAAGAAAATAAAGATAACCCATGGCTATTCCTCTCGCATGAAAGGATTTCCCCATGGGTTTTCTTATTTAATTCAACTTCTTTGAGTTCTATATCAATGTAATTTAAACGTATCTTCATATATTATCGGTGGGGATAACCATAAACAAAATCCTTCAGATAATTCAACGGCTTCCATCAGTTCTAAACTTAAATCCTCGTTACTTAAACTAATATACAACTTACCAGTGTGCGCATACTTTTTAAAAAAATACCAGTATGATATAAAGTGATCCGCTGGGTTTTTATTTACGGAATCTTCGTAAAAGAGTTTCCAAGAATTATAAATATTCTTCCTATACTGCATCGACCTAATATCATGAGCAGTGCAAAATTCAGATGGAAAATGTTTATCTACATATATCATTTGTATTATGCTCTATAACCTTTTATGGCTTCACTAAATGCAATAGAAAAATAGTAAAGTACAAATTCGTAAATGAATTCATTAATATAATACAATAAATTCCAGCCGATAGTTTTAGGTGTAGTTTCTGGTCTTTTTTGTTTCATTTGCATAAAACCATTACAACTCGCTAAAGCTTCTGAATAGTCCTCTAATCCAAATGCTGGATTCTTAATTACACCTTCAGAAGTTTGTTTCATATATGCATTGATACATTCTTCTTTATTATTTATAAATCTCAAGAAGTCATATGTTGTGAGAATTTCATCTTCCATTTTTAATGCATCTCTTAGCTTCCCTTCTCGTGCTAGTTTCCTTACATTCTTAGGATTTTCTAAGTTATATTGCTTTGCTTCTTTTCTTAATGTAAATTCTGAATCATAATACTTATTCATAAGATTTACTACTTTCTCAACAAAATCCCCTAAGTATCCAGAAGTAAAATAACCAGCATTTATACCTTGTTCTTGATACATTTGTTGATACCATTCAGAGTTTTTGTAGTCTTTAGTTGCACCATCAGAAAGGTATTCCATTCTACCTTCAAGATCTTGTCTTTCTATATTAGTATCACTTGTATATTGATCTATATTTGCCCAAAGAATATAAAACAACTCTGAGGCTTTCATTTCCCCATCTCCGTATTTGATAACAACATTGTTATTAAGAGGATCTCCTTGATAACCCTTTCCGTAGATTATATCTTTTGCTACTCTCCACATTCTATCGTGGATATTGTTATACAAATCTTTGTATGTTATAGAGTTCAGACGTAGATTTTTGTATTTATAGACTTCATTTAAAGAAGAAGATGCATTTATTACCTCTTCATGTTCCTTTAAAAATTGAGCAAAGTTTGATATTTTCATGGTTTTAAAATTTATTTAATATTTCTATATATCAAAATAATGAGCATTCGCGCAAGCGTTCACCCAATAAATATATTTAACCGAAAGAAAATGCAATATCTACAACTGAATAAGGTAAAGTACCATGATGTACAAATACAGTTTCATTCAGGTTTTCATTTTGATTATAAATGAATACATTATTTACATTAAGACTACTGGAATCAATCTGAAGTAAAAATACAGATTCCTTAAGATTTGCATTTACCTTATTGGATGATAATGCGAGATTACCAGCATATTCTCTATCGCTTGTTAAAAATATGAAATCCTTTAAGTTCTCGTTCCAGCTAAGGTTTGAAATTTCAGGAGTTAAACCATTTTCTTTAATTTCTTTGAGGTTCCTAACATAGATGGGTGCATATAGATATTTAGGTATGTCTAATTGATCTTGGAATTCATTAATGTCCGCTTCTTCAATAAGTTCGATATGTTCCATAAAATGCCTAATTTTAAAAACAAAATTTTTTACAAAAGTAATAATTTTTTTCCAAGATTACTACAAATAAAAAAGGGGGCAATTGCCCCCAAATTCCGAACAGACCGAATTTACGCTTTTTTCTCTTCTGATGGAAATACATTTGCAGCAAGATTATCCTTTGTTCCAGCATCTGCTTTATCGAGCATTGAAACATCAGAAAATTTTGAAGCCGCAATAGCTAAAAGTTGACCGAAATTAGTAACTTTTGATTTACCACCAAATACAATTACAATTGGAAGTTCAACTAATAATCCTTCTGGATTTACCTTTGTATATCCTTCATTAGGGAAAAATACTAATGATGCAGCTTGAGTAGAAAGTCCATTTTTAACATCGCCAGCTTCCCAGGAGATTTTGTTTTCTGGTGTATCTGATGTATGCATGAAAAATCCTTTAGGTGCACTGTCACCAATAGCTTTCGCATCAAGAGCAATTTCATCTAAAGCTTTGATAAAATCAGCTTCTTTAGGCAACTTCATAGTTTCTAGATTTGAACCAGGTGCTGTACCTTTTAAAAGTGCTTTACCGCTACCCACTTCTTCTATTGCAAGAACTCTAACATTTACTGCTGTAGAATCTTTAGAATCTGTTGATTTTTTCTCAACACCTCTACCTACAATACTAGTTAAAAGTTTTCTCATTTCATCTGGATTTTTAGCGGAATAAAAATCTTTTTGCAAAATGTCTAAAACTGGTGTTGCAAATGATTTTGAAGGACTAAATTCTACTTTTGGGGCAGCCGCAGCTTGATCTTGTTCATTAAGCCAAGATTCAAAAAGTTTAAGGTATTTCATAGAAAAATAAAATAATGTTTAATAATTTTAGTTTATATATCAGATTTTAAATTTGTTTTTTGGATCTATACAGCTTAAGGTATATTAGACTATATAAAGAGACTATCCATTCATCAGTTTCGATTAAATCAAAATATAATAAATAAAAATAAATTTGCATAGTTCAATTCTTTTTATTATCTTTGTAGTAGAAATCGATAGCAAAGGAATTATGTTATGAAAAAATTAATTTTACTCGTGCTCTTAAGCACATCTATGTTGGCTCAAAGTCAGTTCAATACTGGTGATACCATCACAGCCATAGACAAACTACGCTTTTTGGATTCCTTAAATAAATATAGAATCCTTGCAGGTGTAAAACCTTTACAATACTCTTTTCGCCAAGATAGTTTGGCTAAAATAAGAACAGAAACAATATTTAATCGTATCGATAGCATTACGGAAGATGATTATAAATCAGAAATCCTTAGTCACATGCATTTTAATTTAAGAAAAGACATCAAAAGATTTGATAAATCCCATATTCCAGTTGATAGTTTTATTCAAATGTATGGTGAATGCTCGGCAAGATTGAATAGACTAAATGTTTGTAAAGACCTAATATCTGAACTTTTTAATGGATGGAAAAATAGTAAAGAACACTGGGAAATTATGTTAGATCCCAATTATGAATATATCTCTTTGAACTGGTTTATAGATAACCATAGACATATTAGACTACGTAAAGGAACTATTGCTTCATTAGTTTTAATTAAATATGATATTGTAAAAAAATAAAAATGGGGAAGTCAAATGACTTCCCCTTAATAGAATCATATATTAATTTTTCTCAACTTCTACACCTTTACCTGGAGCATAGTTTTCAGGAATTTCATAACCTAGTGCTTTAGCAAGATTTTTTGGATTACCAGCATTTGCATTTTTCAACATTGCAATATTTGCAAATTTGGTTGTCGCGAATGCTGCAATATTACCAAGGGTCGATTCAATAATCGTTTCTTTAGCACCTTTAGTGTGATCATATACAATCCAATCAGAACTCAAAACAAAATCTTCAGGTTTTCCAGCTTTGTCTGAACTTACCAAAACAATCTTTTTCTTTTCGGGATTATTCGTTTGCTCAATGGTGTCTTTATGTGAACCACCTAAAATATCTTCACCACCCATTGAAACAACATAAATAGATTTTGCATCTTGAATCTTACCTGCATTTATACAAGTTATGAATGCCGCATTACCATCTTTGTCTTTTAAAGTGAATCTAACATTATCAGTTTTGTCCTGACCTGGAACTGTTTTAAAATCAGTTACTGTGAAAAATGAAACTCTGATTTTTGAATCTGTTACTTTTTCACTTTTATCAAAGCATTTGGCTAAAATACTACCTATAATTACTCTTTTTTGCTCGTCATCTGCTTTAGTGAAATCTTCATTACTAATATCTACAATGCGAGTGTCAAATGGTTTGCTGGGGTCAAAAGGTTTTACTTCTGATGTTGCTCCCTCTGCTTCATTCAACCAATTTTCAAAAAGTTTAAGATATTTCATAAAAATGTAAAATAATGTTTAATAATTTTAGTTTATATATCAGCTTTAAGCTATATTTTTCTAGATTTGGAAAATTTATTATTTTTTATTATGTTTGTACCAGACTATTTAAAAACTTAAACTAAAGGAAACTTATGAAAACGATTATCTATTTCTTAATTATTTTGACATTCCAGACTATCACAGTAGCTCAAGATACTGAAGATTCTGGTTCTGATACTAATACATACAAGACTGAAGAAATATTTGTAAGTAGTGATTTCGATGTACTTGAAATCAAACAATTATTTTTAGATTCTTTAAATGCCGTAAGAAAAAGAAATAAATTCCCAGAACTAAAGTATAATTATGAACTTGAAGGATTAGTTAAATTAAGAACTAAAACTATTATAGATCATGTAGATCATATTGAAGATAAACTATATTACTCTAATTATATTAAGTTTAATCAATATAAGAATATCAGGGACTACAAATACTACTTTAATAATAATCTCTTTTTGGATCCAGCCCCGATGATTATCCACGAAGGTAATTTGTCAGTACCATCATATTACAAAGTAAAAGAAGTAATATTACATACAATTCAATCAATGAAAGATAATAAAAAATCATGGAAAGAATTTTATGATCTTAAATATACCCATGTTGCCTTTGATTTTAGAAAAGGCGTAAGGCGAACAGTAGTATCAGTTATATTCTCTAAAAGAAGGTTTAATCCTGTCCCTAATAAATAATTCAATAAGGCTACAATGTATAATCTAATGAATATATCGCTTATCATTTTGTTTGGAACTATGTCTTTAATGGCTCAAAGCCAATATAAGACTGGTCATACTATTACTAGCCAAGACAAACTACGTTTCTTGGATTCTTTGAATAAGTATAGGATTCTTGCAGGTGTAGAACCATTAGAATATTCATTCCAAGAAGATAGTTTGGCTAAATTAAGAACGGAAACTATTTTTAAACATATTGATAGTATCTCTGAAGAAGAATATAGATTAAATCCTTTAGAAAATCTTCATTTCAATTTCGTAGAAGATATTAAGAAATACATAACCGAAAATATTCATCAGGATAGCGTTCTCTACTGGAGTGCAGAATGCTCTGCAAGAATTAGCAAATTGAATAATCCAGATGATTTGATTAATGAACTGTTTAACGGATGGAAAAATAGTAAAGACCACTGGAAAGTTATGTTAGACGGCAGATATACATCTATATCACTCTCATGGCATATAGATAATTATAGGAATATTAGAAAAAGAAAAGGAACTATCGCGTCTCTGGTACTTTTTAAAAAAGATATGACAAAAAAAGAAAAAGAAAGACGAAGTAAATTATAATCAGGTTACCTATTTATGAAAGAACTTATCATCTTCTTGTTTACAGTTACATCTGTATTTGCTCAGGATTCAAATAATGTTAAAATTATTAAAAAAATTAATGAACTCCGTGTATCTAAAGGTTTAGATACTTTAAAATATGATGAAAGCTTATTTTTAGTAGGTAAAGACTGGAGTAAGTATATTCTCCATAAAATTAATAATTTTTCTGTAAATAAATTATCTTCAAATCATTATAAAAATCCAATGTTTCTTCATATCAATTATAATTCACGATTTGACCAAGTTTTAAAAAGAAAAGATGTATTTTCTATTGGAGAAAATATTAACCTTTCACTTGATATTGAAGATACCAATAATATTATAGATCATGCATTTGATTGCTGGAAGAAAAGCTCAAACCATTATAATCTCATGGTCAAAAAAGAACAAACTAATGTAGCATTTAGCTTTTCTTATAGTAAAAAAACAAAAAGAATGCTATGTATATTAGTTATATCTGAAAATATAAAATAAAAAAGGGACATTTACATATACTAATGAATTTAAAATATTTTTCTTACATGATCCAATATATTTTTTATTATCTTTGTCTTAGAAATTAAATAAGGATATATGTCATGAAACGACTCATCATCTTTTTATTTGCAGCTACGTCTGTATTTGCACAGACTCAGTTCAAAACTGGCGATATGATCACTACTCAGGATAAACTACGTTTCTTGGATTCTTTGAATAAATACCGAAATATGTATGGAATACCTGAATTAAAATATTCATTCAAGTATGAAGGTATTTCTGTAAATAGAATAGAGACCATTAGAACTCATATTAAAAAGATAGGTTATGAAGAATGTAGGAAGGACATCAGAAAACATTTACATATTAATTTTATGGAAGATTTCTGCAAATTTAATATCAATACTCTACCAGAAGACACTACATTTACTTGGAAGGGCGAATGCACTCTTTCTGTAAATAATGGCTATGTCCTTGAAAAAAAACTTGATATTATTACTGAAATTTTTACAGCTTGGAAAGAAAGCCAAGACCATTGGTGCAATATGCTTGATCCAGATTTTAAATATATTGCTTTGGCTTTTGAATACAAAGACGGAATAATCATTTCGGTACTTAATTCCTTTGATTTAGAATGTACCGATGTTGAAAAGAAATCTTGTAATAAATAATTAATAAAATAAATTTGCATAATTCAATATTTTTTATTATCTTTGTCTTAGAAATTAAATCAATAAGGAATTATGTTATGAAACAACTCGTCATCTTCTTGTTTACATTTACATCTGTATTTGCACAGAATCAATTCAAAACTAGCGATACTATTACAAATGAAGACAAACTACGCTTCTTGGATTCTCTAAATAAGTATAGAATCCTTGCAGGTGTAGAACCATTAGAATATTCATTCCAAGAAGATAGTTTGGCTAAATTAAGAACGGAAACTATTTTTAAACATGTTGATAGTATTTCTGAAGAAGAATACAAATCAGATTGGATGGAACATCAGCATCATAGATTCATCGAAGATGTTAGAAAATACGACAAATCAAATGTTCATAAAGATACTGTTATCAATTGGAGCGCAGAATGCTCCGCTCGAATCAGCAAATTAAATAATCCAGATGATTTAGTTAATGAATTGTTTCAAGGATGGAAGAATAGTAAAGCACATTGGAAAATGATGCTTGAACCGAAATTTAAATATATTGTATTAGATTGGTTCATCGATAATCAAAGGCACATAAAATTACGCAAAGGAACTATTGCATCTCTCGTACTTTTTAGTAAAAGGTTTAATGAAAATTCAAGGGGTAACTAATGTTACCCCTTTGATATTTTTGTATTATTTAGTTGTAACTTCTATACCACCATCTTTCGGTGCATAATTATCAGGAATCTCATATCCCAATGCTTTAGCAATGTTTTGTGGTTTCCCTGCATTTGCATCTTTCAATATAGCCAAATTTTCAAAGTTTGATGTAGCAAAAGCACAAATTCCACCAAGTGTAGTTTTAATAGCTTGGATACTTTCTTTAGGATCTGACCAATTTATTAAATGACCTTCTTCATAAAGGCAGAAGCCATTACCAGAAGAATCACCACTCATACCACTTGGAAAGAATAAAAATGTTTTAGGTTTCTTTAAAATATTAGGATAACCCGTTTCTGACACCCAATCTTCTCCACTATATTTACTAATGTAGTATACAGAATCACCTTCTTGCAAATTAAGATCATTTGGAATGATCATTTTTATTGTCTTAGAAACTCCACTAGCTCTTCCTTCTTTTACAAAAATTGTAGCAGTTTTTAAATATTGAGGTATTCTTATTTCTTCAATATTGAATTTGATAATAGTAAGTTCAGAATCCTTTTCTTTTTCATTTTTCTTTACACATTTTCCCAAAATACTGCCCATAATTCTACTTGAATATTTACCATCATCCTGATTAAAATCAAGTGATGTAATATCCACTACAAGAGTTTCTCCTGGTTTTTTAGGATCAAATGGTTTTACTTCTGATTTTCCTTCTTCTGCTTCGTTGAGCCAATTCTCAAACAATTTTACATATTTCATATTTACTATATTATTTTTATATGTTGAGTGTATATATCAAAACTTAAATACAGTTTTAAAAATATTTTCCTTACATTATAATATAGACTACTTCAATCAAAAGAATATAAAACACTCGTAGATTCGATATATACACTAAAATAACCAATTCATTATGGAGTTAGAACCAATCAAAAAATTTGATGTATTCATTGGAAGTGATTCTGAGCACAAATCAGAACACAAGCCTGAGCACAAGCCTGAACATACATCTAAACTTCACCACCATGAAATTGAACCAGAATTTGAAATGATCATGGGACAATTGAAGAACATTATTGACAATGCAAATGACTTAATGAAGATGCTTGACGGAAAGGAAGAAGTTGAGGACTGGGTACAAAGTAAAATCACTATTGCTGATGATTACCTCCTGAAACTCAGAAACTATTTTAAATACAATCAATAACAATATAATATGGCAAATGGTGTACACAAAATAACAGAAGAGTTTGAGAATAAACTTTCGGATTATACGGGTGCACCATTTACCATATGTGTTGATAATCAAAGTAATGCCTTATTTTTATCGTTAACTTATTACAAATTAAAGCATAATCTTAAAGATTTAGTTGTAAATATACCTCAAAGAACATACCCTTCAGTACCCTGTGAAATAATACATACAGGATCAAAAGTAAAGTTTATAGAATCCGAGGGTAAAACATTAAAGGGAGCATATCAACTAGCCCCCACGAATGTTTGGGATTCTGCCCTACGCTTCACATCAAATATGTATATTCCGAATTCCTTTATGTGTTTATCATTTACAGGACCCTACAAGCACCTGAAGTTATCTAAAGGTGGAGCAATACTCACAGATGATTTTCAGGCCTACAAATGGTTTAAAAAAGCAAGATTCTCAGGGCGTGATGAATGTAGTTATCATGATGATGATTTTGATAACAATCCAGTTATCGGATGGAATTTTTATATGATGCCAGAAATAGCTACTAGGGGTCTTTTACTATTGCAACAGTTCTATAATGCAGATGGAACAAAGAAAACTAACGAAGATATTGAATTGCCATATCCAGACCTAAGTAAGTATAAATTATATCAACAATAATATGTTTTACAATTCTTCAGAGTTATCAAAGTTAGGGTTTAAATCAGTAGGTAAAAATGTTTTATTATCTGATAAATGTTCAATATACAATCCAAGTAATATATCAATTGGTGATAATGTTAGAATAGATGATTTTTGCGTTCTCAGCGCAGGAATTGGGGGTATACATATAGGAAACTATATTCATATTGCAGTTTACTGTAGTTTAATAGGAAATGGTAAAATAACACTTGAAGATTTTTCAGCATTATCGTCAAGAGTGTCTGTATATAGTTCAACTGATGATTTTAGCGGTGAGTTTTTGACCAACCCAATAATTGATAAACAATACACAAACGTTATTAATGGAGATGTTAGAATTGGTAAGCATTCAGTCATTGGAGCTGGCTCAATAATATTACCGAATGTAGACGTAGGAAACTTTTCTTCTGTTGGAGCAATGTCCCTTTTAAATAAAAATGTTGAAGAATATAAAATAGTCGCTGGAATACCAGCAAAGGTAATAAAAAATAGAAGTGCCAAACTAAATGAACTTGAGCGTGAGTTTCTGAAAAATAAAAAGTCCTGATTTAAGCAAGTTTAAAATTACACCAGAAATAATATGATTACAAAAAAACACCTTATTGTATTTTTGGCATTTAAAGAAGTCGATATTATTAAAAAAAGTTTTGAGAGTATAAAGGATGTCTCTTCAGATATATTCGTTATCGAAAATAAATCTGAGAACTCTCAAGAAATAGAAGAATACTTTAAGTCTAAATCAGAATCTTTAATTGGATATATTCAGTTTAATGAAAATACTGAAAATAGCTCGATTCCTCTTTTCAATAAAGCATTCAAGGATTTAGTTACAAGTTATGAATACATAACATATACAGATGGTGATTTATATGCTTATGATGCAGAAGAAATGTTCAGAGAAATACTTGAAGCATTTAAAAACCCCAGAGTTATGGTATCTTCAAGTGCAGTATGGGAAGGAAACTATTCTTTTATTAATTCAAAAGAATATATTGATATAATCAAAAAAAATAAGAGTAATTTAAAGCCTTTAGAATTAAGAAAAGGATTCGAAGATTTTTTAAACGAACAAAAAGATAATAATCGTGATTTTGGAAGTAAAAATTTTCCTGTCAGTTTATCTACTGGTCATTTTTTTGTTACTTTTAGAAATCAAGACTTAAAACATATTTTTGATATAGAAATCTATATGGATGCATATATTTATAGGAAGGTAATAGAGATGAAAAGGGAATGGCATATTACAAATAGAAATATATCATATCATATGTCTTGGGATTTATATTATCAAGGGAGTTCTTATTATGAATGGAAAAGAGAGATCAAAGATACTCTTTGGAAGATTGTAAAAGAATCTGATTTTAGGGTTATAGTATGAGATAAAATATACTTATAGGTTCTGTAGGATTTTCTAGATAAAGCTATAAAAAAACCCAATCGGAATTGATTGGGTTTGTTTTTCATTTTACCATTTGAGAATTATTGTAAGCCATTTCATAATTTATTCTCTTAATGACTTTATTCCAATATTTCTTTGTCGCTTTCTTCTTATGTCCATTTGGACCGCCATTCCATTTTCTTGCTATCAATTCCATTTCCTGTTCAGAAATATTATTGACATTAATATTTGGGTTATAGAATTTCTGATATATCCAGAACATTTCTTCTGATTTTTCTTTGTTATTACGATCAGCAAGTGTGAACTTTTTTTCAATTCCTTTAATTTCACAAATTCTATTAACTTCTTTAACCATGACTGATTTAATCTGGACGATGCCTACTGATCCATCCCTAGACACAGCTTTGGGGTTATGAGTAGATTCGATCCAAGCGATAGATGAGAATAAAACATCCTTCATCTTTAAATCTTTTTTCAACGGTGCGGTCGCAGTTGCACAAATAGCTAGGAATATAAATCCTATAAGTGTGCATTTAACATAATGTTTAATCATTCATCCTTCCTTTTTATTTTTGGTAAAGAGGTCGTATATAGCTGATAAAGATACTGAATTTAACGGATTTTACAAAATTTTTATTATTCTTGGTATCCCCAAATGGACTAAAAGTATGAAATAATACTAATAAATTACCATTTATTAAAAGTTTGTAATAAATAGCATTTTAGGAGTTGAGTGGGTTAACTTTAAATTTTATTAAATAGATCGGAGAGGATATGAGACTATGTTCAATTTGAGATGTAAGACCATGTGTAAATACATGAATTACATCATTATTTAATAAAATATTCTGGAAAAAATCAAAGTTTAGATTATATTTAAAATTAAACATAATCTGTATATTGAATGAAAAACTCTTACTTTCTTGAATCTTAATAAAATCAATAAGTTCAAGACACCTCATGGAACTGAGATAATTCTTATTCACTTTATTAATGTCTAATTCCCTTACTTCAAGATCCTTCTCAAATGCTCTATAAATAAGAGTTATAGCCTTTTTATTATATCTAATGTCATCTTTATGCATAATACAATTATATATTGAGAGCATTCAATACTTAATGATACTTATGTGAAAATATCTTTTTAAATCTAGATATATAATGCAATAAACAAACAATACAAGAATTATTATGATCCCTAATTTTAATAATTTTCAGAAATTTAATTCTGAAAATCAAAAACTAAACGAAGGAAATTTTATTTCATCGGATATTACAGGACTTGTTGATACTGATGCCGCAGCTAAACTGTCAGCTCTTACAATAGACAAGCTGTTTGAAGGTTTAGATTTAGAAAAAAGTGACCAGATGCATAGATTTATTGCTACAAATGCTCCGTCACTACAAGAAGTTATGGGACTTAATATAGCAGATGATACATTTTCATTTGAGATTATTAAGCAACAACTAAATTATATTGCAGAAAAAATTGCCTTTGTTGAAAAGGATTTTGCGAAATATTATAATTATATCATAAGTGCTTACAAAACTACAGCTGATGATAAAGTAGAGGGAGCAGTAGCAGGATTTACTTCACCAGAAGGTTTTTCATCAATAATCCCACAAATAGAAGAATTAGTACAAGAAGCAAAAAAATCTGGGATGGACTTTACAAATCCTAGAATTTTAGAAACATTTAATGCTTTACATAGAATTAATATCTCTAATATAATAGGTGAAATATCTAAAGTATTAGAACAATCTTCATTTACATATGGACTTGTAAATATCTATAAGAAAGTTGACGCTATGGAATTGGAAGAAATAGAATCTAATTCTGCGATTTCAAATCCTGATATCTATATTGCTGAATACTTGAATTTAGACGAATTATATAAATCAGAAGATCCAGTTGCTCGAATGGCAGCATTCTTTGAAGAAGTTTTAAATGTTTATCCTTATATCAAACAACTTAAGAGAAATTTCAATGAAACTTATGATATAATTGAGAGTGATTTAGTTGAAGCTTCTATTCATCAATTTATTCCTTCTATGGATTATTCAGCATTTGATCAAATGTCTGAATTATTAAATAAAGTATGCGGATTACTTGTTAATAGAGTTTATGTAAATAACCCAGTTGAAGATAATAAAAACATTTTCGTACCAGCATTACAAGCTATTTACATTGGTCTTTTGGCTATTGTTTCAACAAAGTTAATTAACTTTAATATTCAAGTTCAAACGACTATAACTCAAAAAGAAGAAGAGAAAAAACAGATGTTAGCGAAAACTGCTGAAGATAGAGTTCGTAATGTCTATAACTCTTACAAACTTCTTATTGAACAAGGATTCTTTACACCTGGTAGTGGTGTCTATAAAGAAGGTGCTTTAGGTATGAATCCAGAGATTATTAAAAATATCCATTATTTCCTCAATAGTTTAAAATTATTACCAGATACAAAAGTAGATTCAGATGTATATGACAGAGCTACTGCTGATGCTGTTATTAAGTTTCAAACTATAAATAAGGCTCAAAAGGTTGATGGTAAAATTGGATCAGAAACAAAAGCTATAATGGACAAAACTGCTAACTTTTTAGCTGATAAATATAATATAATATAAGATATGAAAAGAAGAATTTTAAACTTTGAAAGTTTCTTATTAGAAAATACAAAACCTACAGTTATTAATGAAGATTTAAACTTAAGTGCTATCCCTTCATCAGAACTTCAGGCAATCATTGATACAGATATGAAATCATATCTTAAAAAAGTTATGTGGAATAAGAGTATTGAAGTATTCTATGGTAAAGATTACAAAGGAAATCCAACAGAAGACAAAAGAGAAGTCTATACTGGTGCATGGTTCAGTGGTCATGATAAGCACACTATGGGAGAATTTTTCCAAGATGCTTGGGTTGAAACTGATCAATTCTGTGATAGAGTAGTTGAACTAGTAGAAACTGGAGAGATTTCAGATACATGGAAATCTGTTGGTAAAACATTGTTCTGGAGTGGAGTTGGTGCTGGTGTAGTAGCTGGAATAGTATTTACTGGTGGAGGACTTTTAGGATTAGGTGCTGCAGCTGGTACTGGTGCAACTGGAGTATTTACAGCAGCTGGTACTGCAGCTTTGGGTACTGGTTTTGGAATTAGTTCTACAGTTTTTGGTGGACTAGGAACTATTATTTGGAATATAAAAGGTTCTCTAGATCAAGAAGAATTTAAAAAATTGAGCCCTGAGGTAGTCAATGTTTTAAATATGATCAATGATAAAGAAGGAACAATTAGCTATTTTAAAGATAAACTAGAAAGACATTCAGACCACGAAGCTGATTGGGGATTAGACAGATGGCTTCCTGCAATTCAAGGTATGCCAGGCTGGAGCAAAAGTTCATGGGCTAAAAATGGAGCTGAAAATATAGGGTATTCCTTCACATATTGGATTTCTTATTATGCTTATCAATATTTACAAGCAAAATTCGGTGCTTCAGTTGCACTAGCGGCTCAAGAAAGTCTGACTAAACAAGCAACTCAGCCAGCTCAACCTAAAGTAGAGCCTATATCCACTGAGCCTTCTACACAAGAGAAAGACACTCAAACTGCTCCGAATACAACTACCCCACCCTCTGGTGGCGTTATGGGTGCAGTTCAGCCTAAACAATATAATATAGTTGTGGATGATTCAACGGTATCTAATTATGATTTGTAATTAAAGATTACATAGAAAAAGAAAAGGAGACTTTTAGTCTCCTTTTTATTTTGTATTAGAACTTTTCCAGATTAAAACATTCGGATACCTATTCCCTTTATTTGAAGAATATTCTTCAACTCCATTCTGATAATAAAATGTCGATGAACCTCCATCAAAATTAAGAGCTGAAATGCATCCTAATTCTAACATTTTATCCTGTAAACTTTTTAAAGTAGAAGCAGAACTTATAAATACAAGTACAGTACCATCTTTTAATATACCCACAGCAGTTCTTGGACAGTTTCGTCTAGCAAAATGACTGTTAATTACCCTTTGTTTCTCTCCATCTTGAATTAATAATGGAAACCCACTAGCCATGTAATTATATTCAAAATCAGGAGATTCATTCCATTTTAATATCTTTATACTTGTATTAGAAAGATATAATACAGGCCAGCGTTTTGAATTCTTGTGAGAAACTATAGAAGTATCTTTATAGGGACCTACGAAGGTTTTTGTTGTGAAGAAAGAAAGATTGCACATTGACATAGCCCCTCTCTTTTCTTTGAACCAAAGAGAAGTTTTTCTGACCGATGATGATTCCATTCTGATTTCATGTGTCTTTACGAAAAATGTCCAATCTTTAGAATTTAATGGAATATAACTCGATACTAATAGGGTTAGTATTATTGTTAATATTTTCATTACTTTTCTATATATCCGAAAAGTAACTTAAAAATAGGATTTTTAGGTTTTACATTCTAAAATAACTGAGGAGAGAACTCACAGCATCAATATTAGTAAGCATGTGATTCATTCCTTTTTTCGAGGTAAATACGCTGTTTACTATTAAATTTTGAGCATTTAAATTTCTTGATCCGCCTGCTGAGGTTGAGGTTCCAGTATAGTAGTATTCTACCTTGGATGGGTATTTTTTGGCTAAATCTACATAAAAATCAGCAACACTTTGATTTTTACCAATATAAATATCAACTAAATATATTTTTTCAAATTGTTCAGGACTAACTGATTTTAGCAGAGTGATACCAGGTCTGAAACCACCTGAAAATAGATATAATATCTTTTTATCAGGATAAATATTTTGACTCTGTACATAATCAGATATCTTCTGATAAGCATCTAAACCATTTATTTTATGATTTTTAGCTACAAACAAATTAAACTTTGTACCTGCTTCCTTAAAATAATCGTACATGTAATCGCCACTTTCTCTTCCATTTACATTTATACCACCATATACAAATATTAAAGGGGCTTTATCGTACATAGAAGGTGTAAAGTTACCCAAATCTGAAATTTCCTCACTAGTAGTCTTTGGGTCATGCAATGCTTCTGGATTTTGGGTATATGTATTATTTACAGAACTTAAACCTAATTTATCCAGTGTATCCTTATTTATTACGCCTTTGCTATCTTGTAACGAATTAGCACTTTGAAATTTTGAAAGTGCTTCACTTGTAGCTTGACCAAATTTACCGTCAATTGAATTTTTCCCATTATACAAAGTAGGAGCAAGAAAACCTTTATCTACTAGAATCTTTTGGATGTCCATAATTGTAGATTGAGCTTGACCTTGATTATCATAAGATCTAGATTCATTTAAATATTCGTAAAATGTTCTCATATCAACGGAATTTTTTATCACACCTATATATCTAGAATCACTACTTAAAGTTAAGTCTAAAGATACAACAATGAGTATAACGATCAATATTACTACTTTTTTTATATTCATACTTACTATTTTTAATTATATGGCTTCTGTAAAAGAAATTCAAATAATTCACCATCTCGTTCCCATATTATATGAGAAATATTAGATTTGTTTTTTAATCTACTATCTGCTAAAGCATTTAAACTTGGAACTGGATATTCTTCTCTAAATTTCTTTATATCAAAATCTGGAGTGAAATCATCAAATAAGGGTAGCTCTATATTTTTATCAGGGATAACACCAATACCGTTCACTTTAACCTTCCCTAAAGGATAATATTCCTGTGAAGTTACAAAAACTCTCCCACCCTTTACGTCAAATTGAGATTGTACTAATCCCTTTCCATAAGATGTATCTCCAATAATTATGGCGTTTTTGCCATATTTGAGAACTGCTGAAAGTAGTTCACTAGCAGATGCTGTATAATGGTTTTGCAATACAATTATAGTTTTTACATCAGACCATATACCTTTATCCTTTTGACTAAAATCAAATGCAGTATCAGTTCTAGAAATTCTAGTTACCATAAGTTCGTCTTTAGAGAAGAATTCTTCCGATATTCTCAAGCATTTGTACAAAAGACCACCCCCATTATATTGAAGATCTATTATGAGAGTATCTATCGTTTTTGGATTCAAAGCAACAGAATGCAAATAAAATTCAAAATCTACATTGTCAGTAAAACCTGTAATTTGCAAAATGGCTGTTTTATCTTTCTTTTGAGAAAAAACACTAGGTTCTTCTAATACGATTCTTTGTAAATTAAATTCTAATATTTTTTTACCTCGTGATACTTCTAGTTTTAATTTCGTCCCTATTCTACCTGTCATTAAATAAAAAATATCAGAATGGGTTTTAGGTTTTTTACCGTTTATTCTTTCTATTATATCTCCTCTAGTAACTCCCTGATTATAAGCATTCCCATCTTTAAAAACTTCGTCAATATAAAAACCATTTTCACTTGAATCGACACTTATTCCAACTACACCTTCCATCCTATTACCCATTCTTTTATCAAATTCTTCAGCCTCTTTGAAATCTAAAATACGGGTATATTTATCTAAGTGCTTTTGATATTCGGACCAAGGGAGATGTTTTATACTATCTGGTAGATTCTTATAATAGTTTTTGGAAATAACTTCTTTAACTTGAAGCATATTTATACTTGTTTCATGAGGCTTTGCGAACAGCAAACAAGAGAGGAGAATGTGAAGAAGCATATATGTGTTTATATTAAATTTATTGCTATATTTGCATACTTTGTATTTTAATCTATATAGCAATAATTTTATGAAAATCACGAAAAAAAGAAATTCTGAGGCCGATACTAAAAAAATTGAAGAGTTAAAGAAAATTACTATGGATTTGATCCATAATGGCTACGGCTCAGATATGATAGGAATGGACCCTGAGAGTTTAGTAAAAATGGCTCTGAAACATGCAAAACATGTTTACAAATCTAAACAGATTTTAAACTCTTTTACTAATGAACACTTTTTAGACTGATTAATATTTATCAGTCTTTACTCTTCAATGAATGTGCAATGAAATCATAAAAAAGAGGATGTCCTTCTGGTACAACTGATTTCAATTCTGGATGAAATTGTACACCAACGAACCATTTATGATCTCTCAATTCAATAGATTCAACTATATTTAGGTTTGGCTCTTTTCCAGAAATAACCAAACCATATTCCTGCAGAAGCTGTTCATAATTTGAATTAAATTCCCATCTATGACGATGGCGTTCTTTAATCAAGTCTTTTTTATATGCTCTATGAATTGCGGTATTAGATTCTAATAAACAATCATATGAACCTACTCGTAATGTCCCACCCATATCGGTAATCTCAAGCTGACTATCCATAAGGCAAATAACAGGGTTTTTAGTATCTGGATTCATTTCAGTTGAATTTGCACCATCTAAATTAGCAACATTTCTTGCGAACTCAACTACAGCAGCTTGCATACCTAAGCATATACCTAAAAATGGTATATTATTTTCTCTAGCATATTTAACAGCCTCTACTTTACCTTCAAATCCTCTGACACCAAAACCACCAGCCACTACGATTCCATCATAATCTTTTAGAATATGGCTTCCGACTTCTTCTATTTGATCTGCTGAAACTAATGTAATTTTACAACCTGCTGAATTTAATGTAGAAGCATGATAAAGAGCTTCATAAAGAGATTTATACGAATCCTTTACATCAAAATATTTACCAACTATAGCAATATTTACATTGTGTTCTGGTCTATGGAATTTACTAATATAACTTTTCCAGGATTCCATATTTGGTTTGGAATCATTTAGTTTTAATACTTTATTTAATGCTTCATTCATTCCATTATTGTATAAGTTCAAAGGAACTTCGTATACCGTGGATACATCGGGAGCTTCAACTACCATAGATTCGTTTACTCCACCGAACAAAGCTAGTTTATGTATAGCTTCTCTACTTAACTTATGGTCAGATCTACAAACTAAAATATTAGGAACAAGACCATGCTCCATAAGAGTACGGACCGAAGCTTGGGCTGGTTTTGTTTTGGTTTCTCCTGCTGAATCTACCCAGGGTACCCAAACTAAGTGAACTATTGCACTCCTATCTTTCTTTTCCGTTATAATTTGGCGGATAGACTCCAAAAAAGGCATAGATTCAACATCACCTACAGTCCCTCCCAATTCTACAATAACCACATCATATTTAGATTCAAATCTTTCTAATCTAGATTTAATTTCATCTGTTATATGTGGAATAGTTTGAATAGTAGATCCTAAATAATCGCCTCTACGTTCTCTATGTAGAACTTCCCAATATACAGATCCAGAAGTTATTGAGTTTTGTTTTGAAAGATCAACCTGTGCAAATCTAGAATAATGTCCCAAATCTAGATCTGTTTCAGTTCCATCATCGAGCACAAAAACCTCACCATGTTGTGATGGTGACATTGTAGAAGTATCTACATTTAGATACGGATCCATTTTTACCATATTTACAGACAATCCGCGTGCTTTCATCAAAGCACCTATAGAAGCGGATGCAATGCCTTTACCTAATGATGATAAAACTCCACCCGTTACGAATATCCAATTAGTTTCCATGCTTATAAAATCCTAAAAATTTTCTTTTCTATAAAAATTAAGAATTAAGTTTCTAATAATTTAAATTTATTTATTTAAAAATGTATAGACACTATTGATAAATGTATCTATAGTTTCATCAGTATAAATATCTCCAACATGCAGGTTTAAATTTGTGTCATTTGATGTATAAAGTAATCCTGAATACGAATTTAACCCTATTTCAATTTCCGACCAAATATTTTTACCTTGCAATAAAACTGAAATGGTTTTATGTGGATTCTTTTTACAAGTAATGAATACACTTTTACGTAATTCATTTGGTATTTTTCTGAGTAATGTAACGAGCTTTTTAAATACAATAAAGTGAGATTCTAAACCTTCTTGATTTAAATTTGAAGTCTCTATAAAATAATCATAAATACCTTTAAAACTCATGCCTAGAATAGATTCAGATTCTGAAATATCTAAGCCACCATACATAGGTCTGACTGCTTTTTGATTCATATCTTTGGTTGATATGGATTTCATATTTAAAGTTTCTGGATTTTTACCCATTGAAAGTGCTAGTACTTGTGCTAATTCCCATCTACTAATCCAATCTCTGCCACCAGTATGAACGATTCCTTTTATATCCTTTTCTATAACATTTATAACTGATTTCACTAGGTCATTATAAGATGTTGGATTATTAAATTGATCATACACAATTGAAACTTCATTATCTATTTCTATCTGTTCTTTAAGCCACTTTACAAAATCTTGAGAACCATTATCAGTATCATATAACACATTGGTTCTAATCACACATCCATCTGATTCCAATACTCTAGACTCACTATCTTTTTTGGATAAAGCATACCAAGAAAGAAGAGAATCGGATGGAGTATCATTTAGTTTATAAAGACCATCTTTACCATCAAACACATAATCCGTTGAAATATGGATTAACTTTACTGGAGTATTTAAGCAGATTTTTGATAATAAACTAGGTAGTTCATAGTTAATCTGATGTGAATGAAACTTATCATCCTCACAACCATCTACATTCGTATAAGCCGCTAAATTAACTATAACATCAGGTTTATTATTTTTTATAACATCTTCTATAAAATTAGAATCCGTTATATCTCCTATAATCCATTCCTGATTGTGTATCCATTCTGGTTTTTCTTTAGAAGAAATGCATACCACAGAATATGATTCATGTTCATTTAATAACATATTAAGAGCACGTGATGTTTTTGATCCAGCTCCAAATATTAAAATACTTTTGATGTCTTTCAATTCTGTTCCATTTTTGCTCATTTTAAAATATTTCCAATTAATTTACTTTTCGTATTCTTGGTGGGTATCTTCTTCCAATTAATAATCTATTATTACCTTTACATAAAACTCTAAACGTACCTTTCTTTCCTAAATAAATTAAATCAATAGTATATCCATAAAATTCTTCATTAATTCCATGGGCTGCCATATTTTCAAGCATCATCAAAATATAAAATTCAAAATATCTTATTCTTCTAGTTTCTACAAATGAATCATTAGACATACATTAGTAAATAGTATTTTTACTATATATGGTCTATACCCGACCACCAATTACTCAAACTCAGATTTAAGCTTAGTTTTAATTCTGTGCCAACGAACTTTCATTGAATTTTCATTTATTCCAAAGGCATCTGCACATTCTTTCGTGCTATAACCTTCTATTTTCATATTTATTAATTTAACCATTTCATCTGGATAAGGTTCCATAACCTTTTGGAGATCGAATGATTCAAATGATAAAACATAGTTATAGGCATAATCATAATCTTCTTCTAAAACATTTAGAGGCACTATGTTTTTATTTTTTCTTTTTATATTTTTACATATATTAAAAACAATCTGATTAATATATGGACTTGGATCTTTTTTAATTTCGGTTGGATTATCTGATTTAAGAATTAATAATAATCTTAAAATAGATTCAGAAGCTATATCACATGCTTCGTCATGACACTTCACAATACTCTTTGCAGTTTTATAGCATTTATTATAATGGTACCAGATTTTATCTTCTATTGCGTTCATATATTATTTTTGAAATATTTTCTTTTTAAAATGTAAGAAATATATTCTTTAGTTCTAATCTTTTTCTTATATTTGTAAAACTACGAATTTTATTCTAGAAATCATAGAACTTTTATTAATTTTAATCATTAAGGTTTATTTTATATGAATGAATCACTAAATGTATCCATACCCTGCTTGGATGGTTTTGTTCGTCTAGTTGATGTTATGGGCGATGACTCTTCTATTGTACAAGCAGCAAGGGTATCATATGGAGAAGGAACGAAAAAAATTCACGAGGATAGAGGTTTAATAAGATATCTCATACGTCATCAACATTGGACTCCCGTTGAGATGGTAGAATTTAAGTTTCATGTAAAAATACCTGTATTTGTCGCAAGACAGTGGATTAGACATAGAACTGCAAATGTGAATGAGATAAGTGCAAGATACTCAGAAATGAGGGATGAAATGTATCTACCACCTTTGGAGCACATTAGTGCCCAGTCTAAAGATAATAAACAAGGTAGAGATACAAATCCATTTCCTATTGAGGATGCTGAAGAAATTCAATCAATTATTTCTAAATCAAATGAAGCACAATATGAAGTATATCAAAAACTTCTTGAGAAGGGTGTTGCAAGAGAATTAGCGAGAACTGTTTTACCAGTTGGTCATTATACAGAATGGTACTGGAAGATTGATCTCCGTAATCTAATGAATTTTTTGGCTTTACGATTAGATCCTCATGCACAGTGGGAAATTAGAGTATATGCCGAAGCTATGGCTTCTTTAGTAAAGAAAGTTGTACCTGTTGCATGGGAAGCATTTGAAGATTATATTTTGAATAGTGCTCATTTTTCTAAATATGAAGTTGATATCGTAAAAGAAGTTATACAAAATTCTGCTTTAAATATTGAAGAAATTGCGAAAGAAAAAGGTCTCAAAGGTAGAGAGTTAAATGAGTTTTTATCAAAAATCAATTTCAGTCATGAGTAATACATTTTTTCAAAAAGTGGTTAGACTCTTTAAAAAGACAGACCAACCAAACATAAGTAGTCCCAGTATTTCTAAAAATGAATTTTGGACTGATGAAGAATTAAATGAGTTTAAAGAAAAACTTTTAATTGAAAAAGATATTACAATGTCAGAGATTGAATCTTTAAAAGATAGAATTATTGACATTGATGAATATACTTCCAGTGGAAAGATTGAAAATTTTAATTCTGAATATAATACATTCGAAACTGAAAGGATAACTTCTGAGATCGAATTAAATAGATTGCAAAACTATTTAAATGAAATAAATAAAGCACTTATGAGGATTAAAGAAGGAAAATATGGTATTTGCTCTAAATGTAATTGTAAAATTAATAAAGAAAGACTGATAGCCGTACCAACTACAACATTAAGTGCTAGTTGGAAGATTCAAGGTAAATGTCCTGAAAATGGTTTAGATGTTTTAAAATCAAGAACTAAAAATGCCTAGGTATAGGATAATATCCGAATCAACTAGTAAAAAAACTCAGTTAGAAGAAATTCATTTAAATGATTATGAAGAAAGAAAATATAGATTATCACATGGTCTTTATGAATTTTTAGATTTAGATATAATGCCAACTGAAACCAACCTTTTGGTCGGAAAAGTGGGTTTAGCATTCATTAAAAGTTGGAAACTAAGAAGACGCAGAAAAGAAGTGTATTCTATGGCAACAAATAAGGTATAGTGAATATATACAAAAAAATTCAATATATTGAGTAATAAACTTGAAACCTTAATAAAGAAGCTAATTAGTAAACCTTCGAGAACTCAGGTGTGGGAAGAAGAACACAATGATTCTATTGATTGTTATTCTCATGGTTTGATGATAGTTAATTCAAGTTTAAATTTTTATAGTTCCATAAAAACTTGGACATTTGATAAAACTAATTATAAGAGAGATCGTCACTTTAAAGATAACTTCTTAACGTTGTTTATCAATGTTTATTATTTTCAAAACAAAGAAGATTACAAACTCCAAGACGCTAGTTTTACAGAATTACGGTTAAAAAGAACTGGTAAAAAACTTCAAGATTTTTCCGTAGAAATTAATAAAATTGAGAAATTTCTAAGAATAAATCGAGGGCATAGTCTTATTAAAGAAAATCGGAACAATTCGTAAATTTACCTTTTATTATTAAATATATTTTTTTATATTTGAAAAAAAATAGAGATATATAAGTTTAGGCTTAAAATGAGAAAAAGAAAAATTAAACGAGAAAAAATGTTATCCTTTGAACAATTTCAGAGTATATTCGAATCGAGAAATCCCGAAAGCGTTTATACAAAAAACAAAGACTTGATGTCTAAAGATGGAAAACCACTTGAACTTCAAGACGTAGAGAAAATATTTCAAGCTGATCCGTCAATACAGAAATCTTATGTAAACTGGTTAATTCAATTATATAGAAAAACTGATAAAAATTTGTTTTTTGAAGATTTATATAAGGCTACTAATTATCTTCAAATATATGATGACGCTAAGAAAAAGAACAAGATCGAAGATGAAAGAGCAAAAAATATTTCTAATATCAAAACTCTTCCAGAACTCTTTAATATCATTGAGCCTTTCAAAGAAGATGAAACTAAACTTTTATCTAAAAAACAATTACGCGGAGACTCACCAGTTGAAGGTCAATATGAATTGATTTATTCTGATGACGAATGGGATGTAGTTATACCTAGAACGCACCCAGCTTCTTGTTATTGGGGTAGCGGTACACAATGGTGTACAGCAGTAGATGAAAATCCAAGTTATTTCAATGGATATACTAAAGATGGTCCCCTTTATATCTTTAGACATAAATCTGATAAAAAACTACGCTATCAATTACACTTTGAAAGTTCTCAGTTTAAAGATGTAAAGGATGATGAATATCCACCAATTTCAGTATTTGAAAAATACCCAGTATTAAAAAATGCATTGGTTGAGTATTGGAGTGAAAATCCAAAAGTATTGGAGAATAGCACCAAGAATCCTTTAAGTATGGTTTTAGATAGAGATTCAAAAGAATGGTCAGTATTTATACCTATGATTATTGATTCTGGATATAATTTGAATAGCGAAGATACTAATGGTAATACAGTTCTTATTAATTTGTGTAAGAAACTTAAAGTTGAACTAATTGATTTCGTTTGTTCAAAAGGTGCTGATCCTAAAAAGGCTAATGCAAAAGGTTTAACAGCACTTATGGCAGCAGTTGCAGCAACAGCTTCAAATATAAGCGGTAGACCATCTGTAAGTGATTTAGATACCTTAACATTGAAAGTTGCAGAAATCTTGTTTAAGTATGGTGCTGATGCAAGTGGTATAAATCCTAATGGTGCCCAAAGCACAGTATTTGAAGCAATCCTTCAGAACAAAATTCAAACTGCTTTGTTCTTGGTAGATAAAGACGGTTACGATGTTAATGCTCCTGATAATAAAGGAGATGCTGGCAGAAACTTAGCATTGTATTTACCAGGTTTGAATGTTACACCTACAGGTGCTAACTATTCTCTTAATTTTGATCAAGCTAAATTCTTTATAGAAACTTTAATTAAAAAGGGATTAGATATTAATAAGATTAGCGAAAGTAATTTCTCTAATTCTCCACTTCATTTACTTTCACATTTTGCTGGTCTTCGTGCAAATGATAAAGCTGCTGTTGAAGTACTTTGTTTCATTGCTAAAATTCTCTTAGAGAATGGAGCAAATCCATGGTTAGAGGATAAGTCTAAAGGAATGAAAGTTAAATTAAGCGGAATGGAAGAACTTCCAAAATCTAATCTTTTAGCTATTGAAAAGCCAATTGGAAGACCAAAGAGTCCTGAAATGGTAGCATTATTAACAGAATATATGAAAAAGGCTAACCCAAGGAAGAAAATTCCTGCGGTTGATGTTTTAAGTTAATTTGTTTATTTATATTTTGTGAGTTTGATATGTCTTTTTCCATGGATCAATTAATTTATACTTTAAATTATATTGATAAAACAGATTGGCCAGATGGCCCTTGGAAACTCGAACCTGATAAAATGTTGTGGATAGATGATTCCACAGGTTATGAATGCTTAATAAAGAGAATTCGAAACATCAGTCATTTATGCGGTTATGTGGGTGTTACTAAAGAACACCCACTATACGGCACCTCCCTTTTACAGTTCAGAAGAGATGAAACGCTTGAAAAGTTTTTTGATGTCCATGGTAAAATTACAATGTCTTACCCTGGAAAGCTTTTCTCAGAAGAACCTGGTCCAGATAATAAGTTAGGTAGGGCATTTATTGAAAATAGAGTTCATCCACAGGAAATCTGGTGGATCGGTATGGACTTTGTTCAGAATGAAGATATTATACCAATAATATCTGATGATCCAAATGATAATAATGGTGAAAGAATCTACAGAGACATCGGATATGTAACAAAGGAAGTTACCAAACTAGCTTATCTTTTGAAAAAGTTTCATGAAGAATTCGATAGTGGTGAAATTAAATTTGAAAAATTAAATCATCCAATACCTAGTTGGGCATTATAATTTAAGCAAATTTATGACAAAGGAACAATTTATCAAATATCTAAATGGTTCTTCTCAAGAAACTTTAGATACCTTAGCTTTTAAATCTACTATGAAGCTAGAATATCTTCAGTTTCTTAAGCTTTTAATTTCAAAACGATTTATAAACAACCCTAAAAATCGAGTAGGACAAAGTTTATTGCATACGTCAGTTATTCATAATAACGTAGAAGCATTACGTTTCTTAATAGATTCTGGTCTTAATATTAATGAAACTGATGATGACTATAGAACGCCATTGCATCTATCAGTAATATATCCAGTTAATTCAGAAATAATTTCTCTTTTAATTTCCAATGAAGCTGATATAAATGCTAAGACTGAAAGATTAGAAACACCTTTGTTTTTAGCATGTCAATCTAATAATACAGATGCAGCAAGGATACTATTAGAAACAAATAAATGCGATATTTCTTTTCCTAATGATTTAGGGCAAGAAGCGATGTTTTTAGCTTATAAAAATGATAATAAAGAGATACTAAGACTACTTAAAAAATTCAAAGAGGCAGTTTAATGTTTTCAGTTGTTATTCCAACACTCTGGCGTTCTCCATATTTATTAGATTTACTTAATTATTTAGATTCAATACATGAGATAGGTGAAATAATAATTATAGATAATGATCGAAATAAATCACAAAATTTAGATCAATTCTCAAAAGTAATACACATTAAAAATCCTCAAAATAATTTTGTAAGTCCAAGTTGGAATCAAGGCGTAAAGTTAGCCTCATTCGATAAGATATGTCTCTTAAATGACGATGTTATTATACATAAAGATGTATTCTTATTGATGGATAATTTCATAAGCGAATCGGTAGGTTTAGTTGGTCTCTCTTCAGATGTCTATGAAAACTGTAAAGAATTTTTTAATAGTCTGGAAAAGCCTAGTAATTTAAAAATTTATCCAACTACTCAAAGAAACTTTGGATATGGGTGTTGTATGTTTATACACAAAAACAACTATAAGCATATACCAGATGAAATGAAAATTCAATACGGTGACGATTATATCTTTTACTCATTAGAGAAGATAAACTATGTTTTAGATGGGTTTACAATAGTAGGTAAAATCAGTGCGTCTCTATTAGATGAAAATTTACAAATCATAGATAAGGATTATGTAAATTCTATTTGTAAAAATGACCATAATGTATTCTGGAATGAAATGGAAAAAGGTGCCCTAACAAGAACACCTTTACACTCATACGACTCTGATAAACTTCAAGAATTATCTAATTATAAATGGAAATCTTCTAGTAACTATTATTTTGATTAATCTTCAGATTTACCATACATTTCTTCAAAACTTTTAATGTGCTTACTCGTTCTGTGCATTTTTTTACCCTTTGTATCACCAGGTAATTCTTTATATGCTTCTGGATCATCATCAGGCATCTCTGCTTGTTTCTTCATCATTTCTTTCTTCTTCTCAATCGTAGATTTAGATAAACCTTTGAAATATTTATGTTCGCTTTCAGCTTCATTCGTTTTCTTTTTAATAAATTTCAATCCATCAGTATGTCCATTTCTAATGATGTCTTTAGCAACATCAGAATCTGATCCTCCTTTTGGATTTGATTTAGGACTACCCCACGTTGTCGATTTACCTGTCAAAAAACTTGCTAAACGAGCATAACCCCATTGTTGCTGACCAGCACCAGGTCTGTGTCCAGATTTCCAAGCAGCCATTCCTCTTCTCATTATTATCCTCAAATAAGAAATTGGAACACCAGTAGTTTCTGATTTTTTCTTTAATGCCTTTTCAATAGCGGGAGAATCTATTGGAGAACGGTCCCCTTTAGCTTTATTTTCATTTAATTCATAGTCATTAATGAATTCTTCAAATAGTTTTATATTACTCATTCTATCTATTATGTTACTAGTCTAATATATATTCAAAATCTTAGGATTATTATACCTTTAAAATGGCTTGCAGTTCTTTAGTTCCTGCGAACTCGTAGGGAGTTTCACCATGATTATTTTGAATATCTCTATTGGCACCTGCATCTATAAGCATCAGGGCGATTTCTGGGCGATAATATTCAACAGCATAGTGTAATGCAGTATTACCAATTTCATCCTGTATATTCAAATCCGCCTTTGCATCAATCAACATTTGAACTATTTCTATGTAGTTCCATTTTGTAGCAAAAATCAAAGCAGTCCTACCTTTTTCATTTTGTACATTAACATCTACACCTGCATCTATAAGCATTTTTGCAATAATCTGCCTAATTTCTGTTCTATGGTCACTTGCAACCCAATGTAATATCGTATTACCTTGATTAAAACCTTCTTCATCTTGCCAATCCAGCTTCGCACCTAATATAATTAAGTCCTGTATAAGATTGATATTTGGTTTATAAGATTGAACTTCACGTTTAATCATCTCAGCCTTCTTATTCGGTGGGATAATCATTAGTTCATAGGGGTCATGAGAATCAAAATCTTCAAAGAGTCGTAGATATTTCATGGACTACATATATTTTGGAAGTATATATCTATACTACTATTTAATATCATCCATTACTATACTTTTCATTTCTTTTGCTAAATCTAATGGTGTTTTACCATAATTGTCTTTTTCATTAGCATCTAACCCCAAATTTATAAGTACCCTAGCCATATCAACTTTACCTAACATAAATGCAGAATGTAATGGGGTTCTACCCAAAAAATCTTTTACATGTATATTCATACCATTCTTTATCAAAAGCTCTAATACATTTATTTTACCAGTAGATGCTACCATATGAGCCAAATTTACAAAACCATCTTGAACATTTGTCATAGCACCATATTTCAATAACATCTTAATTAACTTAATAGATTCTTTTTCATCAGTAATATACACAGCTTTACAAATAGGAATACCCGAAACACAATCATTATCAATACCATCTACGTCTGCCCCATATGCTAAATATATTCTAGATAGTGATGATTTACCTTTTTCTAAAGCATTTAAAAATGCCTTTTGATAAAAAGATAACTCAGGCCTTTTAATGAATTCATATTCATTGCGTTCTATGTAATCTACAAACGCATCTAACACATCTGGATATTTAGCAAACATTCCTTCTGGATCTATAGGTCTATCTTCTAAATCCATATATTGAGAGGTCTCTATATGAAATTGAATATTATTCTTAATCTCTCCATTTTTATAGTATATGATTACAACAGGACCTTTTTCTGCATATCCCCAATATGTTCTATCATATCCTGAATGAGCAGTACACCAACGACTCCCAGAACCCCAAAAACACGCAGCACGATGTGTTTTGGGAACAACAACAGAATATCTATCATTGTCTAATAGTACGTCAAACTCTCCATCAACTGCTGTATCTCCCTTTAATTGCTTTTTAGATAGTGTTTCTTCTTTATTATCTTTATATTCTTTGATCTTATCCCAAAGATCATTCAAATTCTTGTAGTTAAGAATGTTACGCTCATCTAAACTTAATTTATTCTGAACCTTTTCAAATAATTCAAGAGATTCTGTTATTTTGTACAAATCTTCTATAAAAATTTCATACGGTGTATGTTTAAATAGATCTGTCATCCAACGCAAATACTTGCCTCTATTTGTTGGATCCGCATGGAACATTAAAAGAAGCGAGTCGGCATCCAATTCAATATTATTGATGTCTTTGATGTTTTGCTGTAAGATTCTTATAAATCTTTCTTTAACTTTATCATTTACATCAAATGATTTTATTTTACGTATTTGCTTATTTTCCATTATTATTTGAAAAGTTTATCTTGTTCTATTATAGATTTAATTCTATTGATACTATCTTCCAGCACATCATTTTCTACTACAATATCAAATAAGTTAGATGCTTCCATTTCCATTTCATATCGTTCTAATCTTTTATTAGCATCTTTTACTGATTCCGTAGATCTTTTCATTATTCTTTTCATCAATTCTTCTTTGCTAGGTGGTTTTAAAAAAATCAGGACTTTTTTATTTTTTAATAACCTTTGTATTCTTTTTGCACCAAGCACATCTATGATTAAAAATGAAACCTCAGAATCGGAATTAAATTCGGATTTCAAGGTACCATATAATTCACCATGTACATCTTGCCATTCTATGAATTCATTATTCTCAATTTTATCCAAAAATTCTTTTCTTGAAACATAATAATAACTAATACCATGCACCTCTCCTTCTCTTTTTCTTCGAGTGGTGCATGTTATTATTTTCTTTGAATTTGGTATTATTGATAATAAAGAGCGAACTATGGTATCTTTACCACAGCCACTTGGGGAAGATATAATAATTGTTTTGTTCATTATTATTATATGCTTAGTTGTAGATTAGTTTATATTTCTGTTAACTTCAAATATAAGAAATTTACAGAGAATTTAACATACTAATAAGCTCAGGTTGTGGATGGCAATCAGTTTTATCCTTTCTATAGTTAACATGTGTCCATAAACCACCTGCGCCATTTAGAGCAGCCTTTGATACATTAAATGTATCTATGCTCCAAGGAGTCTCGCGTTTTAATGATATTCCAAATTCTTGAGAAATCCATCCTAATACATGACGCAATGATTCTAGTTGTTTTTCAGTATATTTATGGAAATATCTATATCCCCTCCAATTTACACCTAAATCATAAACATCAGTATCTGCCATTGGTTTTTTTACATAATTATAGAATTTACCATCTTTACCTAAAGTAATTGGACCATAATTACATATTTCTATACCTATACTTTTCTTATCTAATCGACCATTAGTTCCCTTAACGCCTAAATGCCATGCCCAATATTTAGGTTCAAATGCCATTACAACCACGCCATCGTGAGTTGTATCTATTTTAGTAGTGCTTCTACCACCTATTGTAAATGCAGTTGCTACCCTACCTCTAGTATCATTACCCCAAGAGTTTACAGTCCAGACTGGATTATGACCTCCAGCCGTATGATGAATCACTATAGAATCCTTTTTGGATTCCTTCTTAACGTACTCACTTTCTGCTAAAAAATGTTGTTGTATCACAGTCCAAGACATAATTTTAAATTAGGTTTCTAATTGTATTTCTATATATCCTTTCACAATATTTTTTAATAGATATATACTAAAACACATAAAGGATAATATACTTATGCCAAGCGTTTCTTTAAATAATTTAAGATTTTTTGATAAATCAGGTTCTGATATTAGCCCTATCATTTCAAATGATATTTGGACAGCTTCATTAAGAATACCTGATACTTCTGTTGGATTACATGAAGTTGCACATGTATTTATAGGTGAAGATGTAATAAACTCTTCAAATATAGTTACTAGAAGTGCTACAACTGTATTAAACTCCCCATTGGTCACTTTCACAAGCGGTACTACGAAAAATGTGAAAGCTGGTATGTGGATTCAAGGAAATAATATACCAACAGGTAGTTCTGTACAATCTGTAAAAAATCAAACACAAATATTTATAGATTCTGAACTAGGTGCAAGTGCTACAGGAAGCACTACATTAGAAATGCATCCCAAAAGATATGATTTGACATTTCCTAGAACTAATAATTCATCCAAGATCAGAGCAAGACTTGAACAAGAATCTGAAATTTTTTATTTATTTGATGTTGCTTATGAAGAAACTTTACCTGTAATTAATAAAGTCAATTCATTTACTTTTAATCTAGATGATGGGAGTTCTGATACAGAATTGTTTAATCATAGAGAATTAAGTTCATCTGATATTAGAAAAGAACTTATTCAAATTAATATTGCATCCACTTCAAAAGTTGAAGGTGCTTATACAAGTACTCTCATTATAGAAGAAATAGATACAAATGAAAATGTTACAACATTAGCTCAAATTTCTCTAATTTTTGAATCAATAGGAGAAGATGAAAGATTTAAGAGTATGTTGGAAAACTTCGGTAAATCAATAGATTCTAAAGAATATATCGCATTTAGAAATACTGATATAAAAGAAGATAAAGTTAATTATAAAGAACTCAATACTAAGCGTAAAGAAATGCTACTTGCTGGTGGAGATATTTGGCCTTACTTGGGTTCTTATAAAGGTTTAATTAATGCTCTAAAGTATTTTGGATATGGTGATTTGCGTTTAAAAGAATATTGGCTTAATGTAGACCAAAATTCTAAGAATGAAGGTAAGATGATCACTATGAATGTTCCTTTATCTTTAGATTATACTGACAAAGAATTTGAAGATTATAAACGTTTCATAAATGGAATAGTACCAAATCAGCCATCTAAGGTATTTAGAAAAACTGCAAAGTTTGGTTTATTTTATGATTTAAATAGAGATACAGGGGATTTTGATGAAGATGGTTTACCTATTACCGAAGATGTTTTCGAATTTACAAATGAAGAAATTCTTGTAAAACTTTTCAGTCTTAAAAATATATTAAAAGAAAAGTTTTTACCACTTAATGCGAGAATCGTTGATATCACTGGAGAAGGTGTATATTACGATAATATAGGAATTAATACATGGAATATACCTACACCTACAATTCATGTAGATGTTGAAAAGGATTTAGAATTTGAGGCTTCACCTATTAGAGGATATTTAGAAGATTTAACAAGCCAATTTACAAATAATTGTGATTTAACCATATCAACAAAACTATCTGAAAAAGCAGATATGGATGTTTTGGATTATGCGTATTGTATGATTGAAACAGAACTTGATGCAGATGGTAATCCAATAGTTGAAAAACATCCAAGATATGCTAGAAAAATTGGTTTTCAAACCACAATAACCAACCTTACAGATGACTATGTTTGGGATGAATTAACTATGTCATGGGAAGAGGCTGGAGAAAGAACTTGGGATAATCTTCGTTATCAAGATTATCAAACTATGCGTTGGATTGTTAGGTCAGTAGAACGCAATGTAATAGTATATGATAAAGGAGGAGCTATCGGTGAACTCGATATTATTACTGTAACTTTACCATATCTCGGTTTTTATGATGTAACTTTAGAATTAGTTGATCACTTTAATTTCCCACATAGACAAACTAAGAGAAATTATATCGAAGTAAGACCTAAGGAAGCTGATATCTCTGCAATATTTAGGTCTCACGAGGTTTACGAAACTTGGGAAGAAATAGAAGACACAGAATCCGACCTAGCATTAGCGGATATGCATGGAACCTGGATGGATATTACAATAAATGAAGATACTACATGGACAGAAGTTGGAGATTTAACATGGGAAGCTGTAGATTTTAATAGATATTCAAATCAAGATAACCTATTCGATTATTTCGATGGTTCTTTAGTAAATAATTCTAACGAAAAGGTTGGACAAGTTTCAGGTATTGATCCAGATAAACAAATAGTAAAGGTTAAAGGATTTAATAACTCTCTTTTACGCAATGCTAGACAACAAAATGCTTATTTTTTCAAAGACAGAAACAATTCAGATGTGCTTTTGTTAGATATTGTTGCAAATGCAGCTGGATCAGCATTTTCTGTTAAAACTTTTGATAATTATGATATCTTTTTCGTTTCAGCTAATGAGGGTTTCATTGCTGGTAAAAATGGAAAGTTGATGAGTACAAATAATGGTGGTTTAACTTGGGAAGCTGAAGATAGTGATACAGTAAATAATTTAAACTCTATTTATTTTACAAGTCCTAAAAACGGATGGATTGTAGGTAATTATGGTACTGTTGTTAACTATAGGATTGACAACGATGGTATAAAGACTATAACCCCAAGATTTATAGCAGCATTAAAAAATTTGAATGGCGTTCATTTTATTGATGAATCAACAGGCTATATCGCTGGAGATTCTACTATACTTAAAACTACCGACGGTGGAAACATTTGGAATACTGTTGCACCAAATTCATTTAACGAAATTGTAAATGATATTTATTTCCCATCTTCAATTTTAGGTGTAATCGTTACTCAAAATGGAAAAATTTATAGAACTATAGATGGTGGAGAGAATTGGATAAATGTAGCGAGTTATAACGGTGCAATAACTAGTGTACATTTTTATGATAATCTTTACGGTTGGGCTGCATTTAGTGATGGGACTAACCATAAAGTTTTAAGAACTGTTAATGGTGGTCTTACTTGGACTGAAAATATAATACCTGTACCTTCAGATTCTATAAGATTTATCAGCAGGCAAGTAGGATATGCTTCAGGATTATTCACATCGCCATCATCGTTTGGGGTTGTTTTGAGAACTCAAGATGGAGGGAGCACATGGCAAATACTCTATTCAAGTTCAGTAGAAATAGTCAATAAAGTATTCCCTATTAATTTTCAAACTATTTATGCCTGTGGTTTAAATGGTTCAATCATTAAAACAGTTAATGGTGGCGTAGGTCCTCTCCAATGGACAAGTCAAACAGCAAATCAGAAAGATTATTTCCCATTAGGTGATGAAAATAATGTATGGATAACTCAAGCTTATAATGGTACTATTTTTCAACATGAACAAGCTATTTTAGTTATTAAACATACACCTAGTACAATTAATTGGTTGAATGAAAATACAATAATCACAACTTGGCCAGTAGGTTCTATTCAATCTGCAATCGATGCACGTTATATATTTTTCAATACAAATAATGGAAGAAAACAATTTACAATTAAATCCTCTAAATTATCAATAACAAATGAAGTCGAATTTACTTTAGATCAATATGTTTATAATAATAATGAATATACTTCTGGTTTTGTAGTTCAACATTATTCATCTGTTGTTATTGATAATAAGCCTAAGTCTGAATCTGGAGGATTAAGAATACGATGGTCTAACACTTGGACTGGAAGTATAGTTGATTTTCTTCAAAATATGATGATAATGCTAAGATTAGAGTCAAAGGATTTATATTGTAATGTTCTAGATATGGAATTTATTGGCGATGAAGCAATATTAACTATGGATTATAGTTGTAATGTCATTAAAAAATTAGATCCTAATTACAACGTAGCATTAAAAGAATATGATATAGAACAAGCTAATACAAAAATGGGTACACTCAACCTTTCATGGGAGACTTTCTGTAAAGATGTAACATGGAATGATATGAGATCTAAAACTTGGAATGATTTTGAATTTAATGGTTATTCTTATTGTTCTTTTGTTATTACAAAAGTTTCTCGCGGTGGAGTCATTAAAATAGACGATAAACACTTTTTCCAATTTCCTACAGAAGAAGTAAAAGAGCTAGAAGGTCAAATCACTCAAGGTAGTGGTTTTGTAACAGTTGGTACATATGAATTTACAGCCGAAACTGAAGCTGATAGTGTATATGTGTATGTAGATGATATTAAAGATTTAGTAGTCGGTATGCTTGTTACTGGTGGAGGTATTCAATCTGATACATTTATAGAAGCAATAGAAGATGAAACTCCTTATCACGCAAAACGTTTTAAAATGACAAAAAATGCAACCGCAACTGGAACAGCAAGCGTAATATGTTCTATCGTAAATGTTCTAACTATGGAATTGGGCATGCAGGTGCATGGAGAGGGTATTGAGCCTGGATCTGTTATCACATATCTAGATGGTATCACCCCATATTATTACAATACATTCATCATGTCATTACCAGCAACTCAAACTGGTTCAACTAAAATTAAGTTTTCAGCACCAAATCTAACATTGTTAGAAGCTGTGGATTATCTTAATAAAAGTGATGTAGAAGGTATCAAAGATTTTTATTATTCAGTCCCCCTCCTTGATGATGGTGTAACTTATGCTGATTTCATATTAGCACAAGCTAAAACCCCAGGAGTTTCTGGATTACATTATTTTGAATTTTTATATGGCGTGGAATCCGATTGGGAAGATGATCCATCACACTCACATTCATATCCACTTGGTATAATGAAACAATGGACAAAATCTGAAGCCGATGGTGGTGAACCTCTAGGTATAAATAATCCCCCACTATGGAATTATTTGTATTCTACATATTATGAATTTGGAGAATGGTTCCCAGTCCCAGAACTGCTTGGTGAATATTCTGAAGCTTTAGAATCTACCCGTGCTCTTTATACACAAGCATTAGATGGATCATTTAATTGGCAAGACACAAAAATTAAGAGATGGAAATCTAAAATAACACCAGGTACAACTGTATTCTTCAATTCATTTCCTTCCAGAATCGCTGGCATAAATAATCATGAATGGAAAATTTATGACAATAGAAATCAACTTATGGCAAGTGTTAAAAATGAATTTCTTATTTGGACATTTTGTGAACCAGGTAACTATTCTATAGAATTACAAGTATCTGATATAGAAGATAATACTTATTTAGTAAGAAGAAATGGATTCGTAGAAGTGGAAAGTCCTGAAGTTATAAATCATTATTTACCTGGATTAGGTTGGTCACCACCAGAAATACCACCAAGTGCTCCAGTTCCTCCAGCTGTAACTCCACCTTTAGTGGTTGAACCTGAGCCTGCACCACCAGTGTACAGAAATACAAATACTGATACACCACTAAAGTATGAATTTACTTTCAGTTATGTACCAGTACTTGCAACAGGTATCTATGGAAATACATTCGGGGTCGTGTGGCCAAGTCTTGAGATAAAAGCAGCTGCACTTACAGTAAAAGAATTTTATGTTGAATATAAGGATAATGGTGTAATAAAAACTAAAAAGTTTGATATTGAAAGAATAACCGTACCAGAAAATTATCCGTTATTTACAATTTTTGAAGCCACTACTGAAAGTGTTCAAGAATATTACAACTTAAAAGAGTTTGGAACATTCTATGATGTTATCTTAACTGAAAGAACATATATTATCCCTAAATCAAATTTCAATCAATAACCAAATAGATTGTGAAATGTCCAAGTATGTAAACTTGGAAATATAAACCAAAGTATAAGCCACAATGTTAATCCTATGAAAGATATTGTGGCTAATTCTTTTCCAGTTGTATCTCTACCCATTATTCTGTTGTATATTCCCAGAGGTGTCCACCAAACCCATGGCATATTTCCATAGCTATACAAATCATCTTGTTTTTTGAGTAAGTAATAAAATAAAACATCACACAATCCAATCCACCAAAGAATAATATAGCCAATAGTTACCCATATTAAACCACCTGAGACTGATGTTGCCAAAGCTGCTACAATATATTGATATGTCGTCTGATCAATCCTATATCGAACTATATTCATACGTTCTTCAGAATGTACTACACTTTCCCAGCCAATTGAATCAAACGCTGTAAATGACATAAGTGCATATGCAAGAATAAGAGGGGGATAAATTGGAGTAAAACTCGCATAAATTAAACCAAAAAGAGAAATCACAAGAGTTAAAAACGCATAATCTTTTGTGGCTAATTTTATAAAAAGCTCCATATCATTTGAGAAATCTTTAAACATAAACTTTCCTTTTTAAAGTATATAGCTTAATTAAAAAATTCTCTTTTTTAAAAATGTAGATATAATTAGGATATAAATTTTAAATAATGAATCCTTGTATGCAACCCCTATAAACGTTTTCCCAAATTTATCTTTAATAAGCCAACGTTTGCTATGTTCTAAAAGTATTTTTAAAGAATGCATATTACCATTTGCTGATGCAATATGCAGTGGAGTCATTCCTTTAGCATCTGCCCTATCTACTTCACACCCAAGATATATTAAACATTTTATTACATCGGGGTTATTTGAATAAGATGCATGATGTAAAAGATTAGAGCCATCGTCATCACAATGCACTAAATCTACCCCATTAATAGCTAAATTGTGAAGCTTCTCTACTAAATCCCCTTCTAGCATATTAAATAATAGAGTTCGTTGCTTTGCATCGTTTAAAGATTTCCAAAGATTCAAAAATTCGCCCACATTCGCTTTTGAATGTGGTATTTTACTGTTTCCGTCTGTCATATTATCAGTTGGACCCTCTTGACTTCTTCAATCCATATTTTTTACGAACGTCTGGATTTTCTAATGAATATAGTATTATATCATACTCACTAATCCTAAATGTCCCCCCCTTTACGCCAGACAATTTATACGAAATATCTCCATTCACTAAATTTCTTATTCGGGTTACAGTTCCAAAAGCAATTGAATCTGTTTCCATCCCCCTACCTTTTGGAAAAACTTTTGCGAAAGTACCTACAAAAGGTATGTTGTTATCAGGTAAATTTCCTTGTACACCAATATAATCCGTACAGGATTCTGCGTTAGATTTGGGCATAAAGAGATTTCATTTTTAATATCTCTTATATATTTATTATCGTAAGTCTTTTTTTTATTATTTTGATAATAAACTTCAAACATTTTCTCTATCATATTGTATAATATATTAGTAGTTTTCTAGTAAATTTAATAGACTTAATATGGATAAAATAGCCATAGTTGGGACAGGTTATGTTGGATTAGTAACTGGCTTGTGTTTAGCCGACAAGAATAATTCAGTCATTTGTGTGGATATAGACGAAGAAAAGATAAAAAGGCTAAAATGTGGGGAAAGTCCTATTTATGAGCCAGACTTAGAAATGCTTCTACAAAAATATATCTTAAATGGTAAAATAAGTTTCAGCACTGATTTAGAACTAGCTGTAAGAAAAAGCTGGTGTATATTTCTTTGTTTACCTACACCTTCAGATGAAGATGGATCAGCGGATTTGAAATATGTATTAAGAGCTTCCGAGGATATAGCAAATATAATTGCACAACAAGGTGACAGGGAATTTCTTATTGTAAACAAATCGACAGTTCCCGTTGGAACCTCAGAAAAAATAAAAAATATATTTAAGTCTAAGGGTCTTTCAAAAGTTGTAGTTGCTTCAAACCCTGAATTTTTAAGAGAGGGATATGCGATTTACGATTTTATGAATCCAGACAGAATTGTCATAGGGACAGAAAATGAATGGGCTAAAAAAGAATTTCTAGAATTATATTTACCATTTACTCATACAGATAAGAATATTTTGTTTATGGATGAAAAAAGCGCAGAGCTTACAAAATATGCTTCTAATTCTTTCCTAGCTGTAAAAATATCATATATGAATGATTTAGCAAAGTTATGTGAAAGTATAGGTGCTGACATAGATTCAATTCGTTTAGGTATGGGACTCGATGAAAGGATAGGGGAAAAATTTTTATTTGCTGGTTTAGGCTACGGTGGTTCTTGTTTTATGCCAAATGAAACCATAAGTATCGTAATCGATGGTGCATACAAGAAAATATCATTTGAAAATTTATGGAAAGAATTTGAAACTGAGGAAATCCAAAGAACCGAAAACTTCGAATTAATTAATCTAGAAAGTAAAGATTTTTATACATTAGGATTTGATTTCTTCAATTACGTTTCTGAAAACCAAAAGATTTATTATCTAACAAGAAGAAGTTACAATCAAAAGGTCCTTTCATATGAAACTAAAAATGGACACAAACAGATGCTAACATTAGATCACCCAGTGATTTTTAATGCAGAAAACAATATACCTACATTATGTTTAGCTAAAGATGTCAAAGTCGGTTTCGTGATCTACTCATTCAATGAAAATTCTATGCCCTCTAATTTCAATTTAGATGAGATTATAAAAGTAGAACATATAGATACACCTACCGATATCGTTTATAGTATAGAAACTCAGAATGAAACAGTTATTACTGGAAACGGTATAGTTTCACATAATTGTTTTCCAAAAGATGTTAGAGCTATTCTAAAAACTGGTTCAGATAATAACATAGATTTAAGTATAATTAAATCAGCTATGGAAATCAATCAGGAGCAACGGAATATTTTTATACATAACATAGATCAAAAATTAAAAGAACTATCACTGGAAAGTCCAGAAATAGCAATTTGGGGCATTTCCTTTAAACCTAATACCGATGATATACGAGAAGCCCCTTCAATTGAGGTGATCGAACATTTATTAGATAAAGGTCTTAAAGTAAGGGCCTATGATCCGCAAGCTAAAGACATCCCATTCAATAAAAATAAAAACTTCCGTAGAAGCTCAAGTGTCCTTGAGTCTACGGAAGATGCTGATCTTTTAATTATATGTACAGAGTGGGAAGAATTTAAGAATATTGATTTGCAACAACTTAAATCTTCTATGCGAGGTTCTACCATAATCGATGGTAGAAATATTTGGGATTTAGAGCATATGCAAAACTCTGGACTTAATTATATTTCTATCGGAAGAAAAGAAATTAAGAAATCTTAAAGGCTTCAAAATAATTCAATACTACGATAGGAACATGTTTTCTAAAATCTGACCATAAATCATTAATAATGTAACTATACAATTTTTTATAGTCTGGATCTTTATCAAGAGTAATCAAAGAAAAGTCAGAGCCATGTAAATCAGCTGATTCTAATTGCTTTTCAAAATAATCTTTATCTTTATTCTGAACGATCATATGCTCAGGTTCATAGCCTTTAGACAATAAGACTGCTACTATTTCAGAAATATCGCTGCTTCTAACATTCACTACATCTTCAATAAGAGTATTATATTCTCTTTCAATTGAATTAAGCATACGTATTTGAACTTCTTCTTGTGTAAGATTATAGTTCGTTCTAATATTTACTAGAACTACCTTATTGCTATGTTCTGATTGCATATCTTCTATTCTCTTCAAATGTTCATTTGTGAAAAGTTCAAAGCTATCAACTATAACGCATACTTTCTTTAGTTCCCTATTATATTTTTGACCATCTTCTGACAAAAGCTTGAATTGATCAAAAAGTTTTTTTGATATCTTTTGGTTCTTAGATTCTATGGTATCTTCCGATTCTTTCACGTCATGAATTTTACCATAGCGTTTCATTTCATCGAAAGTCAAAATACCTAATTCATTATCATCAGCTTCATTAACTGGAGATGAGCATAAATCTGATATTTCTTGTACAATTGTATTAAAGCGAGTTAATACATATTCTGTGAAGAAATGATTTGTGCCTTTTTTTCTTTTTCTAAAAGCAGCTAATATTACTTTAAATACATTTTCCCAACTTTCTTCAGATGTAATAAGTTTAGATGTCTGTTTATTTGGAATATATTCTAAACCAACCTTAAATGCTTCTTTCTGCATAAATTTAGGAAGTTCGAAATCAACATCCTTATACTTACTACCATATTTTTTAATAAAATCATTGAAGATACTACAAATTAAAGAAAGATACCTTTCTTCTGGACTTTCTCCTTCGATGTTATAGTTTGAAATATCCTCACCCTGCAAAAATTCAACAATATCTAAAAGAGTAAGCCAATAAATATCAGAAGGTAAAGATGACTTTTTTGTATTATTTTCTATTTTTCTTGAATAGAAAACAGGATCCAAAATTTTAGCAGTATAATTTTCAGAATCATTATCAAATCTAAAAACTACACCTTCAATTAAACCTCTATCGCTATCTCTTAAGAAAGATGAACTTTTGTCTGGATTTAAAATTGAAAGAAGATGTCTAATAAATGAATTTGTTTCAAACTTTTCTTTTAATTTATCATTAGGAGTTCTTATAAACTCAACTATTTTATTCTTTTGGGGTTCAGATAAAAGTCCCTGAAAAATTAAAGGAGGAGTTTCAATTTCAAGAAAATCTGCCCACTCTTCAAGTAAATTTTTATTGTCTAAAACTTTTTTTGCATTTTTGCTATTATCTATGATGTTAATCAACACCAATCCATTTTTTGGCATTTTATCATAAGATATATAAACAGGATTCTTATCGATGAAATACTCACAACAAAATCTCCAATTAGTAGGAATAATTTTTATCTTTTCCAAAGGGAGATTTTGAAAATGCTTTATAGCATTATTATAGTATTGAGATAAAGTAATATCGATTTTAGAAATAGGAGTATTTTGATCCTGTTTGTAAAAACTAAAATTACCTTCTTCATCGATTTCGAAACTAAATTGAGAAGCATCGAGTTTCTCATATACAGTTACTGGTAAAGTAAAAAGACGATTTATAAATTCGTCACCTTTATTATTTATTAATTCTTGAAAGGTTACCATAATGGGAACTACCTTAAATTTTGTTGAATTTTTTGAAATAATTCTCTCAGAAGAGAATCAAGACTTTGAACATAAAGTATATATCTTAAAACAATTATCTTCTAAAATCCGCAAGGAGTTTTTTAATAATAACTTCATGCCTTTTTTAAAAGATCTTATGTCAATTTTAGGTGTAATTGATAAAGCTATTTCTACAAAAAGTATAGAATTACCTGGAAAACCTAAAAGAGTATTAGATATTGACGATTCTCTTTCAATAGATATATTAGAAGCATCCAGAGTAATATTTAAAGATCTATTAGTAGAGGGCACAAAACGCTGGAACATTCTACTAGATTCAATTGAATTTACACCCAATTCTAACAACGGGACATTAAAGATCAACATGCCTAGTTCTAATGTAGGTTTATTTTTCAATATAACAACATTAGACAATAGAAGAATAATACTTTTCAAAGACATAGGTTTAGATTCGAATAATGAATGGGAATGGGAAATTAATTGGGAATATGATATTCCTAAAGAAACCATTAAACATGCATTAAAAGAAAAGATAACAAATTTATTTTAAATAGTTACATCATAAATTTTGTAAGGAAATCCTTGAGTTTCATAAATCTCAAGTCTTTTTTCCATATGCCTAATTAAGAAGTTCTTATCCCCGTTATATGAAAAGTCGTCAACTATATCAATAATATTTGTTTTTTCTTTAGTAGAGTGCAGTCTCATACCTCTACCTATAGATTGTCTGATTATCTTATCAGATTTGAATGATTCTGCAAAAACAATATTATGGATATTCTTAACACTAATACCTGTTGAAAATGTACCAAAGGAAGCAATCAGAACCTTATTCTCCCCATGTTCTAACGATTGCTTATAGTATTCTCTTTTTTCAATATCAGTTTCACCATCTACATAAAACACATCCTTATCTTTTGATATTTCAATAATTCTTTCTTGTATCTTTTTACCATAATCAGCTTTTACATTATGGAACAATACCAAAGTATTCTTTGTAGTTTTATTTACAAGATCACAGATATATTTTAATCTTATATCTGATTCTATCACAAGTTTTCTCTCAATATCTAAAATCTTTGCACCGTCTATACTATTCCTTCTTTTTCTAATCTGTTGAAGTTTATCTCTCGTATCTTCGTCCAAATAGTTTAGTTTAATTACTTTTACTTGAACTGGAGTAGCATATTTGTTTTGAAATAGAAACTCGGCTGATACTTTATTTATCAAAGGTCCTAAAAATGCCTGTAGCGTAAGCCTTTCTGCAAAATCATCCTTCTCCAAAGTACCTGAGAGACCAAATCTATATACAACATTTCTACATTTAGCCAAAGTCTCCTTTACAGACTTTGCTTGCGTAAAATGCGCTTCGTCCACACATACTACATCAAAACTTTCAAAAAACTGATTTCCCTGTTTGACTAAAGATTGAAATGTACCAATAACGACATGGGTATCTGATTTCAATTCTTTATCAGTTTGACCTGAAATCATTTGTATATTCAAAGACGCATCATTATTTGAATAGTCTTGAAAATCTTCATATGTCTGAATGATAAGAGAAATATTCGGTACAATTATAAGCATCTTATTTAAAAGACCCTTATGCCTTAAAAATGCCAGCACCATATACATTATCAATGTTTTACCCGCACTAGTTGCGATCTCAGATATTGATAATTTATATTTTAATATAAGCCAAACTGAATTAATCTGATAATCTCTAGGTTCAATCTTATTACCACTTTTATCAAAAAAAGAAGTCGCATTAATCCAAGAAAGATATTCTTCCTTAGTATAAGGCGACTTAAATAAATCGAAATTTTCGAAATTTACAGCAAATCCATGCTCTTTACAAACTTCTGTCAATTCATGCCATAGACCAACTGGTATTCTACCAGCACTATCGATATACGTAATATATCCATCCCAAAGTTTTCTTTTAACTTGAGGATTAAATCTCCAGTTTTTTACTCTTTTTCTAAAAGACATTTGAAGCTGCTTAAACTCTATATCTGTGCATTCTATGACTTGTAGAAAGTTTTTATTTTCAGAAAGTTTAACAAGCATTCAATTACTCAAAAAGAAGATTACTGTAATTTAGACTCTTTTTCTTCAGAAGGTTCGATAGGAGCGTTTGATGATGCTGCCTTTACGAATTGTTCATAAGACATCAAATGTGATTTAGGTGTCTTAATGGAATAACCCATGTTTTTACCGATTTCAGAAGCAACTACGTTAGCGTCTGTAGTTTGAAGTTCAATCGGGTGTTCTGACTCATGTTTCATAATGAAATGTATTATTTTTGAATATATTCTAGATATTATATATCATTCTAAATACTATATATCTATTTTAATTTACGTTTTTTACTTACCACTTAAAAATTGTTCAATTTGTAATTTATTTCTTACACCATAAAGCATAGAATCTAAATTCTTAACAGTTTCTTTATAATAGTCTATATGATGTTCTATGAGGCTTATCTTCTTTTGGAGATCTGCCAGATCACCTTCAACCATGATTGTTTTTTCTCCCTGACCTAATTTTATGTCAGAATCTATGGTATATTTAATAAATAATTCTTTTTTCTTAGATTTATACACAGAATTATAAAGAGCTAGATATTGATAAAGTTTTGAGATTCTCTCAATAATGATTTGCCTTGAGGAATATAAATCTACTTGTAATCCCGCCACTTGATCGAGTTTATTCACTCGATTTGCCATATCAATTACCTTATCCTTCCATTTAAGGCGTTCTTCTTCAAATTCCTCAGAGATACTTCGTTTCGAAGTATTATCGGAATCTATCTCAAATATTGAATCGTTATCTTCCATTAATATTCTTTCTCTTTAAATTTATTTCTTTTAATGGTAATTCTTTGACCTTACCATCTTCAAAGTTTACTGACCAATTATCCTGAATTGAAAATGGTTTTCCATCTTTGTATTTCCAAATCATATCTATAGGATAATAAATTTTTTCTTCTGGTACATCTAGATAAAATGAATCTAAACCTTTCTCTTCTTTTCTGTCTTCCCAATCCATAAAGCATTTAAATAATTATTTGTAAAGTATTTATTATAATCAAATTTTTTATTACTCTTTTTAGCGTATATAACAATATCCGAAAAATCAACTTTTGGCTTATCTAAAAATTGTTCCATACCTATGTTTTCAGTAAAAAATTTAGACCACATGAAAACAGTTAAACCTTCTTTCAAATAACTAACAGATTTTTCAATACCAGGCTTATCATAATCAAACATAAATCTCATAGATTTAGTAAGAAAAGGTGGTTTTCTTTGCAAAGAACAGAGTGCTATAGAATTAGGCATTAGAAAAGAATCCATAGGTCCTTCAAAAACTGTTATAGGTAAAGATAAGTCCACAGACAAACAACCAAAGGTTGTTGAGAGTGGATCCAATCTTTTCATAAGAGTTTCATCATAATTAATCTTCAATAATTTATACATTGCCGACATTTCATATGTCAAATATTTAGGACCACTATTGTCAAATGTTCTAATTTGAAAACCAATAATCTTTTGTTCTTGGTGATCCATATTTAAAATATACAGAAGATTTCTCTTTGGGCTCCAAGCAAAATTCTTAAAATCTCTTTGCTCCCTACCTAAAAGATATCGCATGCCTGCATTAGTTTCTTCTATCGGAACTAAATTTAATTTAGACATAAATAAATCTTTAGGTATAGCAGAATTTAATATATCGTCACCAAATATATCAGAAATTCTCTCTGAAGAATTTGATGAAAATCCTATATCTCCACTTTCCTGTTTAGATTTTTCTACAAAAGAAACTACAGATCCATTCTTAACATCAACATCTAGTTTCTTAAGAAACCACATGAGAGTTTGATGTTCACCACAATTAAAACAATGATAATGAAAATCAGTTAGATAAATATTACCCCTTTTCTTCGTATGATCTGCGCTCGAATCACCGCAAAATGGACATGCGAAATTCCATCTATCATCATAAAAATCGATTTTAGTTTTAGGACCACTCGAAAAACGTTCTTTTAAAGAATCAAGTACAAACGTCTTAATATCATCTGAATTTAATTCTTGATTTTTAAGTTCATATTTGAAATTGGTAATTTGGTTCATTGCTTTAATAAAAAATAAGGGGCATAATCAAATTATGCCCCTTTGTGGAGTAAACTCAATTAGTCGTCACTGAGACCTTTGTAAAAATCATCATCATCATCGTCAAAATTAATATCATCGTCATCTAATGAAGTAGATGATACCAAGTCATCTTCAATATTCAATGAAGATGCTGATGTTTTTTGAGCAGATGCTTTAGGAGCAGATGGCTTATTTTCAATAACCACTTCTCTTGTCTTAGAAGACAAAGCAGACTCGATTAAAGCTCCGTTAGGTACGGTGTTTCTAATAAATTCATTCACAAAATCTTGGGTTTGGTCATCCCATTTTTTGTACATGTAAGAATCGAGACTTGGAGAATTTTCCTTCAACCAGTTCAACAATTCATCAGGTTCTATACTTTCTTTATCGATATGCTTACCATCGATCTTCAATGGCCAAGGCTCATCCAAGAAATATGAATCATCATAATTAGTATATCCACCTTTCTTTGTAACAATCAAAGAGAAAGGACGACCCATAAATGGATCAAATGGTTTTCTAGGCTTACCTAATAGAGGTGGTTCCAATTCATTTTGGATTTTATCAAAAATCTTTTGACCGAACTTGAACACCATGATTTTACCTTCAAGCTCTGGCTTGTTTTCATCTTTAACGATATAAACAAGAGAGTAACAAGTCTTTTTACGCTTAAACTTTTCAGCCAATTCTTTTTCTCTTACTGAATTAGACTTATAAAGTTTGAAGAACATATCTCGTAATACAGACTTTTCATTTTCAGTTGAAGGACAATCTACAGTACGTTTTTTACCAGAAATTGGATCTTCAAGAAAATATGTCCATTTATTAATGATAGACTTTTTAGCGTCTTTCCAAAGAGGGATGAAACGGACAATAGAACTATAGCTTCCATTTCTACCATTTTCAGGTGAGGGCTTGTACAGATTGGAATCTGATACAACGATGTTGGTTTCTTTGATATCAGCACTGGTAACATCAAAGATGTCGAAATTTGTTCCCATACAGGACTCCTTTAATTAATTTTAAAAACTTGCAAAACTTGACCTTACGGCACTAACTGCAAAAACTTTACTTATACTTACTATATCGAATGTTTTTTTAAACTATTCGTTTAATAACATGCAATATACGGATATATATATTAGATTCCAAATAAAGTTGAAAATAATTTTTATTATGACTCCAGAACTACAACACGAAGCTCTAAATGCCTGTAGAATAGGCTTTGAATTTGAGTTTTTTACAAATTATGAACGTCAAGAAGCAGCTAGACTGCTTTCTAAAGAATTAGAGCCAAAGGTTGTTTTAGGTCGCGGTAAGGCTATTGATAAAAAAACTAATATGGGTTCTAGCACCAAACCTACATCTAACCTTTTCAGACTTATACCTGATTTCTCAGGAGGCGGTCAAATGAAAGAACTGGTAACAGGACCACTACCTTATCATGAAGCTAGACTCATTTTAAAAAGAGTGCTAAAATGGATTTCTGAAAATGGATGGACTACAGAAAAATGTGGTCTCCATATTAATATATCATTTGACGAATTTTATGTGAAGTTAGCATGTAAACTATCACATTTAGATAAACTCAAATTTATTCTTTCTTATGATGAAAATAAAATTTTCAAGGCATTCCCAAATAGAGAGAATAATATCTATGCTAGAGGAATTAAACAAATATTCCCAGTAAATAGATTTATGAATCTTGAAAACGTCAAAGGCGTATCAAAAGATATGTATTTAATTCCAAATACCAAATATTACTCTGTAAATTTTGATAAAATCAAAAATAACTATTTGGAATTTCGATCAATTGGTGGTGCTGGATATGAAAAAAAATCCGATGAAATTCTGGACATTATGCAATATAATGCTTTAACGCTTTTTGAATGTTTACATAATCCTTCTTACACAGAAGAGAATCTGTTCACACTAAATAAAATATTATCAGAGCACAAAAACTCTATAGGTGCATTTTCAAATTTAGAAGTGTTTATGCTGAAATTCCCAAAGATTAAAATATTTGTTGATTTAAAGGGTGATGTTGAAATAATCAAGCAGTATTTCGCCTTGATAAAAGATAAACTATTTGATTTGATTTTATTCGGTGGAATTGATAATGCTTTAATAAACTATGATACAGATATTGCTAGAATTCAAGTTAAAGGTGCTGTATTTAAAGATTCCTTTTTAATTAAAGATGTCGACTTAGTAAACTGTAATGCATCTGGTATTTTAGAACATTGTAAATTATGGAATTGTAATATTTCAAAAGCACACTTGGAAAATTGTGATTTGATTATTTCAAACACAATCAAAGATTCGAAAATAACTAGATGTGAAATGGGAGTTAAATCGTTTATAGATAATTGTTATATTGAAAATGGTTCAAAAACTATAAATGGTAAAATAAATAATTCTATAATTAGATCTGGGCAAATAGCAGATACTGCAAAAATGGATGATAAGACTGAAGTGATAAAACTTACACGAAAAGTAAAGAAATATACATGATAACGAATCTTATTGAATTTCAATTTTGTAAAATACTAGAATCTTTAGTACAGTTAGATGCGCAATTTATTGAAATGCTACATCAAATAGATCATCCGATTTCTCAAGAAATAATCGGTATGATTGATGACAGAAATTTTATAGATACTGAAAGTGACTTAAAAGATATATCTACTATTTATTTAAGCCAAAGTCCCGATGAGATAAACTATAAGAGAAGCAATAGAGACCTCAACTCTTCTGACAAGATGAAGATAGGTAAGTTTGTTAAAAAGATAAATAATAAATACAATTCAACAGATATAGAGAAATTTGTTACTATCTATAAGTCAATTTATCTTGAAAAAGAAGCTGATCCTGTTATTTTAACAGGAGATGACTTGAGAAAGTCTTTCTTAATTAAAAATGTTGCAGCAGAGGTTGGGGATTATGCTACTAATTGTATGCGCTTTGAATCAACTCAGGAATACTTAGATATTTATGTTCATAATCCAGATAAAGTATCAAGTGTTGTTTTAAAAAATGAGGATAATAAAATCCTTAGTAGAGCTTTATTATGGAATACAGACGACGGTAGCATAGTAATGGATAGAGTTTATGCTGTAGATCCAGGGTGGAAAAGAGTTTTACACAATTGGGCTAATTCTCAGGGATATTATTATAGAGCCAAAGATGACACTAAACCATTTAATAGCGATATATTCATACACAAAGGTAGAGAAGTCACAAAGAACTTTACAATCACATTAAAAAATTTCAAATTCAAATCATATCCTTATTTAGATACATTCTTTTATCTTGATACGGATGGAAAACTCCAGAATTTTGCACCAGAGAATAAAAACTATTTTGAATTAAGAAATAGTGATGGTTTATTATCATCACTTATTGAATTCGAATGGTGGATGAATCGGAAAGCCGAAACAAAAGAAGAGGTTAAAGAGTTTTTAGAAAAGGTCTTAATAGTTGATTATAAAATACTTGATGATATGAGCATTGATGTTTTTCAAAAGGTTAGCATAATATGGGAAAACATGAAACTTATACCAGTTAATTTTAATAGTATTAAAGGTAGCGTTATTTTATCAGGTAATAAATTACAATCTCTAGAAGGTTTGCCTAATGAAATTTTTGGTGATTTAGACTTATCTAGTAATCAGCTCAGAACTTTGAAAGGATGCCCAGAAGTTGTACATGGTACTTTCGATGTCAGCGATAATTTCTTAAAATCATTTGAGTATGGACCTAAAATAGTAGATGAAGATTATTTAGCGGAAAAGAATGAAATTATAAATGTCGAACATTTACCTCAAGTAATCCAAGGGGATTTAGATCTTAAAAATCAAAAGTCAAATAAGAAGTTCAAAAAAAGTGATTTTACACCCATAACTAAAATAAAAGGTGATGTAATAATATAAAAGCCCCGATTGGGGCTTTTTTTAATTCAATGGTAAGTATCTTTTAGATTTTAACTTATAAACTTTACCGTCATATTCATAAATCAGAATAAATGGTTTCTTTCCACCTTCAGGTAATAAAGAAACTTCTATAGTTAGGATTTCTTTCAATGGGAAATTATATGGTGAATAATTCTTTTGAAGATAATTCATAAGGTGATTACCTAAATTCTCATCAATCCATTGTCTGTGTAAATCAAAAGAATATCCAGTATTGTCATTATTTGTGTAATAAACATCCCCGACCAAATAACCTTCGCTTTCATCTTGATTATAAATCATTTCAACGCCATCTTCATCAATAAATTTGATGGTTTTAACTGCACAATTTTTTGAGGTAGGAATATCCCATTGATCTACACTATCTGTTTCTTTTGGGGTAAACTCTTCAAATAATAAAAAGTACTTTTTCATAATTATATGTTATATTTTTGAATAGCAAAATCGTATTTTATATCATTCGAAAGAATTTTCGGATAAATATAATTTTTACTACAAAATCTGGATATATATATATCTAAACAATTAAACTTTTTACTATGAGAAATTTTAAAGAATTTTTGACACTATTAAGCGAGTCCTCAATCATTGAGCAGGATTCCTTAAAAGAGCAATACCAAATAGAGGAAATTCTTTTGGAAAATGGATGTAATATATGTCTATTTAGTTCAGCAGGGATGGAACCAGATAATCGTGGATTAGTTAATCCCGACATAAGAAGGCTTAAAGGCACTTTAGGGGCTGTACAAACGCTGAATAACACAAAAGCAGGTCATATTATCAATCAAGCAGCAAAGATGTTCTCAGAGCATATGGTTGATAAAAATTTCGATGTTGTTGGAACAATCAAGACCATGAAAACTAACTTAGCAGGTGATCTAGTCGATAAAATAGATTTCTCAGATGGTCGAAAGCCTATGGTATTGAAAAACCTTATCTATTTGACAAAAACTAGAGACGATGTTAAAACAACTAGCGAAAACATCGATAAGAAGGTTTCTAGAATGTTTAAGTTCGGAGATTTTGATATTGAAAAGATCGGTAAGGACGATAAGGCGAATGTAAAAGGTTTCTTGGGTGTAAATCCATCACTTGAGCATAAAATTATGGGTAAAAACATCGCAATCATCGATGACTATGCTGAAACTGGCACAACATTGAGAGAAGCATGTGATGCGTTGCTCAAATGCGGTGCTAAATCAGTTTCTGGATATGCTATATTGAAATAATGTTTAAATATACCTAACTCATAAAAAAAGGAATTATTCTTGTGAATAATTCCTTTTTCTTTTAGTTCCATCTTTCATTCAATTCTTTTTCTTTCTGTTCTAGTAATTCATTGTATCGACTTAAAGAAATTTTCATATTGCTTTCATTGTCATCTTCAATATCTTTAAATTTCTGTTCGAATACTAATGAACGAGTGAAATTATATCCGATACCGCCAGTAAAGAATGAAACAGTTTCTTCTTCTAAGTCTACAATATAGAGGTGGTTGGTCAAACTGAAATCAGATTCATCCTGAGGATCTATGCTTTCAGAAATATCAGGTAATTCAGAAAAAGAACCTGAAAATAGCATATCTACTAATGAAAGTTCAGAAGATTCATGTCTACGTGATAATTGAATCCAAGTATCGCCTTCTAAAACATTAGGAAGAGCTTTTCTATCTTCTTCATTAATTATTGAGTTTTCTGAAACTATTTTGATTTTGTCAAAATATTCATTAAAATGATTATTAAATGTCGAATCTTTCAATTTTGAGATAAATCCAAACAACTGCATTGAAAAATCATAGGGACTTAAATTTTGATGGAAAAATAGTCCACCAGTTTTATTTCCTTTTTTGATCATTAAGATACCGCTGTGCATTAACATATTAGCTTCCTTTAATTAATTATTTTTATTATCGTTATCTCTTAATACAAACATAATAAAAAAATTTGAAATAAACAAATATTAATAAAAATATATACAATAAATCAAATAACAACTTACAAATGAAGTATATCAAACGATTAGATGAAATGGAAGAAATCTTGAATAAAGATAAAACTATCATTTCCAGAATAGCATTTTATGATTTTGATGGAACTATTATAGATTCCCCTATGCCAGAACTTGGGAAATTATTATGGGCTAAAGAGAAAGGTATGAAATACCCCCATGTAGGTTGGTGGTCTAAACCAGAAAGTTTAGACTTGAATATTTTCGATATTAAAACTATAAAGAATGTTGAAATAAGATTACAACGAGATATAGATGATAAAAATTGTTGGGTAGTATTATTGACTAATAGGTTATTAAAGTTACAACCTGACGTTTTAAACGTTCTTAATTATTTAAATATAAAGGTAGATGAATTTCAGATGAAAGATCAGCTACATTATACTAAAAACATAAGAATAAAAAATGTTATACAAGACTTTCCACAATTGACACAAATAGATATTTTAGACGATGACCAAAAGAATATCGATGATTTTATTGAACTTAGAGATGAATTACAACAAGAGGGTATAGCCGTTTCTATATACAAAGTAACGGCTCAAGATAAAGAAAACCCAATAAGACGAATAGACTAAATTATTCATTAGGCGAACACCACAATAAACCTCTACTTCTGTTTACATAAAAGAAGTCTGGAGATCCTCCATAATGTAGCATAGTTTCAGACATATGCGAATGGTTTGGGTAATAAAGCATTGAGTTCCAAATTAATTCTTTGTTTATGTATTTCATATATTCCCCTATAGCATATGATATGTGCTTATGTTTTTCTACTGTACCCATATCAAAAAAATCATGAACCGCCATATATCCATCTTCAGCGATGTATGGGGTATAATCTACAAAATCTCTTAAATGCTGTTCTCCATTTGCATCCCAGTCTATAAAAACTAAAGCACAATTCTTCAAAACATATTTTGTTAAGTTTATATGTGCTTCATAAGATTTTTTCTCAATATGTGCTATTCTACCAGATTGTAAATGTTCTGCACAATTCTCATAAAATTTATCTTTGGCTAACTTATTATCATTATCTACCATCTCATAGGGGTCAATAGCAATAATGCGTTTATTTGTATTTTCTGCAAGATATTTGGTAGTTTCTCCCTTTAAAACTCCAACCTCAATAATAAATTCACCTTTAGAAGAGTTAGCTAGTTCAACTAGTTTTTTCTTTTCTACAGGCCATAAAGAAGCGTTAAAATAAGCGTGCATTTCTTCTGAAACTTGCATAAAAATTTCTTTTTAGTAATATAGGTTATTTAAAAATTATGTTCATAAAAAAAGCCTATCCGAAGATAGGCTTTTTGTTTAGAATCTGTTTCTGTATTCTAGTAGAATATTGAACTTTTCAAAGTTTATCACTCTCGACATATTTTGTGAATATTTTTTCAAGAGTTCTTTTTCTTCATCGGTAAGAGAATCAAAACCAAGTTCAGAAATTTTGTCTAAAAGTTGATCCAATGTAGGCTTAGATTCCTTTTCTTTTGCCATTTTTTGAATCTTACTTATTTCATCTTCCATTTCTGTTTCAGGCGATTCCTCATATCTAGGCTCTTCCATTTCTGGCTCTTCTGAAGTAGCACCCATCGCATTTGCATAAATTGTAGCTACTTCTTCGATTGGCCACATATCTCTATCTATTTCTTCATTAAATATTCTTTTGAACAAATCCATAAATACAGCATCAGGTGTTATTTGTTGATCATATAGATCACGTAAAACATTATACATCATGGTTTCATCATGTTCCGTAATAACACCTTTCTTAATCAAATGATTCTCGACATCAATAAAGAACTCTCTGAATATATTTACGATCATAGGTCCATAAACAAATCCCTGTTGTTCCTTAAACCAATTCTCAGTCTTTGCTTTAATTCTTTCTAGCTTCTCTTTTTCATACTTCATACCAAAATGAGAGATTACTTCAAATACTCCTTTAATCATCTCTTGAATTGCTAAGATTAAGCAAAAAGCTTTAACTTCAATAACAGGCTTACCGTCTTTATAGATAACATGCATTCTCGCTGGAACGATAGCTCCACCACCGCCCATTTGACCACCTTGTTGATCTTGCATTTTTTGCATATATTCCATCATTTGCTTGAACATTTCAATATCCATATACTTATGAGACTCTAAACTAGTTCTCATAAATTTAAAATACTTTTCAAGTAAATCTGAATTTATTTGATCAACGAGGTCTTGCATATCCTCATCAAACATACGACCTTGACTAGTTAAAGCAAATCCTTGTGTAAGTGCATTTATAATTTCTCTTTTGCTAATTGCTAGTTTAATGTCTTCGTCAGTTTCTTCTTTTCCCTTTTCTGCTTTAGGTACATCTCCACCCAAATTACTTTCAGGATCTCTTACAAACTCTACATCAAATTCTAAATCAGAGAATTGAGGTCCCTTTTTCATCAATGCGGAACCATCAATAATCTTCTTAACAATTTCTCTAGCTATATTTTCAAGTTCTTCATCAGAAAACGTTTCTTGTTCAATTCGACCTATTTCCATCATTGTTTGCATGGCTTCCATACCCATACGTTGAAATTGCATTTGGTCAGGTCTAGGTAAACTCTTTTTAAACTTGCCAAAAGATGGAAGGTCTTCCAAACCTTCTTTAATAGAATATTTAGAATCTGATTTATATAAAGAATTAAAACGTTCAATACATTTCTTTAACTCTTCCTTCCAGTTTTTAGGAACTGGATTAATACTTGGTTGAGGTGGATTAAATGGTGAAGGTCTCTCTGGAGTTCTTTCTGGAGTCTCTACAGGTGCTTCTTTTGGGGCTGGTTTAGTTTCAGGTTCAGCTGCTGGCATATTATATGCATACTCATTTAATCCAAGTAGATATTTCATTTTTTTCATAATAAATAAATGTTTTTTGTGATATACTATATATCCGTTTAATCCTATTGTTTTACAAAAATAGGATTTTTTGTTTTAATGAAGAAATTTACGAGATAGTCGAAATATTGTTGTCCACCATACTCTACTAAAACAGGTGGACCCATCTTTTCAACATTTTCTAATCCATCTACTGTTAAAGTGTTCCATACCCAATATGGTTGTGGATTATCAGGTGTCCCTCTTTTACCTAACTCTAGATTTCCTCTTATTATCGAAGCGAATTTTTGGAAACCTTCTTGAGTTATAGGGGAATAGAATGTATAACTTTTTAAATTATTCCAGGGTGTAGTTACAACAAAGAATTGACAATTTAAATTTACACCAACTACATTTATAATCAAATCCCTGATTTTTTCAATATTAAATCCACCTTCAATACTATGAAATTTTTTAATTTCATCTAAAAAAATCTTACCTACATCAAGAGTAGGCATTTGCATATTTGATTGTTTAGCATTTAAATGTTGTTCGGTCATTTTGACCTTATTGCGATCTCCCCAACCTCCAAATAGATTCAACAATTCAGGTTCATTAGAAACAAACGACCATTCTTTATTCTTGCTCATAATCTTTCTTTAAATCAATAATATTTAAATCAAAATCTGTAGAATCTTTTTTATAACCAGACATAGACTCATCGTACATATCGCTTGTCCATTGATGGTTAAAAAACAATTCATCTGGAGTATTAAAACCATACATTTCAAGTATAGATTTTTGCTGTTCCAGTACTTCCTTGCCTCTCCAATTATGTCCGATGACTATAAGACCTGCTTCTTTACCTTTTACTGGATTAGATTCTTTTAAAGAGGACTGCATGTTTTCAATCCATGTTAATCTTTCTAATAACTTCTGATAAGTTGCATTCATCGATCCCCATCTAATTGAACCGAAAAATACAACAACATCTGCTTCATGAATAGCTTTAGAAATTCTCCACAATTCATCATCTGGGTTATTTAAGGATGCCCAACATCTCATAAAACCATCTGGGTTCTTCTCTTTATCATCTAAAATTGCTTTTTGTTCACCACAATGATTACCATCTCTATGAGAAACATTCCCCTCACATGGATAAATTTTTAATTTAAATGCGTCAAATATTCTCGGCTTTGGGTCAATCATAGAAGCCATAACTTCAGCTAATTCTGATGATTTAGGAATTTCTTTATCCCATCTGTTAGATGTTGTTATAAATACACATTCCTTCCCTTGTAAATACTCAATTGTATTGAGCAAAGGTTTGAATTCACCAGAAGATGCTTCAAATAAACTAAATGGAGTTATATTCTTCATTTTAAACTTTTTATGATTTAAAGTATATATCTAATAAATAAAAGTTCATACTATGAATTACGCTAGAAAAGTAAGAGAATTAGAAAAGATTTACTTTAATGAAAGTAAAGAGAATGAAAGTAATAAGTTCGAGTTAATAGAAACTCACAAAAAATATGAAGAACTTAAAACTCTATGTAAGGATCTTTTGAATAATTATGACAACAAAGAAAATATAGAAGATTCAGTAATTAAGATAAAATATCACCTTATGGGTTAATCTTTCTTCAAACGATTATAAAGATCTTTTTTTATAGCGGATAAATGTTTGCAGAATTTAGGTATCCTCTGGGGATTCATTTTTTTTAATGGCTCTCCATTTGAAGATATGATTTCAGAAGCATCCTTTGTCCAAAGTAACCATTCATTTTCATATCTAAAATCATTACAATCACAATGAGCAATAACATGTTGATCTAAGTTATCTAAAGTTATAACTTTATCACTTAAAGGCTTCACCCATTGCTTATGCTTATTACCACTCGATACAGTGGTTGTCTGATATACATACTTGTTCTTTTTAGTTCTGGTCACAAATTTAACAATAATGTCTTTAGCCCTTTCTTTATATCTCTTTGGAGTTCTTTTATAAATATAATTAAATCTTAATTCGTTAAGACTGGTATCTAATTTATTATGTAAAAAATCTATGAATGATGTCAGCATGATTTTAAGAATTAATTATTTATTTCTGAAAGATGCTCTTGGAACAAATTATAAATAGTAGGTGTCCACAAATCCTTGGATAAATCTATTGGGCTTAAATTAGCAGCATTCTTTATAGTTGGGTCTGCTCCAAAATCTAATAACAATTGAACTGTATCATCCGATTCTCTTTCTAATGCATAATGTAAGGGTGTATTACCCTCATCGTCTTGTGCATTTGGATTTATACCTTGGGCTAAAAATAATTCAGTAAGAGGCAGGTTAGCATATTCAGCCGCTAAGTGTAATGGAGTAGCAGCATTAAATTTGCTTTTGATGCTCTTTACATTCGCACCATACTCAATAAGTGTTTTTGCAACATCTACCCCCTTATAGTTTTCTGCTACACTAAATATAGGGGTAAAACCCGATTCATCTTCTATATTTGGATCCATACCATAATCTAAAAGCATCTTAACTAGATCCGCTTTAGTTTCATATCGGCATGCTATATGTAAAACAGTTTCACCAAAAGCATCATCAATATACTCCAAGTTTGCCCCAAGTTCTATAATATTTTTTACATAATCAATATTCGCATCTTTGGTTTCTCTTTTCTTAATCTCATCAATAATTAATTTAGTCTTATTATTGGGAGACATAATCATATATTCATATGGATCAAATTCTTCAAAGAGTTTAATATACTTCATAGTAAATCTTTAGATTATAATAGGTTCTTTAGGCTCACCCTTTTCATCTGATTCAACATCGGGCCATACTTTACCTGACTTAGCAGTTGGCTTAGATTCTTCTTTCTTTTTTTCTTCCTCTTTTGCGGTAACATAAGGTAAATAAGAATCACTAAGATTTTCTAAAGCCCATCTGGTCTGCTTTCCTATTCTACCATCTACAGTCAATTTTCTTCCATCTTCGTTCATGGAATTTTCTTGAAAACGAATGACAGCAGAATGTGTAAGTTCACCAAATTTTCCAGTTATACCACCTTTAAATATACCCATTGCTTGAAGTATCTTTTGAACAACTTTTATTATTGCACCTTCTTGGATACCATTATATCCAATCCATGTTTTATTAGGGGAATATGATTCTAGCTCTTTAGCAAACTTAGATGCTAATTTAGAACTGATCTTCTCCTCTTCTATCAAAATACAATTATCAATAAGTAATTCTAAACAATGAACTAAAACTGTTGCTCTCCATGATATATCTGCACCTGGAAGCAAATCATAATACCGCATGTGATAATATGTGTCCTGTATAGATTCTGCTAATTTCTTAAAAGGCTTTTCTATAACACTCTCGAACTCAGTCAAGTAATCAATTTCTGTACTCTCTCCGAATATTGAATGGAATGTGCTTATGTCATATTTTTTAACAAAGTCAGATAATCCTAAAAATGTTTGAGAAGGCTGATAATTACCCATAAGATTAGTTAAAAATACACCAATCATATAAATAGGATTTCTATATTTTCTCGTTTTAATTAAAATTTCTTTCTGAACAACATCGATTGGACTACTTGCATCAGTAAAGTCAGCATCAGATCTTTCGATTTTTACTTTCTTCAAATTTTTAATCTGGTCTGGGAGAATAGTGCTTAAATAAGATTTATAATTATTTATATCTTGCTTAATGACCTTAGCTGCCTTTTTAACTTTATCTTTATTTTCCTTTAGATATAACAAGTCTTGATATACTTCTACATCCGTCTGACTAGTAGATTTCTCAAGTAATGTCATCATACCGCTTGTACATGACTTATAACCAACATCAACCATATTCCATAGTGATGATGTTGGAAGGAGAGCTTCTTGGAATGTTTCATTACCATTAAATATTTCAATAGTTGATTGTGCTGAAAGAGCAGTAATTTGATAAAGGTCTGACATTCTGAACTCTTTCAATGTCAAACCATAATAACCATCATAAATGCCAGCTATTTCATTTAATTTAGCTTCTTTGAATTTACTATATCGTGTAATCACAGCTTTAAATTATATTTGCTTGTATATATCAAAAAAATAACCCTCTTTTGAAAATATCAGAAGAGGGCTGGAAAATTATAAAATTTATTTAATAACCAAAGTTTTTCAGATTATCTGGATTGAAAGATGTGGTAGATGCATCAACACTAACTCTCCTAGTCTTAGTAATTGTGCCTTTAGGTTTAGAAACCACTGATACCTCAGTATCGGCTTTCTTATCATCGGATTTTACATCTTCAATTATATTTTCTGATATTACTTCAGCCAATCCTTCTACATAGTATTTATATGCAAGTAAAGAAATATCTCTGATGATATAATTCCCTATGTTATTTTTATCAAATGAAGAAATAGAACTTTTTGAAATTTTAAAACCAGGTGTATCGGAATAACCTGTCAATATTTCTGGCGATATTCCTAATTTAGGATCAAAATCCCTCGAAGTCAATGCGGATTTGAGGTCTTGAATGAATTTAGTTTTATTACTAATTTTTTCAAAAACATCTCTTTGTGAACTGTTTAATTTATCAAATATTCCTTTAGATTTTAATAAATCTACTAATTTATTTTCAGAAAGTAATTTAACAACATTTGAAGGATTTTTCAAATTTTCACTAGCAGATGCCATCACATAACTTTCACTACCTATATTTGGAATAGATATTGAATCTAATATATTTTTATCAGTTCTATATTCATTCTCCAATTCCTTTAAAACACTAGCAGGGAAATCAGTATAATTTGGATTAGTATATTTTTCAATCTTTTTCCACATTGGATTAAATACATCTTTAGCCTTAAAATTCGTAGTTCCATTTTCTGGCGTAATAATCGTATTTAAGTCCGTATTAGCTGTACCTAAGATTCTTTTAACCAATTTATTATACATTTCAGAATGCACATATTCCATCAAGGTTTTATCTGTATAAACAGATTCATTTACATTATCAATATTATATTCTGAATTTGAATTATTTTCAGAAATAAATTGACTATAATTTAATATTTTTGACATATTCATCTATTTATTTTACAGAAGACACATTATTAGGATTTGTATCCATAAAGCTTGTACTACCTACATTAGACAATGGACCCTGTGCATATTTTTGTTTTAGTGCTTGCACATAACCATTAATAAGAGCTTTAGTCTCTCTTCCAATTTTACCATCTTGTAATTTAGCACCAGCTTTCATTTGGAAATCCTTTACCCCACGCTCTGTTATAGTATCAAATACTTCAGAATTCAATTTACTCTTTTCAACATTACCAGAATAAATCAATAAGTTGTTAATCAATTTAACAACCTCTGGGTTCATTTTTCTTGATCCAACTTTATAAACAAGTCTATCGGTTGTAAAAAATCCAAGATTTTCTAATTTTTCTACAATCTCTGCTTGTGCCATAGCTTTATTTCTAAGAATATTAAACTTCTTTTCACCCGCTTCCTTTTTAATTGTTTCTTCTTTCTTTACTACTAAACTTTCAACTTCTAAATTCAAGTTTATAAGTTTCAAAGAAACTAAAGAAACCACACACATATACATTACCTGCATAGATGGAGTAAAGATATTCTTTGTATCTTCATCTGGGCTTTGCAAAAACACTCTCTTTAAAAGAATTGAACTAACTTCATTTAACAATTCACCCATAGGTTCAAATACACCAGAATCTATTGAAGGTATAAATTGTTTCATAGCCATAATTGCATCAGGCCCAACTACTCCGCTAGTAAGATTTATTGAAGTATAATTCTTTCCAAATTTAGTTGAAAGCTGTTGACCATAAGGATACATGTTTATAACCATTTCATAAAAGCCTGCTAAACGGTCATATAAATCTACAGATTTAATAAGTTCATTAGGTTCTAACAAAGATCCAACTAAAAGTTTAGGATTAGATTGTATTGTATCTGATTCAATCTCTTCTAGTTCCATACCGTCTACAACTGTATACAATCCTTTCAGACCAACAGTTGATGCTGACTGTTCTAAACTAGTCAAAGTTTGTTTAATTATACTAGATATATCTAAATTATACAATGAAATAAAACTTTGCTTCAACGCTTCTGATTTAAAATCTATTGTAGTAGATTTCATAAAATTCTTTACAGCTTCATCAATTTTAGGTATAACTGATGATATTCCACTAGGACTTGTAATTTCTGAAATCTTTTTCTGTCTTTCACCATAACTAGTTTTAGTAGCATCAATTACAGCCTGAAAACCAGCTGATAAGTCCTTTTCTATGAAGAGGATTCTAGTATCCATATAACTGATTTGAGATCTAATTAATTCAAATGCACTCGTATTAGATGCCTTATCTTTCCCCATAACTGGAGCCAATGATGGCATATTAGATTTAATAAATGTATGGATCGCATCAGATTTTTCTAAATCCAAACCTTCAAATAGTTTGTCGATCGTCAATTCAGACAATCTAAATTTAGCATCTTGATCAAATAGACCGAACCAGTCAGATGAAATAAAATTACTTTCATTCAATCTGAATTGATCATGGTTATTATAAAAGTTTTTAAAAAGCATTGTTTTATAATTATTTTGTTCTTCTATATATCTGTATAATAAAACTAGATATGCTCAATAAAGCAAAAAACTTCATTGAGCATATTTTAGTTTATTATTATTCTTCTAACAACTTATAAACTTCTGTGAAATCAAAGTTATTACCATCTTTTAGAATAGTAAAACTCATTTCTTTTTTATCTTCTTCGAAAAGAATAGAGTTACTTTCGTTTATTGTGTCATTTGAAAGAAAATCATTGAATTTTAATATTTTCATCATGTTTTATTATTTTTAAGCTTTATTATCACTTGTAGTATCTACACCCTTAACTGCCACTTTATCTTCTTCTGATTTACCTTCCATTCTAGTTTTTAAATCTTCTACAAAAGTAGATATTGATAATTTTGTATTTTTACCTATTCTTCCATCAGATTTTAAACCTTGTCCGTTAATCTTAATTTTCGATTGGAAAGTTTTTACAGCTTCACCTAATATATCCGCATCGAAAGTACCTCTATTGATATAACTTGATGATTTAGGTAAAAGACCCATTTCGCTGAAAAGTTTTTTCAAAGAAACGATCATATCCTGCTCAATCTTAGAAAATTTCTTTTTTTCATAAAAAATCTTTTCACTTTCAAAGAATCCAAGCTTTTCGAGTTCACCATACGAATCTAAAATACCTTTAGCTTTAGCTTGTACTTTTTCGGATAAAATAGATTTTTTCTCTTCTTTCTTCTCTTCACCCTTAACTGATTCTACTTCTGTTGAAGCAATAGCCTTTAATACCATAACTGTAGTTAAAGAAATGAATAGTGCTTGCAAAGAAGGAATAGTGATATTCTTCTTATATTCAGCACCCAATAAACCATATTGTTCTTCTACAATTTCTTTACAGATAGAATTCAAAAATTCTTTAAAATCATCTATCTTTGAAGGAATAATCTTATTCTTTAAATCAGCTGAAATAGAAATAGAACCTACAATTGATTCTAAATAATCATAAGGATTATTATTATATGATATAAATTTCAATCCATCGATATTCATTGATTTTAATACCATTTCTAATAACATAGAAACTCTTACAATAGGATTCTTACCCATAATATTCTTTTCTATAGTAGAATCAATATCAGTTTCTTTTAACCACAGGAAAGAATCTAAAGCAAATGAATCAGGTTCAATCTCTTTCAAACCCATATCATCTACCTTTTGATACACGGAATCCTTTAATCCAGTTTGATTTCCTTGAATATTTGCCGTTAAAGCTTTAAAAAAGATTTCTAAAATTGTATCTTGACCCTTTAAAGATCTAACATTAGAAACAAGTTTTTTAATATCTTGTTTATTTTCTTTTAAAAATTCAGAAACTTTTTCTACAATATCCTTTTCAGCTTTCTTTACTGCTTCTTTAACATAATTCAATTGTTCTTCAACAATTCTGTCAGCAGTTGTATCTTCAGCTGTACTTTCATTAAAGAGATCTTTAGCTACTGGTAAATTTCCAGATAGCTTTGTATAAGTTTCAGAATCAGTGTCGATTTCCAAGCCTCTTAAAAGATGGTAAATACTAAGTTCTTTTAAGTATGGTTTAGCACTTGTTCTAAAAAGTCCGCCTGAAAAACTTTCGTTAATGAAAACAGTTTTGGATTTCAAAGCTTGTTTCAATTCATCTACTCGTTTTTGGTAAAAATTTTCGTCAATCATATAATTTAGGTTTTTTTATCTATTTGCTAATGCCGCTTGCATTTGTTGTATATATCCCTGTGTCTGCTGTCTTTTTTGATATTCTTCCTTAGAAATTGTACCCTCTAAGGAACTTTTAACTACTCCCGACAAATATTCTATCTGTTTAGCAATATAGTTAAGTGTTGGAAGATCAGCTTTACCATTTATTTCTATTTCTGTACTTGTAGGTTTTGCATTCGTTTGGATAGAAGCTACAATTTTAGCCATCTCTTCATCATATTTACCATCAGCTTCGCCTGAATATATTCCAAGTTTTTTAAGACCCATTTGCAACATTTTAACATCCTCACCTTCATCACCGATCTGTATATACTTTCTTTCTTGACCTGTGCTATCCTTTCTGTTTGTAATACCAACAGGTTTATCGAGATTTTTACTATCTGCTGTTAAAGGTATTTTACCTTGATAGAACTCTTTTTCAAACACATGGAAAGCTGATGAATAAGCAGATACTAGTCCCATTGTGACTAATCCTAGAGATGGGAGTTCATCATGATTCTCCCATTCCCGTTCTAAGCTATTCACAAAACTCATTGATGCGGTAGAATTTGCTTTAATATAATATGGAAAAGCTTCGCTATCTATTTGTTGTATACATTTTTGATAATCAGAATCTGACATGATTTTAGAATTATTCAAACTAGTACACCATGCTTTAATTTTATCGGTAATATCTTGTGACTCTAATGATTTTTTAAAGCTTTCTCCAATTTCATCGAATGTAAAGAATGGTTCTAATTTTTGATTTGCTAAATCCTTTTCAAAAACGGAAACTAATTCTCTCACTGGTTCTTTCGTAGTATCACTATCTGATTTTTCAAACCATTTTGCAATCCAATATATTCCATAAGCCATTCCTCCAAATTTTAATATACCCCAAGCAGCCGCTGGTATTTTAAAAATAAATCCACCTAAAGTAAATACATTAACTATAGCCTTAATGCTATCAGTTAAACCCTTTCTTAAATTTGTAAAGAATTTCCACAGACCTTTACCACCCCTGCCATCTGTTGTTTTGGTTTTTTTATTTTTTAAATTTTCACGGAATTTATCCCAAAATCCTTTCGCCTTTTCTCCCTCATTAGAATTAGCTGTAGGCATGCTTGGATCAGCTTTAGGTGTTGCATCTACATTTGGCGGTGAATCTACATCTGGAGTTTTTGTAGATGGCTTACCTTGTGTGTGAGTTGGATCAACATTACCAAGATTTATATTATCCGCATCTTGTTTAATTTTAGTTGTCGTATCCTTCAAAGCATCCTGTGCATCTTTAGGTGCTTTGCCTATATTCTCTGCAACATCATCAGCTGCGTTGGCGATTTTTTTTGCAGCATCATCAACAGAACTAGATGGGGTATAATGCATACTATAAGTAAACGCTTTACCTGTTGATTGTGCAGCCCTCGCTGCATCATCAGAAGCTTTAGCAGCACCACCAAGTCCCTCACCACCTTTAAATAATTTACCTATTGCTTTTGTAAATGCTTCAAATCTCGATTCATTTACATATTCATACGATTCAGATGTATTTTGCCCTTTAGGTTCGATGACCGCTGTATTTAATGATTGAACTAATTGATTTACTGGTTCTTTAGATAGATACCAATTCACTAAAGAATTTCTAATTATAGTTCCTAAAGTAATTGGATTACTATTAAGAATTTTAGAAGTTTCTTCATCTATACCTTCTGAATTAAATTTTAAATCAGAATTAGCAGATGAATTTAAAATATTAGCAATATTAGCAACATAATATTTAGCAGCAACTTCCAACATTAATGAATCTTTCTTAAGAGGTTCTGCAAAATCTAATTGTTCAGCTCTATCCTCATCCATTATACCCATAAGTTGAGCATAAATATTTGCTGGTATATTACCAATAGGAGTATTATAAAGTTTCTTAATATTCTCATCTATTTCTATACCCTCAGACCCAGGAATACTTAAAAGAGGTTTTCCATATTCGGTAGCAAATTCAGAAGCAGGCTTAACTATCTTCTCATCGATCCATGATGGTAGACCTTCTTCATTTAACTTGTTTTCATATTCATTAAATCTCTTAATCATTAGATTTTCTTAATTTTGAGTCGCTACATCTTCTTCAGAGAAATCACTAATCAAATCATATATGACTTCCCCCAATATCCAAAATGCATAAATATTTAAAAGAAACATCACAATAGGTCCTGAACCTGGGATTATAATGTTAGATATAGATGCTATAATTGTATCTATAAGAATATACTTTCCAAAATCTGATAAAGCATTTATTAAAATAGCAAATGTAGGCCCTAACATTTCAAATTTAAAAGGTCCATTTATCCCAAAATGTTCAGTTAAGAATTTTGAAGAATATTCAAGTGCTTCATTTCCATTTGCTTTAATATATTCTGAAAATTCCTTTATCCAACTAAATGGTGGCAAATTGTCTAATTTTTGTATACACCATTTATAAAAATCATCAATCATCTGTATAGATTCATCTAATCTTCTCATATCTTTAAAATTAGGAATCTTAATACTAATTAGATTTAATTTAGAATGATTATTTACATCTATTGCATTTTCTTTTATTGCATCTGGTATAAATGTTAATAAGTGTTCTTTAATGTTATTTTGAATTGAATTAACATTATCTGATTCATTAACAACTTTATTAATAGACATAGTAACCTTTGAAGCAAAAACATCACCCTCGATAATTTTCCCGATGGATTCGACAAACATATTGCTCAATTGACCTGTTTCTTTTGTTAATGATTCCCAAATAAATGCATTTTTATCAAACACATCTTCATTTAAAGATTCTTTAATTGAGTTAATCTGTTGATTTATGGATATAGTCATTTGTCTCTTTAGTGATCTATTCCCCGCAAACCATTTATTAGTTTCTATTTTTACACTGTCCCATGCAGTTTGTATACCTTCCATGATTTTATCAACCACAGAGCTTATAGCTGACATTAAATTAGTCCCTAATTCAACTACCCAGTTAATAGCACCCTTCACAGCTTTCTTTGAAGGTTCTATAATATTTTTTTGAATAAAGTTTATAGCATCAGAATACAAATCTTCTTTCAATAATCCCCATTGATCGATTGATAATTGTCTTTCTGATATAAATTCCAAAACAAGCTTTTGCTCTCTTTCTAAATAAATATCTTCATTTCCCAATATACTTTCAGCTATCGGGATATATGAATTATTTTTAAAACCAAAATTATGCAATCTTTGGGATTGAAGATATTGGTCAAAATTTAATATAGTTTCTCTTTTAGGTATTTGCATAGACATCAATAATTTATAGTTCTATATATCTTTTTTCAAACATGTGCTTTCAAGTTATTACCAACGATATTTATCCCTGCCAACGAGATCTACTACTACCAACAGTATCTCTTACATCAACATGAACGAAGTTTGGATAAATCCCTAAACCACCTTGATGGAACGAATCAACATAATTATAAAGTTCACTAGGTGTAACACCTGATATCGTTATATCTGCTGCGTTACCAAACATATGTTGAGATCTTGTAGCTACGCCTTTACTTTTACTTCTACTACGCAATCCAGCATTATATGATGGGGTTCTATATCCTGAATTTATGTTAATATCTTTTCCAAAATGTTCTCTTATCTTCTCAAGTAATTCTATCAAATAAGGATTTATTAAAATTACATCAGATCCGTCTTTACAAGCAAATTCAGATACTTTGAAATTAGGAGAAAGGTTTTTATCACCATCTTTACTGTTGCTATATTGTATAGATTTAGAAATGTATTGTTCAAATTCACTCGAAGGGTAATCAACACCTCTATTTACACCCTCACCCTTTGTAACCGAAGAAGCTGGTATTTGTATCTTCAAGTCTGGTGTTGGGGTGACAACAGCAGGTATTTTAGGTTCTTTAAGAACACCTTTTGTATCTTCTTCACCTTCTTTAGATTCAAATTCCAATAAAAATTTTATGAATGACAATGGAATTTGATTTTCAATCTGTATAGGTAAATTAAAATCTTTAGATATAGTTTTAGCTGCATCTAAAGTTACTTGATCTAAAAGTCCATCTGCACTATGATTCTTGAGGTATCCTAATCCAATCAAAATAGATTGTAGAACTGAAATGTCTTGACTTCTATCATTTACATTTAAGACCTTTAAACCATCTATAAGCTCTTGTGAGAAATATTCTCTAGTTATCTCTTTAATTAGGTCACTCTTCTCTTTTTTATCAGATTTACTTGTAATTAAACCAATAGCTTCTTGTGCATTTTGAATTTGTACTTCGTTTAAAACAAATTCACCAAAGCTGTATATTTTCTTTCTATTCATAAGTATTAAGCTATCATATTTTGAGAATCTACTCTCGACAATTCAAAGTGCATACCGTCCTTTCTTCTATTAAAATGACCACCCCAAAAGAACCCAAGTTTTAGTGCCGCTGGGACTAATTCCCTAACACTACCCTTTTCACCAACAGCTGGGGGCATCTTACCTAAAGGATTACTACGTGTGTTAATGTCAAATGCTATACCGAAAGCATGAGGACTTAAAGTACTTTGAGTTCCCCTAATTACTCTAGGGACAAAGCATCCTGCCCAGTTTTCTATTTTGCTCAAAAGTCCAAGATTTTCCCATTCTTGCCAAAGTGCAAGTATTGGTTTTGCAGCAAGTCTATGGCAACGAATTTTAGTGAGTTTAGGAGGATTTTGTATTTTAGACAATTGCGGTAAATCTATTGTAATAATATTTTCTTTTACAAAATTATTTTGAACAGTAATATAATCACCTGATGCCTTTACCCATACAATTTTTCCGAATAAATTTTCCTTTTCAACTAAATTTAATGAATGTATATCAGTTGGTTTTGGTGGCCAGTTGTATTTACCATCTTTATACTTAGGATCATCGTATGAATCCTTTTTTTTATCAGTAGAAAATTCAAGCTCACTTGATTGATATGTTGTAAATAAATCTATAACTTCTTTAGATATAGGTTTATTCACATCTACTGATACATTAGACTTAGAAGCAAATTTTTTAATAGCTTCCATAGTCGTTTGATCCAGTTGCCCACTCATTTGTGATGCTGACAAATACCCTAACCCTAATAATAAAACTTGAATTATTTTTACATCCTGTGTAGTTTCATTAAAATTAATATCAGAACTACCCTTTTGTAAGTTTGAAGATATAAATCCCTTACTAACCTGTTGAACAATTTCAGATTTTTCCTTTGAGCTTTTGGAATTCTTTAAAGAATCTATAATATCCCTAGGTGTCTCTAATTTCATTTTTTAGATCCTATTATTTTATTATAAACGAAAGGAAATATCGTTGGATCTTCATTTATTAAGTAGTCTGAAAATATTTCAGATGCTTTATCTAAATCACTAGAAATATAATAAGAACCTGGTTTATCTTTAAATTCAACAAACACTGTTTCTAATAATTTTACCTTTTTATCATCAGGAAATTTAGCAAAATTATAAACGATCGTTTTTATTGTGGTAATAACATCATCCTCATTAGTCGAAGATGTTAATATTTCGGAAATTTGAGGTATATTTTTACCTGATATTTTATTCTTTAACTTGTCTAAAACTGTTTTTGAGAAATTAGCAGTTTGTATAGTATTTTGAATCTGTGTAGGCTCAGATTTTTCTTCAGTAGTTTTATTAGTTTCTTCTTGATTTTTAATATCTGATTCAATGTTTGTTATATCATCACTAGATACATCACTCGAATCTTTAAAAAACTTTATCAATTCTTGTATAATCGTTTCATCAGTCCATATAAGATTAGATAATTTAGTCGCTAATGTTTCTAAACTCAAATCTGATTTTATTACTTTTTGATCATCTTTACTTTGAAACATCGTATCCGAAATATTGGATGATTTCAAATAGTCAATCTTATTTACAAGTATGTCTTTTATGAAGTTATTAAGTACCTTTTTCCCACTTTCTTCATCCATGGATTCAAAGATATTTAAAACCATTTTTTGCTTTATATTAGAAGAATCTTTTTTGGCTCTTTTTATAACTCCATTTAAAAATGCTTCTGTTGTAAAGTTACCTATATTTTCCACAAGATCACTACTTAAAGTCTCTTCGGTTTTCTTGATTTCTTCTGGTGTTTCTTTTGGAATATCCTTTACTTCTGGAGTTATTGGCTCAGTTGCTGATACCTTTTGATCTTCTTCCTTTTTAACTTCTTCTTCAGCCTCAACTGAAGCATTAGCAATATCTTCGATTTGATCTTCACTCTTACTCTTCAATTCTGCGTTCCAAGAATCCCATTGTGCTTTTCTGTCAACTGAAGGTTTTCCAAAAATAGCAACAGGACCTTCGATTGATTCTAATTTAAAATTGATTATTTCAGCATTTTCAAATTTATTATTCTTGAATAATTTAAGTAGTGACTCATAAGGAATTTGAACAGCATTCGCTAAAGTAGTCAAGAATATAAAACCAGGTGTACTATTTTGTTGGTCATAATCATATCCTGGATACTTCACTAGAAAATGTGTAACCTGAAAAATAGCATTGTCATAATTTATCTCTTCAGAATCTACATCTCCGCCTTTAATCCAAGACATAAAATCTGAAAAAAATGATTCAGAAACATAACTATCATATACTCTCCTATTACCATATCTATCATAATAGTATTTAGATGAAGATCTTCTTCTTTTAGGATACTTTTCATATCCAACTAAATAATCATGTAAACTATCGATATTAGGACTATATGACTTTGTGAATTTTGGATCCTTAGATTTAGTTGTAGGCATTAATACTACAAGATCACCTTTCCATGTATTCGAATTAACGCGAAACGTCTTCATTGTTTCATAGTTGATAGAATTAATAAAATTCTTTAGATACTTTTCAGTAACTACAATAGACTCTGCCATTTTTTTAAGAGGGCATAAACCAGGTAGCATGTGTTTAGAATCGAATCCAAATTGAGGATTCATATCAAGAAAGTTTTGAATTCTAGATACTACGTTATCTATTTCTTTTTTCTTTCTGTTTTTTAAAAAATCAAAAAATGATTCGCTAACATTCGAATATCTCATAGTTTTAAATTATATTTCTTCGTGGCTCAATACTGCAAATTTTGATTCACCAACTTCTTCAATTGGCATATTCTCTTCAGAACTAATGAATCTGATAGTTGCATCTTGTAATAAATATTTCCCAGCAGGAAATGAATTGTTGAGATTGTTTTTTGTTGTATATTTAATCAAAAGCTCAATCTCTTTAGCATTAGATTTACCAGCCAAATTAGCAATCACAAGATTAATTTGAGCATATTCAATCGAAGGTCCGAATATACCTAAACCTGCTCCAGTAACTGGATTTGAAATGAAAGTCTGACTATCACCATAATCTCTATGTAAAGAAAGAATCTCAATCTTTACTTTATATGGTTTTAATACAACACTATTAATGTGTTTTTTGATAGATTCTAAATCTTCCTTTAAAGGTTCACCCGCTACTGATTTAGCCTCATTGACCTTTTGTTCCTTGTATTCCTTAAAAATTCTCATAGAAGTTTTACAATTTTTTTATAGTTCTATATATCAAACTAAAACCCTATAAAATATAGGGTTTTGAATTTTATACTGCAGGTTCTTCTGTTGCCGCACCCGTATCTACAGGTTCATCTCCTGGTTGATCTCCTGCCTTCTTTTCCTTTTCCTTAATCATCGATCTGTTTTCTTGCAATTCTTCACGAGTTAAGTTCAAGAATGCTTCCATTGCAAAATCCAAATCGAAATAAGAATCGTCTTTTGTTCTAGGAATATTGAGCAATTCATTGATTGCAGATATACGCTTTTGCATAACTTCAACCTTTCTTTGAACTTCAAAACTATTATCACGATTAAACTTTATACCTATACTTGATCTAAACAGGTGATCCCCTTCAAATTCAGGATATTTCATAATTAATTGTAAAACCAAAGGCTTTAACATAACTTCTTGGAATCCAGAACGAAGTCTATTGATAAAGTTACCAAATCTTACCTCATCTCTTTGAATACCATCTGCACCCAAACTCATTGATGCTCCACCATCTGCAAATCGACTTAATGGTATTTTAGATGCTCTTCTAAGTTTTAATTCAAAATATTTTAAGAAATCAGGGTTTGATAAATCAACACCTTGACCACCAATAACCTCAACATTTGGAGAGTTTCCATCTTTCGAAGGGAACATAAAGTGCTTGAAGAATGGGATAGAAGGTCTACCATTGATTGATAAAGTACCATCCGCATCGTTGAAAAATATTTCTTCTTTATAATTATTTAGAATTTCAGATAGCTCTTGCTTTGCCTTTTGTGGAGAATTACTACCGATAGGGATGGTCATCTTCAAACGAAACTGAGCATACATGATATGCCACATAACCTTTGAGTTCTCAATCAATCTCAAAAGATTTAAAGGACGTACAAGACGCTCAACGTAACTTACACGATCCATTTGTAAGTTTTGAGCATAAGCTATATAAATAACTGAAGAATCATAAATAATCCTTGAGGATTCATTTCCAATCTTTTGAATCCAAACTATGTATTCTTCCCCATCTTCACCAACAATAGTTGATAATTCTAAAGTAGCTGGATCTAATTTATTCAAAGCGATAACATCTTCGCCATCTTCATCCGTTACAATTTCGAATGCTAAGAATCCATCTATCAAATATTGTCTAAATAAATTCCAAGCTTTAGTATTATTGTTAAATCCGAATTTCACATAAAGCTTACGGAATTCTTCATGTATAACATCAAGAATTTCTTCTTTTTTATCTTCACTAAGAAATGATTCTAAGCCCTTTGTATCTGGATAGCAGAACCAGTTTTTATCATCATATACAATTGCTTCATCAGCAATCGTATCCAATATCTCTACAACTTCATCATTTAGTGAAAATGAACGCAAGAAATCTCTCTTACCTACATAATTTGAATCATAAATCGCAAGTGCCTTTAAACCTCCGATATCTTGCATAGCCATAGCAGCAAGTAATCTCTGATCCCATTGAGAAGAACCATAACCACCATAAACTGAATGTCCAAGTGCACCTGAGCCACCTGCGTTGGTTTCAGTTTCACCAGCACCTTGCCTTCTTTGAATGATCAAATCATCATAATACATACCGAAAGAAGATAACTTTCTTACATTGTCAGCTGGACCTGATGTAAAGTTATATGTTCTCATTCCATCTTTAGAAACAAAACCTGCCATAATATTCTCTTATTATTATCAATTTGATTGAATTTCGGAAACACTTTTTCCAACTATACCGAATGGTATTAAGAGGGGTATCCATTTCCAATCTTCATAATCTATCGGTATAACGGATCCACTTCTTAGTTTTGACCAAATGAAAGCATCTGATTTTTTACTTACATTTAATCCCATACTACTTATATATCCTTTTAAAAAATCGGTCATTCCTTCTACAGAAAATTGTGATAAATCACCCTTTTCTATCCTTTTAGTATTCTCTTCGATATATCTTCCAAAAAAACTTATAGCACCATCAATAAATATAGCTCTTTGAGTCGAATTAAAATAATTCATATTAATTCCAAATAGCATATTATCAACATTTTTATACTGAACAGTTTCAGTATGGAATACTATTGGGAATACATCAAAGTAACCTCTTTTAGGTAAATTTTTATTGTCATTTATTGCCATATAAATCTTACCAGAAGGTATCATACTCGGTATCATGTAAATCTTATCCTTTATAGGATGTTTCTGCATTAAATACTTCTGCCTGAACCATTCTTGAAGTTCTTCTCCTAGTACTTTACTAGCTTCAGATAAACCGCCCTTTAATGTTTCTACTGCTTCTGCTTTAATCATTTGAATGGCCAGTTTTCTTCTGTTAATACAACATATTTCATGTCTCTGTCCATAGCCCATTTTATAGCAGCTATCTGTTTTGCTTTATTGACAGTATACATTTTCGTTAATTCAGCATGTCGCATTAGTTTCTTATCAGTTATTCGACCTTCTAAAACAGGTTCTCTCGATATTTGTGCACTTGGTTTTATTTCAACAATATATCTATGCCTTTTATTATCATTATCAATAACTTCAATGAAAAAATCTACATTATAAATATGTTCTTTGTGATCTATTGGACTGATGTATTTAATCTTCACTGGTTCAGAACCCCATCTAATAATTTGAGGAGTTAAATCGCACAATATCATAAATTTACGTTCCCAGGAAGAACGAAATATAACTACCCTCGGATCACCTGCATATTTTTCAGGATTATTAACTTTGTAATAACCTTGAACAAATGGCCCACTGGAGTTAGGTTTTAATTTTTTTATGTCTTTCATGAACTAAATTATCTATTTATGATATATATTCATATTTTATGTTACATTGCAATTAAACGATATGTCTGATAAAAAATTCCTAAAACAAGCTAATAATGTATTAAAAGAAATACAAAAAGAGCTGATTAGCCCCGAAGAAGAAGAAGTCTTTAAGAAAGTAGCAGAAAGACTTAATGTTTCATATGAGACTGAAAAGGCAAACGAAGATAAGGAAAATAAAGAAATAAAACCAATTAAAAGGAATATTCTTTTAGATCCTGATACTTTGGTATTTGCAAATCAAGCCTTATTACTAAGAGCTATACTTTCAAATGATATGGCTAGAAAAGAAAATCTTTCAGAATTTGTTAAGAATCTCATCAAAGAAGAGTGGAAAAGGCTTTTCGTTACATATGAAAATATGAGTAATGAGATAGAAAAAGAAAAAAACAAATAATTGAAGTAAATAAAACTGATATATAAAGTAAGCTTAAAATATAATATATTATGAAAACTTTTACACAAACAACAAATCAAATCAGAAAAAAACTATTTGAAATGGATAATGAAGCAGCTAGAGAAACATCTGCTAGAAATTATCTCCAAAAGTTATATGAATTCGATATCAAGTCTATTACTGAATTGAATGAAGATGAATTAAAAGATTTTATCAAAAGTTTAAGAGTTATAGAGGGCTAATATGCTAAAAATACTTAGGTCTTTATTTAATAAGCCAAAGCCTAAGAAAATAATAGAAGTAATTGAGCCTGAAGAATCTCTGAAAAGAGAAACTCATTATTTTAATAGCTCAACTGAGAATGTATATTGTTCTATTATTGGTTATGAGAAATCTTCAGAAGGTCTAGGATTCCAAAGCATTAAAATAGCCTGGAGAAACCCAAGAAGAATAAAAGTTGGAGATTTATTAATAATACATTCAAAAGATTTACAAAAAACTTTACGATTGACAAAAGTTTTAAATGAAAATGGGGATGTCAAATTAGGAATCGCAAGTATGCTTAAATAAAAAGCCCATCTAAGATGGGCTTTTTTCATATAATATTTTTCCTAGGTTTAAGCTATAGTCGCACCTAAGACATTTGTAATAATCCATGTTGTCCCAGTCCAACGGAATTGAGCAGATTGATAATCAAATGGAGAATCACTGAATTGTATAGTTTCAGTCGACAATTGAGTCATATTTACATTATCAATAAATACTCCTGTAACTGTACCTGCCTTAACAATAATCTCAAGCGTTTGACCAGTTGTATTACCAACTGGCAATTCTACTGAAATAATATCTTTAGTGGTACCATTCCAAGTTGTAAAATCCAAAAGAATTGAATGCACACCTGTAACTGCTAAAGTTGCTTGTGTACCATTTACGGTAGCATAAGATGCTGGATCAGCAGCCTCAATAAATGAATTTCCAAAGTCTTTATGAACAATCTCACCATCTAGCACCAACTTACCACTAATATCAAGTTTATTAGAAGCATTGGTTAACATTACATCTCCACCAGTTACGGTGATTCCTGTCGATGCTGTAATAGAAGTAGAAGTCAAACCGCTAGTTCCATTTACAGAAAGATTACCACCAAATACTCCAGATGCTTCACAAGTGAGGAGCGTTGTAGCAATTGGATTAGATCCCCTTTCAACATAAGTAGATGTTACATTAAGGGCACCTGTAGAAGAATTTAAATAACTATCTAAAGCATCGATTGATGTCTTTACTGCTGTAAAGTTATTATTTATAATTATTCTTGAAGCCGAAAACGAGTTCGTAGCTAAAATTGTTTGTAATGTGATAGCCATATTTTTATTGGATTTTTATATTTATACTATATATCTATTCTGAAAATAAATTATTTTTTATTGTTGAGTAATGAAATAGCTATATCCTGAGTTTAGGTCTATATTTGAGCATTCTTCATAAAACCACTCGATACTCATACTCGAAGAATTAATTGCTGCCCAACTTCTTTTTTCAACTAAAATACATTCATATGTATTATTTGTGATTATTTGAATAGGTAAAAACTTGTATTGAACATAAGGATCACTCTCATTATAGATGAAAATCTCTTCGTTCAGTTTTATATTCATAGTTTCAGTAAATGTAAAATTATATGTAGATTCTTCATCAGTTCTAGTAATACTTACCTTACTATGCGGTTTTTTATCATCAGATGCCCTTTTATGAGAATCTTGATTTGTAGCAGTATCTTCAAGTAAACACTTTAAAAGAACAAGGTAAATAATAGCATCGTGGATCCTTTCTTCAATTGGTTCAGATGTAGTAGAAGGCATATTTGGATTTTTACCAATAGCATTCATAATAGACATCGCCTGTTTTCCGAAATATACACCCCATTTTTGGAATGGAGTGAGACCTAATGCCTCTGCGTCCTGACTTTTGAAATTTGAAAGAGCGTCCGAATCTGATGCGTAATCTTTAGCCTTACCGATTTGTAAGTTATAGCATGAATCAAAAAGTTCTTTAAATACCTCTGTCTTTCTTTCATGTGTCATGTCTGTAATCTCGAAAAGTAAATAATTAAATGATAGTCTTAATTGAAATCTCGCCATTTTTTAGAGATGGCAAAGTTATTATGTTTTTTTATGTTTTTAACTGAATCTATAATATAATTAACCAAAATTTCCATCATACCAATAAGAGCAGCTCTTTTAGGTTCATCTAAAAATGTAGCACTTATTGATTTTGTAAATACATTATTTCTATAATCAAATCCTGTATCCTTAATTTCATTTTTTCTGGACAACGCATAATCTTTAAAGGATGGTCTTAAATCACCATCAGTAGTTTTAATATACTTTTCCCAGAATTCGCCATTACTAATTTCGTCTTTCATGAATACATGATTTAATTTAAACTTATATATCAGAATCTACATCTTGATCATTTGATGTATCTTCAGATTCAGCAGATTCATCCGTAATTTCTATTTCAATAGGAGGTATAGTTCCTATCACATTTTTACAAATAAATTCGTATAATTCTTGAGGTATTGTACCTTCAGCTAATGCCTTAGGTTGACCATTTTCATCAATATTGTCCGAACCTAAAAGTTTTTCAAGTTCTTCTCGATAATTTTCAGAGATTTGGAATAAAATAGTCCTCATAGCAGTTTGCTTGAGCATGAATTCAATTTGCTCTGGTAATATACCATCTTCAATATTAATTGATGCTAGTTGCTCATCATCTAATTGCATAATAACATTTGAAGGTAAATCTTTAGGTATTTCGTTTTCCATACTAATTATAATTAAGTTTGTAAAAATCGTATATAGAAGAATTCTGGTTTTTTTCCAACCTTTTGTATAGAGTATTCTTTCGATAAAAGAAAATTAATAGTTTCTTCCTTTGTGTCTTCAACTATATCTAATATAAGGTTTTTATAGATCATAACAATACCTGGTGTTAAATCATCTATAGTCTGCGAAGACGCTATAAGGCATAATGGATCTATAGATTCTAAATATTCAGGTATTTCTTGATATGGTATTAACTTGTGATTTATCTTTAGATTAGATTCATTTTTATACTCTTTTAGTTTTTCAGATAAAAATTTAGATAGTATAACATGTTTCAAACCTATATTATTAAGTTCTTTTAACACTATATCGGAATATTCAAGTTTTCTTATTATAGAATCAGATGTAGTATCTTTAGAAATTGTAAAGGCTCCTATTGATTCTTTAAATTGTCCATAAATACTAGTCGTAGTTCTACCTAATTCGGACATCATAAATAATATCATCTTGTCAATAGATTCAATAACCTTATCTTCAAGAATAACCTTTACCTTATGTATAACATCTTCAATATTATTATCCTTTATCAAATCTTTCTTAATAGAAAGCGACTCACTGAGTATCTTATCTACTTTTATTACCGTATAGAGTTCTTCCTTTTTAAAATTAATATGGTTCTTAAATTTATAAGGAATTATATCTTTAGTATGAATCCTCGCAGTATCTAAATTTTCTAAATCATATTGAGCAATGTTTTTGAAATTGCTTATTAACGACTTAAATCTATAAGATTTTTCCAAAGAGTCATTTTCGGAAAATAATTTATTATACACAGATTTGATAATATCTATCATTCCGCTAGTGGATCCCATGTATAATTAACAAAATTCTCAACATCTGGTTTAGGAGTCCAAAGTGATGCTGACCAACCTAATTCATCAGACCAAACATCATCGTGAACACCCAATTCTACAAATCTATCGTGGATTTGTCTATCGTAGCGTTCTCTGATAAATCTAACTAATCTTTGAATTTCTTGTCTTCTATAGTTTTGAGTATTATCTCCTCCAGCATTCATCCACTGGATATATCCTAACTGTGCGATTCTTACAAATTTAGTCTTTAAGAATGTTCTTATGATTATCTCATAATCATCACAAACACCCAATAAAGCACTGTGGCCATTGATATCTCTATAGATGTCGGTTCTCCATGCTCTGATGTGATTAGGAACGCCTACGATGTGTCTAATAGTCCTTGGATTGATATTACAACTAATGTGGGTCAAATATGATCTATCTCTATACCAATCTACTTTGTATTTACCATATCCCATCGCAAAACCATCACCATACACTACACATTTACCATCTTCTTCATATACTTCTGTGCAATCGGTATAATAGAAACCTGCGTCTGGGAATTGTAAATAAGCTTTACTAATCCAGCTCAAAGCATTTTCAGTCAATTCATCATCATGGTCTAGCTCAAGAACAATTTGTCCTTGACAAAGGTTTGCAGCGTAGTATTTTGTTTCTCCTACTCTACCACTATTTCTACGGCCTCTGAAAATTTTGATACGATGATCAGACTTGGATAATTCAACTAGCATGTTCCAGGTTTCGTTATTATCATCAGAATCATCGAAAATAACCCACTCCCAGTTGTTATAACTGCTATTTTTAAGAGAATTGTATGGACGCATTAATTTATCACCTGTTCTATACACAGGTGTAAAAATGCTAATAAGGGGGACTTTATCAACTCTATCTACCGCAGCATTTATAAATACCCTATATGCCGATTCACCTATATCTACAGGGTTTGCATCCTCTGGGTATGATATCCACTTCCTTCGGTCTTCAAAAGGCAAATTTAACAGATTGACCCATTGGTCATCATTACCAATAGATATTATTACTTGAGGTCTAATTTCTGATAAAATTTCATAAATATTATCATCTGTGGTATATCTGCGAATATCAAATTCAAGTGGCTCCCAAGCACCTACATCTCTTGTTTGTATCGGAAGCGTATCGCCATTTTTTTGAAAAAGGGCTAAAACAGGTAATCCTCTTTTCGAATCCATAATATAAGAATAGATATAAAAAACAATTTATTATTATACAATATACTAAAATTTTGTTTAGAAAATATCCTCAGACTGAGGAACACCCCATTCTCTTCTAGTTAATTTATATTTTGCTGTGATTCTACCTATAGTTACATCATAAACTATTTTAAATCCCTCAACTACAAAAAAACCACTTAAGAATCTATCAACCGTTGGATATAAACTCAATAAAGGTAGATTTGTGTTTTGCTTATTAGCATCTATCTCATCTTTACTCATATAAACTGAAGAGTCTTGAAAATTGTCGGTAATAAAAATTATTATAGGTATTCTTTCCATTTTTATAACAGCAGGATTCCATCCCCATAAATCTATATCAATATACATCTTTTCTAACTCTTTATTATTGGTAAAATTCTGATGAAATGCTAAAGCGTATTTTTGATGTACATTTCCATTCGGTAAAGAATATTGTATACCATTCCAAATATTTTTAAGATGTTCCTTTTCTATTGTTTCATCCTTTAATCCACGTAATCGTATTTTAGTATCTTCTGTACCTGGAGTAGAAAGGGGATTAAATTCTATCATATTTTCTTCAGATATAGTCTTTAATGTATGGTCATAAAAATACATTTTTTTACCATATCCTTGAGAATAAGAGATAGCAGAAGAATTATTTACTAGTTCATAATTTGTTATCTTAAAATTAGAATTCGTACCGTATTCTAGATTTGAAAGGATTAAGTCTTGTTTTTTATTCGGTTGATCAGCATCATCTATCGTTAAATTGGGATCTGCGACATCAAAAACATTTCTTTGAAAGATTGCAAGTGCCTCATCAAATTTTTTAGTTTGATCAAATTGTTTCTCTACTTCAATAAAATTTACATTATAATAAACATCTATGAATGAACGATAAAATGTGTTTTCATTTCTCCAAGAGTGATCCGTTATATGTAATATGAAATCTTTATAAGATTTCCAATCACATATCCATACCATTTCATCGTCCGTAGGATCTTCTATATTCGTTGCAAATCCTAATTGTAACTCACTAGCAACTTTTTTTATTACATCAATTGATGTACCCTTAAAGGCTTTATTCTGTTCAACCCATATTTTTTTTATATTTAAAATACCTGTAATATAAAATATTGTAGACGGTTCCAAATCATTTAAATATGTTGTCTCAACGTGTGTAATCAAATAATCATTTCTTATAGGCTTATAAACATCATTATAACTCCTCAAATAAACTGATGCTATATCACCATCCTTTGGTAGTTTTTGTGCTATAAACTCATTATTTGAAACTATAAGTTTCATATGTAGAATAGGTAAAAAATTAGAGCAATCAATTTCAAATGATGTAAGTTCTACTCTTTTAATTCTATACTCATTGATCAAAATATATGGGAAATCAAATCCCATAACCTTACTACTTTTATATCCCGTGGCAAATGTAAGAGATAGTGCATCATCCTGTTCGGTATCCATATCTGCTAACACTATAGTAGCATTAGATACTGTTCTTATTTTGGTTTTTTCAAAAGCCATTATTGAGGACTATTCAGTTTATTTTTTAAAACTTGACTAATTAATTCAGCTTTACTTATAGGCTCCGTAGAACATTCTGAAGCATTTCGTCCTACTCCAGGTGCAAATCTTACTTTATTGTTAATAACCTCAACCTCGCCATCCCCAAATTCATTAAAGTTAGGGGGTAAGTTGTTAGGTGAAGGTGCTGGTGTATCTGCTCCAAGTTCTCGAAGCTTTTTAAATCTATTCGTTAGTTTTTGAATATTTTTATCTGGTGTAGCAGCTTTATCAGGATTTACATAATTATTACGAATATCTTCATCAGTATCAATTAACTTATCAGCAGGATTTATATTAAGAGAATTACCAGAACTTCTTAATAAGATAATATCGTCAGTATTCAAAGTAAATGGGTTTGAAATATAATTTGTTTTGAGCATTTCTGTAAAGTCCATAGAATTATCAATACCCATCATTAATAAATCTGGACGCATAATCATAGAATTATCCACATAATATCTTTTATCAAAAGTTTCATTCCCAAATGAACTTAACGATTTTGATGTTAAATCAATCTTAGTTTCATCATTTTCAGTAATTTCTAATTTATTTTCTAATGCATCTAATTTTATACTCATATCTATATTAATATTTTATTATTTAAATACTGATCCTATTGGTTGAAATATCTGAGCTTGTATTTTATTTTTCTTATTATCAACTTTTGTTAAATCTGATATTTGTCTACCAGAATTATCTACACTCGTCCTATTAAATGCACCAAGAGTATCCGTATCTTTATTTTGATACTCACTAAAACTATTAAATGTGCTATACGATTGATCCACATTTACGGTTCCTTCTTTATATGGATAATAAATTCTACCGCCGCCCCCATTAAATATGGATTGAATATCACTCGCATCTCTAGCTCTGCCGTGTTCTAGTGTACAAGAATACTTGAATTCAGTTGGAAAATCATCTATAGACAATTCATCGTTAAATTCCATATCAGTTGTTGTACACCATAGATTACCCATCATCATAATTGGGGCAAATGGATTCCCAACCTGTAAATGCCATTCTCCAGTAGGAGCACCAGTTAATTCCGCTTTAGTTTGTTCTAATACTGTTCTCTGAAGTGCTTTCATTTTATCATTATTAGCAAAAAGATATTGTGCCGCTATTTCTGTCAAAGAACCAGTATTTTCTGGTTTTGCTAATGCACTTAACCCTTCATTAATAAATGTTGTAAAAAATTGTTGAACTCTATCCGATACTGCTTTTGCTCCACCACCAATTTGCTTACTTAGTTCGTCTTTTAATTTAGATGGATTATTTAATTCTGACAACAAAGAAAATACAAGTTCCGTTCTAACTAGTGGAAAGTTAGCACGATCTATAAGAAACCTATTCTCTCCACCCCAAAATAATGCATGGTTATAAGTTAATGCTAACATATTTGATAATATATCAAGCATAGCTGCCTTTTGATTAACATTTTCAATGGTCTTTGATGAATAATCAAAAGTTACTTTAAGATTATTCTGAGTAAATACTAGTCCTCTATCTCTAATTTTAGCACCCGTTATAACATTAACAGGGCCATAAACTAAATCTTGAAGTGGTCCTTGCTTCCAAGGATCATAAGCAGATGTCCAATTACGTAAGGCACCTATATCTGAACCAGTTCCTGATAAAATAGAAAGTAACTTGATACCAGTTTCTTCCGCACTTCCACTTTTTGCTCCAGATGAATTAAGAAAACTTTCAGCCTCATCTAATTTAATAACTTCATTATTTTGCCCAGCACCCTTTACATCCTTTGTATTAATTTTAATATTCATTTTAGTAAAATTACTCAACTTATTATTTGAAGCATCTAGATATGTTAGGGCTTGAGCAATTGGTTTTCTTAATGGCGATTCGGGTCCCTCGGATTTTATAGCAACTCTAAGTTCATCATATACAGGAGCCATAAATCTACGAAGTGTAATCAATCTGTTATTATTAAATGGATGATAATGTTTCATATACAGAAAATCACCATAAGAATATCTTCTTTCAGGTTGATTTGCTCCAGGTCCACCTTCAGAATAATGGCTAATTATAAGACTTGTAGATGGGTTCTTATATTGTGCGTAATCAGCCATTCCAAAATAATCAATGGATCCTTCTTCAGCATTTAAATCAGTTATAGGGTTTGAATTTTCATTAGTACCATCCATTATAGAATGGTATCTTACTAAATAATAAGGATTAATTAAACTTGGAAATCCTTGTAATGCTCTGGCGGATGATCCTTGCGGATTGTCTTGATTTACTGAAGTACCAACAGGTTTAAGCGTTTTAGCCTCTGGATTCGAAGTAATTCTAGTCAAATCTAAGTTCGTATCACCAGCTTGACCACCACCCCCTGAACCTGTAAACCCTGCAGTTGCGTTTGAAGCTGAACCTGGATTACTTTGTTGTCTCGCACTATTTGCAGCATTCAGTGCGTCTTTAGCTTTATCCGTAGCACTACCAGACCCTGTATTACCTGTTAATGAATTATATAAATCAGTTACAAAACCAAACATTCCAATTAGTTATTTTATATCATAAGAAGACCTACAACAAGATCTGCTTTAATATTATTTTTCTTCAAAATTTCACTCACGGACTTTTTTATGTCTGAAGTATATTTTGGAACGATATACACTATATCCTTCTCTGTTTCATATATTTTCTCAAGTAATAACCTCTCTAGTTCTCTTGATAAAATAAAATATCCAGCATCAGATAAATTACCATTTAAATCATATCCTAAATCTTGAGCAACACTGAATACATCTAGATATTCGACATTCAAACCTCTAAAACGTTTTTTTATAACTTTCAAAGTACCTTCTTCGATAGTTACAACGACATTTATATTATTATTGTCGAATTCTTTATCTAGCATCTTATTCTCCCTTTTCAACTTTTGTATGTATATTTAAAAGGAGTTTAAGTCCTGATGCAGCCGCTATAGAATCACCCAAAGTTAATAAAATACCAATCGGTAAAATCACAACGTCATTACTAGAAAGTAGAGAAGAACTGTCACCCATAGATTCAATATCTAAACCCCATACACATTCTGAAGAATCCAATATTTCATGACTTCTCCAGAATCCTAGATGTATAAAATTGTCTTCTTTTACTTTCCATCCATTTGACTTACAGAAATCAATTGCTTCATGTAATTGATTTAGGTTTTCTGTGGTATATTTAAATAAACCCTCGGATTCTTTTGGAAGTATTACACCTTCTATAATACCATTCTTTATTATAAATGGTAAAATTCTGCCATAGTTTTTCTTAAGCCTAATTGTTTTAAAATTAGATTCATTATGGATAGAAAATTCTTCACATGAATAAACTACTTCGCTAATTGGGTTATCTGTATATTCTGTTTTTTTCATTAAAAAAGATTATTGTGATTTTTCAAGTATAATTGTTTCAGGTTCTTTATATATCTGTTTATTTTCAAACTCCTGATTTATTACACTATTTTCTTCACTTTTATAATAAAGCATAAGTTTCTCTTTGATTGACTCTTTAACTTGATCGATTGTCAAATTATTCATAATATGTTCAATAACATAATCGATAGCATTATCATAAGATTCATCAATGATATTAAAAAATTCCTTTTTAACTAGATCTATATTAATATCAATTGTAATAGGAGTAGGATTTTTCTTTCTAGATGCCAACAATTCTCTTAATGGGCTATTAGGAAGACTTGAGCTAGAAGTTACTGCCTGAACAGGCTTAGGTTCAGGTTTAGAAGCTTTAGGTTGATATACAGGTTCTGTAGGAATTTCTACTTCTTCAACAAATTCATCACTGATACCTATATCTGCAATGAACTGACTTTCAAGATCTTCTAATAAAATATTATAACCATCACTCATAGTTAATTGGATTTCGCCATTATTCATATCACATCCAACTACTTCTACAATAGTACCGAAATTTTTACTAGTAATATACTTAAAAGTTTTACCAACAACCTCTCTTTTTACTGTTTCCAAAATATCTTGTGGGTTTGTAGGTACTGCTGGTTTATTATTATTTTTAGCCGCCTGTAGTTTCTTTCTCTTCTCCGCTTCTCTCTGTCTCTTTCTTTGCTCAATAATATGTCTATTTTCTTCAGTAAGCAAATCAAAAGGGGGCACTGACTCAACTTTTGTTAAAGGGTTACCATCTTGACCTATGATTACTGCTCGATCTACGCCTTGTGACTCATAATGACCAGTTCCACCAACTGGCATCATCCTTGCACTTATATCGGGCATACCGCCCATATTACTATTTGAGGGTGTAAAGCTCATAAAAATCCTTATTATTTATTATGAAATTATTCTTTCGCCAAATTTCTGTTTGTATTCTGCTTTCCAGTCATCTGCATATCCCAATTCTTTGTAGTTCTTGTAATGATATGCGAATCTTTCCAATGTTTTTAAAAAGTGATCTCGAATATTATCTTTATGTATTTTTTCTAGAATATCAGCTTGAATCCTAAACACATGATCAATACCTACGATTTTCCAAACTAGATATTCTATGTTTGTTTGGAGATTATAAGAGTATTCAATATCTACAGGATACCAACCATCAGGTTCCAACCCATGCATAACCTTTTTGGTTAAAGGATTTACATTGTTCAAATCGTATAATGTAACTATTCTTGACATATTCAATCTATAAATAATACAACTTATCTTATATATCTAAGATTAAATTTTGTTGAAAATTTTGTTATTATGATAATAAATATTAATTTTGCTAAAATTATCATTGGGTCATATTATGTCTTTTAAACCAAGTGTTTATCAAGAAGCAATTTTTAATCATATAAAAAATTCAAGTCAAAATGCTGTTATTGAAGCTGTCGCTGGTTCTGGTAAAACAACAACTTTAATAGAATCTCTGAAAATTGCAAATACTGATAATGTAATATTTGTAGCATTTAATAAACATATAGCTGAAGAACTTAAACCTAAAGTACCTAAAGGCGTTAGAGTATCCACGATGCATTCTTTTGGATATGAACAGATATTACGTACCTACGGGAAAATTAATATAGATCATTTAAAAGTTAAAAAAATTATACAGGCTAAAGCAAAGGATTTATATTTAGCATTTTCTGAAAATAAGAATGAATACGCTGAAGATCTTTCTAGTCTCGTTGATTTATTAAGATTGAACCTATGTTCTTCCGTAGATGAGGTACTAGAAGTAGCATATAAGCATTCTTTGAATAATGCTTCTGATAGTTTGGTAAATGATGCTTTTATCATAATGAAAGAAATGAATAGAACACGAGATTCTATTGATTTCGTCGATATGATTTATATACCAGCATCGGAGGACATAAAGATTAAAGAGTTCGATTTGGTTTTAGTAGATGAATGTCAAGATTTATCAAAAAGTCAAATTCAACTTATGAAAAAAATGAAATCCACAGGTGGTAGGATTATTGCAGTTGGTGATAGAAATCAAGCTATTTATGGGTTCGGTGGAGCAGATAGCCAATCTTTTCAATCTTTAACTCAAATGGAAAATACGATACTACTACCTCTAAGTATATCGTATAGATGTAGTAAATTTGTTATTAGAGAAGCACAAAAAATAGTTCCAAGTATAGAATACTCTGAACATGCTATTGAAGGTATAGTTAATCACAATGGATTGATGAGAAATATAAAGGATGGTGATTTTGTCCTTTGTAGAATGAATGCACCTCTAATATCAACTGCTTTAAAGTTCTTGGCATCTGGATCAAAAGCGAGTGTAAAAGGTATTGATATTGGATCAAGAATCATTAGTAATCTTAAATCAACTAAAGAAAATGATTTAAAAAAATCATTACTTATCCTTAAGACTAAATACTTTAGAGCAAAAGAAGAACTTGAAAATTCAAATGATAGGAAATCTAGAGTTAAATTGATGTCATTAGAAGATATGCTCAATGCAACTCAAATACTTTCAGTAGGATGTCATACGATCGATGACGTAAAGCGTAAGATTAATGATTTATTCAGTGACACTGAAACTAAGGGCGTTATATTCTCATCCGCACATAAATCAAAAGGTCTTGAAGCCGATAATGTACACATACTTAAACCTGAACTCATGCCACTCAAAAATGTGACATTAGACTGGGAAAAGGAACAAGAAAATAACTTACATTATGTTGCCATAACACGATCTAAAAATACTTTAAGTTATATTCAAGATTCTATATAAGCTTTGATCCTTTAGTATCAGGGTCATCTGTTATTACAAATGCTTTATTAGCATTTACAACAATACCTAATCTTCTCATAAATGATCTATTTATCAAAATCGGAGTAGTTTTGGTCGATCTATTTATTGGAGAGAATTTTACATTTTTAACCAAAACATCATTAAATACTACATCTATTTTGATTATAGGTCTTTCATGTATTACTTCTCCAACTTCTGTTTTTGAATACTCTACAATATCATTAACAAATGTTTTATCACCAATGCTCCAAATCAATTTCCCATCCTTTTCTTCTATCTTATCTGCGTGAATACTACAGGATTTAGAGCTATTTCCAGTATCAAATTTAGCTACGAGTTCACCTATACCAGGTATAGAGATATTTTCAAGATATCCTACTTCTAAATTATAATATGACCAGTTTGATTTATTTGTTGCATAATCAATAATCTTTGTAACTATAGGTTCACCTAAAACCTTAGATATACCTTCAGTTCCAGGAGATGAATTTACTTCTAAGATATAAGGTTTATTTGTGTTTTTATCAATCATTATATCAACACCTGACCAATGGCAACCAACTGCAGTTGTCGCATCAAACGCTAATTGCTCAAGTTCAGGTGTAATCTCATAAGAATCAACTTTACCACCTAAAGAGTAATTTGTTCTAAAATCATCTTTTACGGATTCTCTTTTCATACAACCTAATATTACTCTATTACCTGATTTTTCTTTTAATGGATTAAATTTTTTAACCAATACTTGAATCCTAACATCAAAATCAGCATCGATTTTTTCTTGAATTAGAATTTCACTATCTGGATCTAACTTCTTAATTGTTTGATATACAGACTTTAAAGATGCATATGAATCTACTATCGATACACCTATACCTTGTGTTCCAGATATTAATTTTACTATAAGTGGGAATTTATTACCTACTATTTCTAAAGCAGTATCTAAGAACTTTATATCAGGTACTAGTGAATACTTTGGAACTGGTAAACCATACTCTTCCAGTATTTGTGATGTAATATATTTATTTTCACAAGTTTTAATAGAATCCAAAGAATTTACTATAAAATATCTTGCCTTCTCTAATTGATAAAATAATCTACGAGTATGTGAATTTTCTATAACCCCTCTTCTTGGAATAATAACAGTAGTATCTGGATCAATCAAAATTCTTTTAGAGTTATAGATAATTAGATGACCGTTATATACCTTTTCTAAAAGTGCATTATTGATATCAATAACATGGCATTCTAACCCTCTTTCTTCACAAACAGCTTCAAAAGATTTAGTAGTAGGGCTACCATTTGATTTTCCAGTAAATATAATTACTTTAATAGCATCTTGTTTCGATTCATTCAGAAAGGAAGAATAATCTAAAATGGTTTTAGTTTCCATATGGGGATAAGTATAAATTTCTCATCTATATATCAAAAAATATAAAAAGAAAAAGCCCAGAAATTATCTGGGCTTTAAATTATTTAATTTTAATCTCAATTTCTTTTGATTTCTCTTTAATTTTAGGGATCTTTAATTCAAGAACTCCATTTTCATACGATGCTTCGATCTTACTACTATCCACACCAGAAGCTAACTTAAATTTGCGTTCGTATATACCAGTCCTGATTTCCGATAAATGTTCTTTATCTTTAGATGCTTTGTTAAGTTCTCTTTTAGCACGAATTTTCAAGATAGAACTTTCGAAAGAAATTGAGATGTCTTCTTTCTTAACACCTGGGATTTCAGACATAATGTACCACGCATCATCACTCTCTGCAATATCTGTTGCAGGTATATACAAATAGCTACCTTTTGAATCTTGCATGTACATGCGTTCTGCCAAATCCATTTGGCGAAGTAGAGATGAAATTGAATCTAACATAATATAATGGGTTATTTTTAATTAGTTCTTATTGAACTACATACATATATGGCAAAAGTGTGCCAAAGTTCTTTTTTTTGATTTTTTAAGCCATTAAGTCATACATCATAAAAAAATTGTCAGAGCGTATGACAACTTTTCTCAATAAATACCTAAAATGTCTTAGGAGAAATATATGAAAAACACATATTCAGTAGGATTAATTACCTATAATAATGTAAATAGATTCCAAGAATGTATTTCTTACATTCCTAATTTAGATTCGAAACCATTCATAGTTGTCAATGATGGAAATCCCTATGATCCTAAAGAATATAGGGATGACATGATAATTCTACAGAATAAAAATAATAAAAAAATTGCAAAAAGTAAAAATCATATCCTAAAATATCTCATGACCTTTGATACTGATTGGATTTTTATTATCGAAGATGATATGAAAATAAAGGATCCTAAAGTATTTGATAGATATATTGAAGTAGCTAATGATAGTGGGATATTGCATTTTAATTATGCTTTACACGGAAAAGATAATTGGAATGAAGAAAAAACTGACCCTATACCAAGATTAGTATATTCAAATGGCGTATCTCTTTATGAATATGCTGGGGGGTGTTTCCAATTATATCATAGATCCGTAATTGAAAAAATAGGTCTATACGATGAGTTCTTTAAAAACGCTTGGGAACATTTAGATATGACATATAGAGCTACATTATCTGGATTTCACACTCCATATTGGTTAGCATCAGATATTACAAATTCTCATGAATTTTTAGAGCAAATTGATGAAGAAGTAGAATCTAAAATAAGCTCAAATAAACATAATCCCTATTATTACGAAGGATTATATTATTGGAAATTTAAATATGGTAAGTGGGTGAGTGATATTCCAGATTGGATTAATGAACAATACCACCCAGACGAAATAATGAAGATGTTTTATTATAGACAATATGAAGACTTATCAAGATTGTTTTTCAATTATTATAAAGCAGATAAATGCTTATATTTTGATAAGGAATTTACAAATGGACATGTTTTTGAAAATGTCTGGGGATTCGTAGATAGAAATAACAAACCTATTCTTTACACAAAGTAGATTCTGTACACTTTGCAATCCAGTAAGAATCTGCTATATCATCTATAGGCTTAATCCAATTTTTCGTTTTCTTGAAATATGTTATTTCACTATTTAGTTTATCATATAATTTCAAATTTAAACCAGTTAGTTCTACATCCAAAAACTTTTCAATCATTTGATTTTTATCAAACTTTCCACTCCCCGCTTTGGCTTTAACAGTATTTGCAGCAAAGAAATAAACATTATTTGATCCATATTTATTAACTAGACGCTCCCTTAGAATATACTGATAGCCTGCTATTTCCGCTAATCTGTTAGAACTTGCTCCAAATGCTAAATTTTCTAGACCTATTGCATCTATATCTGGAGGAAGATTTTGAATTAGGCATTCAGATAATATAATTGCATTTGTTGTAGATACTCGTTCTCTTTCGGTTACACTTGTACCATTTTGCACATCCAAACGCTGAATATCAATAATCGAAACTTCAGTATCCTGAAGATTCTTATGGCCTTTTGATTTTTCTTTGGGGAAAACCAAAAATGAACATTCTTTAGTTATTGTATCATAAATACATACAGACGGGTGATTTATCGAAAAATCTATTCCTGCTATTTTCATTTACTCTGTGATTCCAAAAGTTTATTAAATTCTCCAAACGATGAAACTGAAGATTCAGCTAATTTTATCATACTAGCCGCATCTATCCTTACTCTCTTTCCATTATGTATAATGAATACTTTTTCTAAATTACCTTCATCACTCACTATGCTAACTATTCTACCTCGAATAGGTTTTTCATCCTCAAGTCGCTTCCCCGATACATAGTCTCCGATTTGAAATCTAGTTAATATCCATTGTTGAGCTTTATCTTTTTGGAATTCTAATTGTCCTCTATTATTAATTCTACCTAAATCAAATGCAGGATTCTCGTGACTTAAACGAGAATAATTGGATCCCCATCTGTTCAAAATATCAGATGGTGTCCAGGTTGATCCTGCAGTTTTTAATGATGATGTTACTTGTGGCATAATTTATAGTATTTTATTATCTTATCCTGTTACTTGTACTACTCTTGCTGAAACTACCCAATTAATGTTCTTTCCTGCTTCTCCAGTAGCTTGAAATAAAGGACCGCCTGATGTTGCATCAGCAGTCACATTTATATCCCATGCGTTATTATCTTCACCGATGATTTTTTTATCTACAGTTCCCACTAAAGCGACACTCGAAGCTAAAGAACTTCTATCCATAGTAAAATATAATTTATATCCAGCTGATTCTCCATCAGAATCAGTTCTTCTCGCCACAACTAAACATTCCACAGTCCAAGTTGAATCAGACGGAATAGCGGCTAAAAGTGAACTACCATCCAAATATAGGCTTACGGCTGAACCATTAGTAGTTGTACCCCTATAAATTAGATTCATAGTTTGAGCATCGCCAGAAGTAGAAAAAGACCCAGAGGCGAATGCTATTTCTCCATGATTCGTTGCCTTAGCTTCATAACCCATGGCGGTACTATAATTACCCTGGGCACCATTATTTCTTCCACCAACTATCGTAGAATAATTACCACTCGCTACTTGAACAGAATTAGATCTAGATGACTGTAAATCAACAGCATTGGATCCTCTCTTATCACCACCTGTTGAAGTACCATCAGGTAAATTCACAAGAAATGCACCAGTATTTTTGGGCTGTATAACTGCATCGATACTTGGACTAGCACCAGTTGCTATAAGTCGAGATGCATGTATTGGTGTATTCGGTGATGTTGTGTTCAAACTTGGTGTAAACCCATCTAGACTACCCTGGTTACCCTGGTTACCTTGAGTTCCTTGCGTCCCTTGTGTTCCTTGATTACCCTGATTACCTTGAACTCCTGGATCACTTTGAGGTCCTTGTGTACCTGTACCCTGTGTCCCTTGAGGACCCTGACGACCTTGATTTCCCTGGTTACCTTGATTACCCTGGTTACCTTGATTACCTTGTGCGCCTTGAGCTCCTTGAGCCCCTTGCGTACCTTGATTCCCTTGAGCACCTGTAATACTTTGAGGACCTTGGGTACCAACATTACCTTGATTTCCCTGGTTACCTTGACGACCTTGATTTCCCTGGTTACCTTGATTTCCCTGGTTACCTTGACGACCTTGAGCACCCTGTGCTCCTTGTCTTCCTAATAAGCCTTGAGGACCTAATCCACCTTGAGTACCTTGGCGACCTTGACGACCTTGATTACCCTGATTACCTTGACGACCTTGAGCACCAATTTGACCTTGAATACCTTGAAATCCTTGTGTACCTCTATTACCTTGAAATCCTTGTGTTCCACTTCCACCCTGTCTACCTTGCACACCTTGAATTCCACGTATACCTTGAGATCCTTGAATACCCTGGATACCCTGGATACCCCGTAGTCCTTGAGTACCTTGCGTTCCTTGATTACCTTGGATACCTCGAACGCCTTGGTTACCTTGAGATCCAGTTATACCTTGGAAACCTTGAGAACCAGATATACCTTGAATTCCACGTATACCTTGAGATCCTTGAATTCCTTGAGTACCTTGTTGACCTGGTGTTCCTTGAACTCCAATACCAATAGTTCCTTGGGTGCCTTGAACACCTTGGGTTCCTTGAACTCCTTGCGTACCTTGTGCTCCGTCCATAGTGTGTTTCTTATTATTATTCTACACTATATATCAAAAATTATTTTATCTTAATTACCTTTTCTAAAATATAGATATATAATGTATAATTATTATTTTCAATTTTAAGGAATACATTTTATGACGGAAGAAGAAGCAAAACAAATGCTATCTCAAAGAGATGCTGAATTTAATTCTGTAAAGGAAGTGGGAGAAGATATTAGATTAGGTTCACCTACAATCCCACCACCTAAACCTAAGCCAAAAGCAGTTCAAACAGAAGAACCTGAACCAGTAATGGAACAATCTATATCTGAACCTGCTATCCGTACAGTTCATTCTAATTTTGATATTGGTTGGTATGAAGTACCCTTAGATTCTTTACCAACAAAGGGTTTATTTTATCCTAATGAATCCCGTCTTTTAATTAAGCCAGCAACGGTTTCAATCATTAGACATTTTTCTACAGTTGATGATACAAATCCTTTAGAATTAAACGATGCATTCGATTATATCCTTGAGAATCTTGTAAGATTTAATGTTCCAGGTATGCCATCATCTTACAAGAATTTAAAAGATATTGACAAGTTATCAGTTATTTTACACGTAAGAGATGCTACGTTTAAAAATGGAGAATCAAAAATAGTTAGTGATATCACTTGTTCATGTGGACATACTGATGCTAAAACTTTAAAATGGTCAGATTTTGAATTTTTCAATTTCAATCCTGAATTAATGCAGTTTTATAATTCAGAGAATAAAATATTTCAAGTTAATTTCAATGATCCTATGCAATCAGATGTTGGATTAACCTTGCCTTCAATAGGCATGAGAAATTTTGTTCAGAGATATGTTACTAATAAAATTAAACAAAAGAGAACATACGACAAGTCTTTTGCAAATATAGCTCCATTTATTATGGATGATTGGTCATCTATAAATGAATCGTTGTATGATCAACAACTCGAACAATCTTCAGAATGGACGACATATCAATTTGCAGCATTTGTTAGAATAGTTGATTTAGTTAAAAAATCTACAACCTCAAGAATAAAGCACAAGTGTACAAGTTGCGGTGCAGAGGTCACCGCCCCAAGTAGCTTTCGAGGAGGAATTAAATCTCTCTTTATTCCAGACTTACAAAGTATCACTAGACAGGCTTGAAGATAATCTATTTACCTTGTCTAGATTAGGTATGAGCTTGTTTGAATTAGAAGAAGTTCCATATTGGAGATATGAGACTATAATAGAAAAAACAAATCAATGGTTTGAATCATTGAAACAAGCAAAGCAAAATAGAACAAATGGTAAAGATCAAGTCACTACTATTTTTGATATAAATGTAAATAAAAATCCGAATCTATGGACAACGAATTAATAGAAAAACTCATCAGTTCAGATGAATTGATAGTTAAAACAATAGAAGAAAATTCTCAATCATTAAATGTATTGATTGATGGATTTTCTTCTATTATGTCCATGACTACTATTGATGGTGATAAATTAGAAAAGCAAATAGAAGAACAAAGTGAAAAAGAAGCTGAAACTATTAAAGGGACTTTAACAGAAAGTATAAATCAATCATCTAGTTTATCCCTCGAACAAGTTGCAGAAGCTGAGGCATCAGTTTCAGAAGGATCTATATTATCCGATGAAACAATAAATAGTCTTATAGATGTCATATCAAATGTACAAACCGTTTTAGAAAATCTTAATACTGAAAGTTTATCTACTGTATCAACTGAAACAACACCAACTACAGAAGTTAATACAGGAAATTTAACTCAAGTTATAGATGATTTTAAAACGCTTTCAAATTTAAATTGGTGTACAGATTGGTTGAAATGCTTAGAAAAGATAATAGAACAGGCAGATGTAGTTAAAGAAGCACTAGGTTCTATACCGAGTGATAAAAAGGTTTCTTTAGGTATAAATGAAGATGACTTAAAAAAAGTAGATCAATCGATTCAAAAAGTAAAAGAAGATATTTCAACGGATATAAATCTTTCAGTTGCTAAAACCGAAATGATCGAACAGGCTACTCAATCCCCAGCATCATCAGAACTTTCAACTGGATTTTTAAATAATTTTTCAGATTTAACTGAAAAAATAAGTTCATTTACAGAAAAAGTTGAAAACAATACGGTATCTCAAGAATCTTTCGTTAACAAAGTAAATCAGTTCTCTGAAACAACAAGTAAAACAATAGAGAATACATTTACTTCATTTAGTGATACTACAAAAACTATTCTTGAAAAACCTAATACCTTTGAAACACTTCTACAAAGTAAAGTAATAACTGAAACAAAGCCACCAATGGAAATTGGAGTTGGGTTTGAGGAAATGGTAAATATGCCTATGCCTCCTTTGAATCAACCAGCAGTCCCCATGCCCCAACCTCCACCACCAGCTATTTTAGGTTCAGAGCAAGGTACTGCAATGTCTCAGTTGATTCAAGTGTTACCTATGCCACCTATGATAACTGAAATAGGTAAGGAATCAGTTTTAGAACAAGGCACACCAACTACAAGTGCAGTAAAGCAAGAAGTGGTCAATATACCGCCACCACCACCTCTAATTAGCCCAGAAATGTCATTTGAGGGATTATTAGGTCAAATACCAATGCCTGTCATTTCTGCACCACTAAGTCCTTTAAATATCGAAGATCTTTTATCTTTTAAAAATCCAACGGTAGAAACGACTAATATTTCAACAGAAATTAATAAAGAAGAAATAATTCCTTTAGATTTAGAAAAATTGTTTAATTTTGAGCCGAAGGTAATACCTGGTGGTACAATTAAAGAAACAAATACAAATTTTATAGGATTGCAAGAACCAGTAGGTTTTGAACAATTAAGTAATATGGGAACAACTTTAATTCCGCAACAGATAGAAAATATGGGATTTCAGATTGAAGCAAATCCAGAATTATCTGGAATGCAGATTAGTCCATTTACTGGAACACCTGAAATTGGAACAACAGCAAATGAAACTTCAGTTCAGAACATTCAAAATCTGCCAATATCGAGTTTCAATCCTTTTGAAAATATGTTTCCTATGAAAAACCCTACTACTGCAGTAGGCTCAGTCATGCCAGAATCTACATTAGAAAAACCAACTAATTTATCTTCTAGTATTGAAGAAATATTTATAAAAAATCAAGAATCACCACAAATTAATTTAGGAAATGCTATTTCAAAAATTCAAAATGAAATGCCACAAGCACCTTCTGAAATAGCGGCTTCTACAGAAGTAATGATGAATGAAGTAAATCTTCAACCTTTGGAATCTACACTATCATCGTCTATCACATCTTTAGGAGAAAATTTAAAAAGCTCAACACCTGCTCAAGTAACTCCAGTTACAACTGAAGGTGAATCAAATAATAATGTAATGAATGAAGTTTTAAATATGTTAACTAAACTCGATTCGACACTACAGACACTTTCTTCTTCGCAAGGAAGAAATATAGCTATACCATCATTAGGAAATTCTCTCAGTGATGCTCAGGCTAGAATGATAGGAAGACAGATAGCAAATGAATTAAAAGACAGTTTTTCTAGATTGTATAATTAAAAAAGGAATTAATAGTGAATAATCAAAGTTCATTCAAAGGTAATTCTAAAAAAGATGACCCTAGAATAAATAATGAGATCATCTCTGAAACAGTTAGAGTTCTCGATGAAATTGGAAATCCAATTGGAATTATGAGTGTCCAAGAAGCTCTTACGATTGCTGAAGAAGAAAACAAGGATTTGATTGAAATATCACCTGAAGCAAAACCGCCAGTCGTAAAAGTAATTGAATACGGCAAATGGAAGTATAATAAGATTAAAGCTACTCAAAAAAATAATAAAGATAAGAAAACTACTAAAGAAGTTCGTTTTTCTATAAACATTAGTGATAATGATTTAAAAACTAAAATCAAAATGATAGAAAAGTTTTTAAAACAAGGTGATAATGTTTTAGTAAAAGTAATAATGAAAGGAAGAGAAAGAGTTAGAGAACAGTATGGTACAGATAAAATGAATAAAATTATATCAAGTTCTAAAGACTTTTATAAAAGTATATCTGAAGTCAAATTAGACAAAAACACTATTCAGTGCACAATGTTTTCTTAAACCATTGGAAAATCAATTAGATTCAACCAATCCTCTTTATTATCTTTAAAATTATTCCATGTTAAATCTTCGGGTTTAACATGGATTGTTTTTTGTGCCCCCCTTTTTATTATACCTATACCATGATCGATATCAAATACATACATAGTTAAATCACTAAATGATCTAAAGTGCACCCAAGCTTTCCATACATCTCCAGTCCAAACCTTTGATTCTCTCGGAACTAATTGCTCCCTCTCCCTAGAAGGTAAACAATCATGTACCATAATGATACCACCTGTATTTAAATATTTTAGAGAATTTTGTATGTCTTTTATGACTTGATCCTTTTCATGTAATCCATCAACAAATATAAAATCGAAAAATAGATCATTAGAATTAAAGAAATCATCAGATGTCATTTTATGAGTAGCAGATCTTGCATTATTATCAGGATCAACACTTAATTTATATAAGCATTTTATTTGATTAAAGTTTTTACCGTCTCCAGTACCAATCTCTAAATATGATTTATACTGATGTTTCTTTATGTAATTATTTATTAATAAGGTGTGCATATCTCCTAAATCCTTCATATGGTTTTAATAATAATATAGACAAACTAAATTTATTTAAAACATAATTAAAAGAAAGCTGATCACGTATAGAATTATTTTTTACCTCATTCCACCACGCTTCATTAAATTCTCTCATATATGGAGTATTTTTTCGTATCAAAAAACCACTCGCTATCATTCCATTATACTCTGGATAATTATCACTTCTATACTTTTGTATTTGTTTAAATATTACTTGAGGATCGTCTTTTTTTAGACGAATACATTCATTAGCTTCTTCGTAAATACAATTTCTATCGGGATGTTTCCAAGTCACTATGTCATAATTAAAATCAAATTTACTATTCAAACATTCAAAATTTGAATCTATCCATATAGAAAAATCATGTTCTGGTAAATATTTATGTGGATTTAATTTTATTTCTCTAGCTAATAGTCTAGGGTTTTTATTATTTGAACAGCTAATTCTATAAAATGGATAATCTGAATTTATGATTGTTCCAGTTCTATCATAGTTTCCTATATTAGCTGTATAAATAATTACTTTCATTTTAATAAGTGTTTTGTACTTTTTATACTTCTAGAAAAATCTCCGCCTCTATACCAGTGATATACATATACACCATTCATTCTATACATTATTTGGTTTTGAGACAATGCTTTAAAATAAAATTCATTATCAATACCAAGCATTCCATTTTCTCTAAATCCCCCAATATCTCTCCAAACCTTTTTACTTATTAATATTAATACCCCACTCATAGCATTTACTGGATCTTGAATTTGTGTAACTGAATCATAGTAGTTATTAAAAAGTTGCAAACCTACTTCTCTATGATATTTCATATCATTTGTTTTTGGATCCCCATACAACTGCCAAGGACAACCTACTCTATTAGTATAACATGTAAAAAATCCTGATTCAGGATATTTTCTTACTATATCTTCTAATTGTTTTCCAAAAAATGATGTTGTAAAACAAGCATCTGCATCTAAAAAACAAACAAAATCGCTTTCACCTACTAAGTGCATAGAAGTATTATATGCAGCTCCTACATTTTTTCCAGTATTCCAAGGTATAATGTAATGTATCATATTATTCAAAATAAAAAAACCCAATTATTATATAAAATAATTGGGTTATTGTTTAGATTTTGAATTTATTTATTTCCCATATAATTCTTTTTATATCTTTCTATAAATTTCTTATATGATGTAGTAATCAATGGTGATTCCGATTTCATCAATTCTTCTTTAGCCTTAGCATATTCCTTCTCAGCAAATGGATACATTGTATCGCCTTCATGTGGCTGTACAAGATACTTTGGTGGATCATAGCTTTCTGTCTCGCCCTTATTAGCTTGTGCTAAATTTTGCATGTCTTTAACTGTTTTAATATCCATGAGATTTATTTATTTTTATTATGAAATTTCATAATCTACACTCTATATATCAAAATTTAAATTGGATCTCTTAAAAATCCACCACCATTTTTACCAGCAGCACACCATTTCCATAAAAATAATAATAAAGGTATATTAATAAGACTTAATCTTTCCCATGTTGGAAGATCATCAATATACAGTGGCATAAGTTTAGTTATTTCTGGATCTATTTCATTCTTCGCTGGTGTAGATGGCGAAGGTGGTGGTAAGGTCGCACATAATGTAAAGCCTAGAGGTACACTAAAAACATTAATTTTATTTTGTAATCCTATATTCTGTTGCTGTAATATTAAATTTTGTTTTTGTTTTTCAATTAAGTCTCTCGATTCTTGCTCAATTTCTTGCTGATTTTTTTGAATAGAAAGTTCTAGATTTTGTTTACTAAAAGTATTTTTCTTCAAATCACTTTCTTTATCAGCTATGTCCGATTTAAGTTTAGAAATAGTATTATTCAAACTAGCATTTTGATTTAGTTTTGAAGTTATTTCGGATTGCTTGCTTGAAATATCACCTTTAGCTTGCTGAATTTTTTGATTCGCATCAGGTGCTTGTTTATTTTGAATAGATTTTATTTCATTTTGCTTTGCATCTATTTCTCCCTTTAATGAATTTATTTTATTTTGGTTTTCATTTATTTTACTTATGTTTTCTGATATTTTACTAGTATTATCTGCTATAGATTTTGACAATGTGGCAATTTTGTTTTGCACATCATTTATCTTTTTGGTGTTTTCTGTAATTTCAGATTTTCTTCTTTCTATATCTTTTTGCCTTCTTTCAAGATCTTCTTGGTTTCTTTTCATCCTTTCAATATTATCAGCTACTATTTTTTGGATATCTTTAACATGTTTATCCAAATCTGAAGGTTTTAAAAGAGGTATATTAATTTCAGGAGAAGCATCTAATCTTTTACTAGTAGGCTCTTCCTTTATCTTACACATTGGTCTAATGGCAACTGGAAACCAAGCACTTTTAGGTCCAATTGGACCTAATGGACAATCAGATGTATTAAGTATAAAAACAAATGGAGAAGGTAAAACTCCACATTGGCCTATTAAAACTACTATTAATGCAACTGGAGTATTTATAACCGTTAATGGTATCCAGATTATTGGACATGGGATAAATAAAGGTTTAGGGAAAATAGGTAAAATCAATCCAACTGGCCAATGTACTGGTACCAAATTCATTATTGTTGCTAATGAACAAAATTTTCTCCACCATCTTAAGTCAAATATAGTAGGACTTTTAGAAGCATCCATTGGGATACCTTTATAATTAACATCACTACCTGCTGGTATATCTGGATCTTTTAAATCTGGTAATTCGCAACCTTGTGCTAATAAACTATCCTTTATAGTTGTATTTAGTTCATCAAAATATTTCTGAATTTCTATTTCTTCTATAGAAAGATCATCCAACTCTTTAATTAAAGGATCATATGTCTCTTTAAGTTTAATTGCGGATTTATTATAATATGACTTAATAAAATCAAGCCTATCTCCACCTCTAGCTATTGTCTCTATTCCCCATGCATAACCGTATTTATCTACTACTTCAATTGCATTATTTATTTCTTTATCGAATTCCTCATCAGCTTTTTTGGAATTATTTATAATTTTATCAACGCCACCATCTATAGATAAATCTATTTTTCCAATGGATTCAATTAAAACATCTTGTAATAATTCTAATTTTTTATTACCATCTCTGGAAGTTTTATTCTTATCATATATAAAATTCGGAGTATTATACTTTTCAAACTTTATATCAATTTGTGATGCTAAATCTTTAATGTTTTTGTTTAGAATTTCTTTTAAAATTAGTAAATCTAAAAATACCCTTTCATCTACTAAGCTTCTGATTATTTCATTCTGCTTTTTATTCAATCTTTCTATTTCAGAGTTCAAAGTATTAATTTTAAAAATATTAAGAGCAAATGTATTATCCTTTTCTTTTTGTTTTTGATTCCTTTGATTAGCTAAATCTCCCAATACCTTAAATTTTGGTTTATCCAGAGTATCTATAACTGTGTCCCAAAATCTTACAAATATTTTTCCGATTTTTGCTTCTTGTTTTATTTGAGATATTCTAGTTTTAACTTGATTTAATCTCTCACCTTTTTTTTGTGATTCTTGAACTATAGGTTCAAGAACCTTTACACAATCTACAGCTACTTTGTCTTTTGGTCTATCTGTAGCATCATTTAAAGTATTTATATCCGAATTAATTATATCATCTCTCAATGTAGAAATATCATTTCCATTTTTTAACGATTCGTTAGCTATTAATAATAAATTACCTATGTCTGTACGGCTTAATTCTTCCAATAAAATATCAGCAGGTGTCCCAAAGATATCTAAATTAGATAACGCATTAATAGCTTCATTCATTTGTGCGTTTCTATCTTCTAAAGAATTAGGATTATCTTCTGGTAAACTTGTATCTAAATTTTTAAATGCATCTTCAATACTTGTAGGACTACTTCCTTCTAATACCTTTGAGGGTTCACTAGGCGGAGCAACTGCTTCACATAATTTTTTAAAGTCCTCAAAAGTTACTTGGGGTGCTGGTGGTTCTTCTGGTTTACAAAAATTAACAGATGCTATATCTTCAAAGGTTATGGTAGGTAATTGATTTGTAACTTGAGCTGGAAGAACATTACACATAGCTTGTAATAATTCTTCTGGGGTAATATTATCTAGATCATTTCTAATTTCTGGTACTCTAGCACCCTCAACTATTGGATTTAAGTTATTTAGTGTATCGCTAATTTGTTTGACTTGTAAATCTAATTTTGATAAAGAGTCAATAGGATCCCCTACATTATTTGGAAGCAAATAATCCCCAACTTGAACTCCTTGTTCTATGACTTCTTTTTGAAATTCAATAGTTACATCCAATGAATTTTTAGCTAATTCACTGAGATCTTTAATATTTTGTTCTATTTCTGATTTATAGTCAAGAGACATAAGATTACCTTTGTATAATACTCTATATATCTTAAAACAAAAAAAGCCGTCAAAGACGGCTTCTTAAACTGTTTGAATTGATTATTTCAAACGCAACAAATAAACAAGCTTATGTGTCTCGTTAATCATATCCAATACGATATCTTGAATTTCAATATTTGATGAAATAAATTTTTCAGATGACATTTCACAAAACATTTTTGCACATTCAGAATAATATTCTACCAAATCAACATTCAATATGCCTTTAATTTCAATATTAGCATTTTGAAGTTCTGGTGTGCCACCATTAGGATTTTTGCCCTTTGTTACTTCAACGAATCTGTCTGTTAATTCTTGAATTGTTTCATAATAAGAACCCAAAGCAACATGACTAGCATATGTATTTGTTTGCCAGTGCCAAAGTTGTGTTTGAGCTTGCAATTTGAGTAAAAGTGGTATGTACTTTTCCATATAAAAGGTTATTTTTATGTATATATCAAAATAATTAATTGTTTTTATCCAAATGATACATTTGAATCTATCATTCTTTCTCTGAGCATCATTTCTGATTCTCGTCTCAAGTCTCTTAAAGATTCTATCTTAGCTTCTTCAAGTTCTAAAGAATTTTGTAGATCCATAAGTTCGTCTTCTAAACTATGGAATTCTACAGATTCATTAATTGCTAATTTCAGAAATCTTTCTCTTTCTTCTGCATTCTTTCCATAATTTCCGTCTGATCTCCTGATAGCATCAGTCTCAATATTGAATCGATTTTTCTCAATATTATGTTTTAAAACACGTATTGAGTTTCTCAATTGAGCAGTTCTCATTCTACTTTCAATGAGTTCTTGAGTATTAAACTCCATAATACACTATCCCAAAATGAATAATTAATTAAGTTTTGAATTTACAAGTTCTATTCTAAGATCATCTAACTCTTCACTTGACATTTTATCCCATCCATTATTATGGATAGTATTTCTTATTTCTTCTGTGTCTTGTGGTAGAGGATACTTTATGTATAATGCTAATATAATCATTTTTTCTTCTTTAGACAAATCTTCAAAAGATTTATCTATTTGTATTTCGTTAATCATAATAATAGGTTATGTTATCTATTTATTATATAACTTTTTATATGATTAAGAATCTGCAAAAATAGTAAGTTTAGGAATTATATTTTATAATTTATTTGATATTCTTTTAGTTTTGAATCGAAATGATTATTAAGACGCTTATAATTAAATTTTGCCATAATTTGATCAGCCATATCTAATAAGTTTTTGCTAATATCAGAACATGGGAGGATTATTAGATATCTTTCTTTATTAGTATCAGTTGAAGATAAAAATCGTATAGAATTTAAATTAGAGTTACTATTTAAAAGTTCATTTGATAATGAAGTAAATAATCTGAACAGTTGATGCTCAAGAGGTGGCTCATGCTGTTGCATATAATTATTTATTTCATTATTTATCTGATTTTGTATATTATAGCCGTGAGGTGTAAACATATTTGTATATTAAATATTTCTAAAAAATTCATCATCGATCGAGATAAAATCTGTTGATTTTTGCTCATGGATTATATTCCATGTTTTAGCCATACCGTTTTTAATTACTTGAGAATAATAAGCAAAAACATTTTCAGATTTTTCAGGATTAAAATTTCTCCAATGTCTCATAACATCTGCTATACCAGAAGCTACACAATCTTCTCTATCCTCTGGATATTTGTATTTAAGAATCTTTGACATTTCATTAGACATTTTACAAATTAATTCAACAGCACGTGGTGTAAGTTCATCTCTTTTTTTCGATTCTATAATCTCTTTTAAAAGTTCTTTATTATTAACATACTGTGCCATTGTAAATCCAGATTATTTTTATTACTACATTATATATCAATTAAACAAAAAAAGTTCGTAAATGTAATATTTACGAACTTTAAGTAATAAATAATATCTGTTTAAATACTAGCTTCTTTCTTTAAAGCTTCAATATACTTCTCAAGGCTTTCTGCTGCATTTTTTACCTTTGTACTGTTCAAACTAGCCGATTCTAACTTTGTACCTAAATCTTTAAGATTACTTATGATTGTTGGTAATTGACTTATAGCTTGATTCATCGTAGCAACTGCTTTCGCTTTATCAGGTGCAGCATAAATGCTATTAGCATCTTCCTGCTCCTTTATCGAAATACCTAAAAATTCAGAAAAAGATTTCATTTATGTAAATTAAATTAATCTTAAAGATGATTTAGGAACGAAATCGCGAACACCGTTAATTTCTACCTCTACAGCTTCATCTAGGTTAGCATTCTCAAAAGCATCTTGAAACACTATGACTTTATGATTTGCTAATTCTCCATCAAATTCTGGAGAAACAATAGCATACATTTGTGTTCCTTCTAACTCCTCATGCCCTTCGTGCTCTTCATGTTCTTCTGAATCATCGGATTTATAGAATGAATAAGAAATTCCTGAATCTTCTGACTCAAATTTTTCTAAATCCATCTTATCTTCTGAGCTCATACCCATAAATTTAGATGGTTCGCTGCTCAAAGGATTATATTCAGGATCCCATTCTTCATCATCTTCTTCATCTGGTGAATATTTATATGGATCCTTTACGAATGTGTCATCTAAATACTTTTTAAAACTATTAGGAACAGATTGCCATTTATTTGATATTTCAGCATCCTCTACTTCCATTTCTATCCCTTTTCTAGAATAGTCAGGATTTTCATACATATCAATAGTATCTATAACATCCATATCGTCTATAACTTCGGACATAACAGATTCTAATGGTTGTTCTTCCATAGTTGGTTCACTGCCCATTTCTATACCCATTTGATAATTATCTGCAGAAGTCATTTCAATCTTATTTTCTTGAGATGACAAATTAGAAAATTCCTCTTCTGTTTGCTGACCATTTTGCAACATAATTATAGCAACGTGGCGTATAGAATCTATCGCTGTAATTCTACCTAAACCTTTACCTGTAACCTTTACCATATCTCCAACTTGGAAATCTCTTTGAGGTAATTCTTGAACATATGCAGTTGTACCCTTCTTCTTGTAATCTTCCAATTTTTCCATTTCTTCTGCATATTCTTCTTCATCAGAAACTTCTTCTTGTGAAGCGAGTCTCAATTCAGGGAATCTATAAGTTGATTGAGTACCATCTGAGAAAATAACAGTTGCTGTTTTCTGAGCAGAGTCAATACCTGTAATCTTACCTACTCCCTTCTCAGCTACATCGACTTTATCACCAATGTTAAACAATCTTTCTGGAGTTTCTTGTACAAAAGCAGCTGTTCCTTTTGAGCCCTTTGTTTTTTTAGATTCATGCATAGATGAACCTTCAGGCTTTAATTCTATTTCTGAAAAGTCCAAACGCTGTAAATTACCATCTTCTAATGATATAGTAGCCTTTTTCTGTACAGAATCTACAGAAACTATTCTACCTTCTTTTCCAGCATACATTACTAAATCACCTACACCAAAATCCATATCTTCCATGAATTCTACTTCAAGTTCTGGAATTTCTTCAAAATCTATCATATCAATATCATCTTCTTCAGAACTTTCATATTCATAAGTTTTGAAAGTTTTCAATTGAGCTGTTTTTTCAGCATATGTGTTTTTAAGTTTGTTAATTTCAGAATACAATTCTCTTTTAACTGCTGAAATTTCATCAGAACTGGATAATAAAATATCTTGTTGTGCTTCTTCAATTTTCAAAATATTTCTTTCGCATTCATCAATCTTATTTAGAATTACTCTTCTTTCATTCTCAATTTGTTGAATTGCTCTGTTTTCTGTAGATAAAAAGTCAGATAGACTTTCAGATATATCATAATTCAAAAACTCAAGAATAAAATCACGAGCTTGTGTTCCATTCATAGATGAATAAACTTTATTTTCATTCATGAAAGGATTTGTTTTAACGACAGTCACAGATCCACCCAATCTTAAAATGCTTGCTTTAATAGATGGGTGATTCTTAGAAATAATAGTTTTAGCAAAATCAATCTCACAAAGTGTATCTATATTTTCATAGATAGCGTTGAAATTGTTGAGATCGTCTTGTTGATTCCAACGGAAAATACCAGATTCAACAAGTTTATTATTTACTTCGGAAATATTTAATTTATTACCATTAAGAACAATAGACTTATCTGATACATTGATTTTCAAAACGTTATTGCCATATTCATAAGAAATAGTATTTCTATCAACAGCAACATTGTTTCGATTTATAATTGAATTTAAACGAACGAAATTTTCATTAATTCTTCTCATTGAATCAATTTCAATAGGAGTGATCGTTTCATTCACTTTTTTGAAATAGTGGTTATCAATTGCAAAGTAATCTGAATTTTTCTCTACTAAAACAAAAGAAAATACTGGATTTACAATACATTCTGTTGAAGTTCTAGAAATATTAAATTTAGATTTCGCTTCATTTGATTCAAATGTTTTCAACTGATTTTGAAGATTTCTGATGATTGGTTCATAGGAATAAATTTCCATTTCAGCAATCATAGCAGAACGTAAATCAGAGGATTTGTTTTCAATAAATTCACGTAAATTAGTTATCAAAGGCTTGTAAAATTTAGCAGATTTTGAATTTTCTAATGTATGAACAGCAGTAGCAACCGCTATTTCTTCTGCTAAGTTATTCTGTGCATCCATAACGACTTTAACCGCTTCATTTATTGAAGGATCAAAACAGAATGGCTTAAGTTGTGCTACGAATTGCTCAGATAACAAAAAGTCTGGTGTTTCCATGACTTTGCTTTTCTGATACCATTCAGTAACATATTGAATTCTTGGGTTATGATCCCATACTCCTGTATATCTAATTCTATCAAGAGCGCGAGAAATACCCATATCGTTAAGCTTATTAAGATTCTTTTCGCTATCCAAGAATCGTTTTACATGAATATCTGAGCTCTTAGTTTCACTCAATTTTTCATGTACAAGTGTACTTAACTTTTGTTCTGATACATTACCTGCTAATTCAAGGAGGCTTTCTAATACTTCACGAACAGCCGCATCAGAAGTGCTGTTCTTCAGTTTTTCTACTCTATTCTTTAAGAAGGACATGCCGAATCCTTTATTTTTAATATACATAAGTATAGTTTGTGTTATCTATATATCAATAATTAAAATGTTTTTTACGCTTCATTGTCATTATTTTGCGTAATATTTTCTAATCCAACCTGATTTGCAAGATTCAGATTGTTCAATTGTGTAGAATTTTTGACTTGAATACTTACTCGATCGCTTGTAAACACAATATTTCCATTATCATCTCTACTTATTGCATCACTTGAAACAAAGTCAAGAATCTGGTTTCCTTTGAAAAACTGTGTGTTTTTGTCAAATATTGGATAATATGTTTCAAGTTCGACTGTAAATTTCATATTTGTATTTACATTTTGGCTCGTAACTGATCCAAAACTCCATTGAAATAGTTTTTCTAAAGGCATATCTGCAGGAAATCCCATTTGAAATGGTATTCTCACATAATTCCATCTAACAGACGAGGCTACCGTTGGCCAAAATACTTCTATTACCTTTTCCCAGATCTTCCAAGAATCCTCTTGAGTATCAGCCTGTATCTCAATTTCAAAATTCATTTTCAAAGGAATGGAGTGCATTTTAGCACTATAAGTCAAAAGTTGGTTATTTTCATCTTCCTTTACAAAATCCCCACGAACCAAATAATTTGTTAAAGAAGCTGTATTTATATTGACATTATTCATTTTTACCATACCCCTAGGCAAAACATCAATATTTCCATCTACTTTTTTGGGCTGGATACAATCATTCCATTGTATATAAAAATCTTGTAATGTCCTTTCATCACCAGTAAGTGAATAATAGAAAGGAACATAATGAGTCTTTTTTTCAGTATCGGATAAAATGTAATCTAAATAAACCCTATCATTCAGAATATTGATAACACCTGCAATAACTGTACGGATAAATATATTATCATAATTAAATTTATGATGAACCCCATCTATAGCTTGAACTGGAGTTGGTGTACCATTCATGTTAAATCATTAATTTTTCATCCTAAAATCGGTCTTAGATTCACTTAATAAGATATTCAAGGATTTGGTCTGATAATCTACAACTATTTTATCTACTTTGAAGTATAATTTATTATACAGAATTATATCTCCAATTCTTGGTAGAAAATCACTTTCTTTTATATATCCAGAAAGTTCTTTGTCATCTGAATAAGAAGCTTTACCGAAATCATTTATATCTTTTAGAATATAAACTTCGATCTCAAATTTTGTTTTTTTATTAAACATATATTATATACATTTTTCTACTGTCAAATTAGAAAAATTATCTTTCAATGATGTAGTGATAGTCCAATCAAACAACTCCAAAGGTAATGGAGCATGGTTAATAACCATAATATTCATGTTATTATCTTTAGCGACCCTTCTTAAAATTTCAACAATCCTTGAAACATTATTTGGATCTAGAGAACTAAAAATCTCATCCAAAAACAATATATTTAAAGATGGAAATTTGAGTTTAAGCATTTTTATAATAGCAATCAATACAGCAAAATCGAGCATCTTCAATTGACCTGTAGATAACTCTTCTATTGAAATTTCATATGAAAGCTGTGTAAGCTTCGCCTCAAATTGACCATCAAACTGAACTTTAAATGGTAACTCTAATTCGGATAAAATAGAATTAATCTGATTATTCATAGGTTTAACAATATGTTCCATAACAGATTTTTTCAATCCATTATCACCTAGAATTTCTTCAACAATTCTATTTATACCTTCCTTTTTCATTAACTCCTTTCTCTGAACTTGAATCTCCTCTAGTTTTTCCATATTTTGTTCAATGATTCTACGGATACCATCGGTCTGCTGATTACTCTTTTTAGACTCTGTATCTTTGATCATTGATTGGATACTTCTAGATTTTGAATCAATATCAAACAGGCGAGACTCACATTCCTTTAGAGCCATCTTTGCTTTAGACATTCTTTCATCTAACTCTTTCGATTTCTCTTGTAGTTCTGTGAGTTTTAACTTATATGATTCTTCTTCAGTTAAAATTTCTTGAAATTTATGCTTATGTTCATCACTATCCAGAGGTGAACCGCATGTTGGACATTTTGAAGATTCATATAACCTTTTTTGTTTTGAAATAACTTCAAGGTTTGAATTAATTGATTGCTTACTCTTATAGATCTTCCTTTCTGCTTCTTCTAACTTTTCCTTCGCTTCGGACGCTTTTACCTTTTTTTCTTGAATACCATCTTTTCTAGAAATCAGGTCTTCATAGTTCTGTCTTAAAGCATTTATCTTTTCAGTATTATCTTCTTCAACTTTGCTTTCAACAACAAGCAACTCTTGCTCGGCTTTTTTAATATTATCTTCTACAAATCTAATATTGTCTTCATATCTTGATAAAAGATTTTTAGTTTCATTTATCTCTTGCTTAATAACCTTAATCATTTTATTAATGGATTCAAGGCCAAATATACGGTCAACAATTTCCTTTTTATCACTAGGTGTCATTTTCAAAAATGATTTAAAATCATTTATAGAAAGACTAATAGAATTGTTAAATATATTTTGAGGAATACCTATAAGGTTATCCTCAAGATACTCTTGAACATTCTTTACACCCGCTTCTTTATATTCAACTCCAGCTATTTTAAGAGTTAAACTATTTGGTAAGAATGTTCTGTTTATATCTATAGTACCTAAACGAGATTCAAAGGTAATATTTACTTCACCAGATTTATTTATTCGGTTAACACATTTAGCAATAGTTTTACCTGCAACCTTTCCATATAGACCAAGTTTTAAAACCTGACTTATAGTTGATTTACCAGTTCCATTTTCTCCAAAAATTTGATATAAACCTGGATTCGAAGGATCAAACTTAATAGTTTGCCATCTATTTCCATATGAGTTTATATTTCTGAATTTTACTTCTGTTAATTGCATAATAATTTTTAGAAAAGTGTAACCTTTTTAAAATCAAATCCTAATCCAAATTCAGCTTGATGCCCAAGTATAAATCCAGGTTGTGAATTTTGTGCAAATTCAGTAATAGAATATGTGTCAGCAGAACAAACCGATGGTAATGTTATATTAAGGAAATTAGTACCTTCTTTACATTCCAAATGATGAAAATGACCTTTGATAACTAAATGATAATAACGTTTTCCATCACCAAATAAATTGACAAGCTCATCACCTTTCTTTTTAGCTAAATTCGCATCACCGTGATGTGAGATTATACATATATTTTCACGATTCTGATTAATAATACCATCTTTCGCAAGTATAACATTAATCTTGTCTGCCCATTCTCTTTGTAAAAATCTATAAACGATTTTAGCAGCAGTTCTGTTTTTATCATCATGCCTTTGTGATCCAATTCTATCATGATTCCCTTCAAGACCTAACAATTCTATTGACTTAAAATTGGTATTCTCAATGATAGTAGAAAATAAAATATGAAATAAATCCAATGCATAAAATATTTGATCATCTTGGAACATATCCATCTGTCTATGAATACCATGATGAAGCCCATCTTCCATTATAGATTCTGTTATATCGCCACCGCAAAGAATGGTCAGATGTTCATATTTACTTGATTCTCTACAAATGTGAAAAGCCATTTGTTCAAATCTTTCTTTAGCTATTTCTTTATTATAGCCTCTACCATAAATAGGATGTTCATAGCATTTACCGATATGAAGATCACTCATAAAACAGAATAATCTGGGATATTGCTTACCATCTGTTTCAGATTTTTTTTCAATTGTAGAAAACTTAATAGTTTCTCTTTGTCTTGGTCTATTTTCATCAAAATATTTATTTAGACAGGTTTCGATCCATTGCTTCTCAGATTGAATTTCCAATAAATTCTTTTGAGAATCTTTAAATCTTTTCTCATAATATTCTGATTTCTTCTCAACCATCTTTTTCATACCAGCAGATTCTTTCGCTTTCAATGCGAATTCAGCTAATTCTTCTTCGGTATGATTTTCAACTATATGTTGTGGAAATAGTTTATCCTTTGTTATATTAAAACAACGGATAATTTTCTTCAATTCTGTAAATGTAAGATATGGAAAGTCTTGGCTAATCGTATTTTGAGTCACGTATGGGTACTTACGATAAATATCTTCCATTTGATGAAGGGATAAAGAACCCACGAGTGGATAACTATCTCTAACTAAAATGTTGTAATGATATCTAGTAATCTTTCCATTTTCATCTCGGTCTACCCACCATTTAGAACGATTATCATAATCATCAGATGCATCTTTAATCAAATTTTCATCTAATAATTGATATAATTCTTTAGATTTTTCTAATGGGTCATACAAACTAGATTGTACATAGTCTGAATCATAATCCGCATTATATGTTCCACCAAGATCAAAAAATGTCTTAGTATAAGTTCTCGCAGTTCTCTGAGAAAATGGAAAATTAGATTCTATGAACTGGATATATGTGCCATCTGGTAATGTATTTTTAAGCACCAAAAGCAATTCACCAATTCTAGATGTATACTTCTTATCTGGATCAGTTTTAGTAAACTGAGAAAGATGTAGAATTTCATTTACAATCTGATTAATTGAATCACCATTTTCAGATTCACGATTCTTACTTTTAGATGAAGATTCTGCTAAAAGTGATTTATATGTATTATATTCATCTTCAGAAATTCTACCTTTAATATAAGCAGCTTCTATTTTTGATTGAACATCAGTCCACCATTCTTGTGTGTATCCTAAGTTGAATAATGCTTCAACTAATGTCAATTTGTTTGAACGCGAAACTGCCTCAAGCGTTGCTAATATTTGTTTAAATACGTTTAAGTCTAACATACCTTGATTCTCTTAATGATTAATCTTCCTCTTTTATTGCATCAAACAATAAAGTTATTTTATTTTCAACTTTATTCTTTGTCTCTTCGTCATATTCCAAATTTTTAATTAGTTCTTTGGATAATGATATTATATCAAACTTTGGGGATGCTTCATTTTCAAAGTCAAACTCAAAATCACTTTCAAAATTAAGCAGTTCATCTTCCTCAATTTGAACTATCTCTATACTTCTTTGAGTATTTAGTGATTGAACAAATCCTGGAATGTCTAATTCTTCAAGCCATTTTCGAGTTACTTTCAAATCTACAAATTTATTTTTAAATATTGCAGAAATATGTTCTCTACTTAATTCTAGCAAAGAATCGAAATTTGTAGTAATATATTCTGGCGAATAATCATTTTCTACAAATTGTTCTTCAAAACTTTCCAGATCTAACAAGTATATTCCCTTTTTATTACCTATATCTGATCTAGTCATATGATATGGGCATCCTATAAGGGTAATAAAATTACTCACCTTTTGTCTGTAGTGTATGTGTCCTCCATAAACTTTTTTATGTTTTCTATAGGTTTCTGGGTTATTACCATGTTCAATAGTTACCTTACCATTAAATCTAGCATCTTTTATATCAGTATGAACAAATAAAACATCAGATGAATTAGATTCTAAAAATTCCTTTTCTTCTTCTGAATTCATACCCCAAGGCATAAGTAATAGATTTCTATTTTCGGTTTTTATTGTTTCGGGACTGTTATAAACATAAACATTTTCTAAAGCAGAGATACAAGAAAGTGAATGAACTTGAGCAGAGTCTTTAGTCCAGCAGTCATGATTACCTGTAATGACAAAAACTCCTGTATCTGAAAAGATTTGTCCTAAATCTCTAAAGATTTCAATACAAGAGTTCATTACTAGAATATTTAACGATTGCCTTGAATCAAATATATCACCAAGAATAAAACAAGCATCACCTTCTCGTTTATTCTCTTTTACGAAAGGAATAAAAAAATTATAAAAATAGTCAGTTTGTATCTTTAACCATTCTGGATTATTAGATTTTATACCGAAGTGTAAATCTGATATTAAAAAAAGACGTTTAATATTTTTTTGATTAGAAACAGGCATAAACCTTACCAAAGAGGATTAACGAATGGCTACATTAGTTACAAAATCAACACAACACCTATAGACTGATTCTAATCTAGATCCCCCATCAAACTGACAGAGAATATTTGGTTCTATAAGATTATTTTCCTTTGGATGAAGTTCAGCTATAAAACAATGTGTGCCTTTTATAACTATTTGAACTTTATCGATTTTTTCAATTTCATCTAGAACCAACATAAGTTGATTCCAATCTCTTTCTGGTGACCAAGTTTCTGTCATAGGGACACCTTCAAATGCCAAATAACATACTCCTGATACTTCTCTCGTAGGTAAATTAGTAAATTTAGCTAACCTATAATTTGAACGTTCTGCTACATAATCAATAGGTTTTAAATAAATATCATCTTTGTACATAAATTTATTCTTTATTTAAAATTATATTCTGAAAGTATATTTTTTAAATTGTTTGGAAATTCTTCAAAAGATATTATAGTATAATTATTTGCATCTAAATCATTATCATAAATCCATTGATCTATATCTTCACGAGATTCAAATACTTTGTTTTTATCCGATTCTTTAAGAATCTGTATATCATAAATATTACAATTTGTTTGTAAAACTATGAATTGCATAAGAATAATTATGTTAATATAATAGTTTTTTACTAATTATCCAAATTTTTATTATCATTTTCATCATCTAAATCATCCTTTCCCCCATGTCCATCTAATTTATCTTCACCTGATTCTTCTATAAGATCATCAATATAGTCATCTTCTTCCAATTCGTAATCCATATCATCTATTTGAGCAGTCGTATAAATCCCCTTATCTATACATTCCCTTGTAAAATCGTATTCAATTTGAGCTTCTGTGGGCTGATGCCAGCTAGTATTCGTAATGATTGCCATAGCTGCACTTATAGGTACTTCTAAGTTTACATTCTCAAAATTACTCATTGTTGATATTTTTTCAAATAAATCTACTAAAAAATTTTCAGCTGAAGATTTTAATGTGGCTGAATATTTTGTTTTCAAAATAACATCTCTATCTTTTAAAGATAAGTCTTTATCTGATAACAAATTAGGTGTTTTTAGTTTTTTAATGTTTCCATCTAATTTTAAATTATTCTTAATTTTTGAATCAGAACCTTCTTTTTTTTCGTTATTTCCTTTATTCTCTTTCATAATAGTCCGATTATATTTGATTATTTGTATATATCAATTTACCATAAATTACTCAAAATGAACTTTTAAAAAAATGATATTATTTTACGATATATAAGAAAAAACAAGGATTTACGATGGCCAACAGAATTGTAAAAACATTTGAAGAATTTATTTCTTTTGAAATCGAAGATTCCGAAGTTCATATACATATTGAACCAAAAGAAACTGAAGAAATCTCTGAACCTGAAATCACTACAGGTGATGATGTAATTGTTGATATCCCTTTGATGAACTTATCCCAAGATGATTCAGAAGAAGACATGGATTCCGAAGAAGATGAAACACCAGAAAGTGATACTGATGGTGAAGAAGACGAAGAATAATAAAAAGCCCTTATATAAGGGCTTTTCTTTTATTCAAACGATTCTATAATTTCTTCCTTTGTTCTTAGACCAGTTATTCTATTAACTAGTTCCCCGTTCTTAAATATTAGCATAGTAGGTACACTTCGTATACCATATTCAATAGCTAACCCTTGATTAGAATCAACATCAACTTTAACCACTTTAATAGGAGTAGTGGATGATATTTCGTCTAATATTGGATTTAATGCTTTGCAAGGTCCACACCAACTTGCACTAAAATCAACAATTACTCTCTCAAGAGATTTAAAAGATTCGATATTAAAATTATTTTCCATAAGTATTGTATGATGTTATTTTTTTAAATAATCTTTTTTCTAATGACTCTATTAAAGAAAAATCCCAGCATTCATTTAGATATTCATCCATTTCTGAGGTGTAATTAAACCATTCACCTCTTATATGAAAGTTTGTAAACCTTTCATGTAATTTCTTTTCAGTTTTTCTATCCCCCCAAACTGCTCCGAGTATCTTAAGATCATGAGGAGTACCAACTTGTAAATTTTCTAGTCTACGCTTTAAACCTTTAAGTGTGGTATATCCTATTTTAACAGCATTGGAATTTGTGTCTAAAATGAAGTATATTATATCTTCATTCATTTTTATAGATTTATTTTCAAACCTATATATTCACATAAGTTTTAAATTGTGATTTTCTTTTCCCAAACCATAAAATTTACATCAAATCTTCTTGGGTATGGATGTTCAGCAACAAGATTGAATTTTTTTGAAATCATATCATTAATATTTATACCATCATCTTCCCAATAAATAAGACCTGCGTTTTTATCATCTATCCCAACTGGAATAAATCTCTTATTTTCATTAACAGTAATAAATTTACCATCATTCTTTAATGAATCGTATATAAAATCAATATCTTCTTCTGGGGTCGGACTATGTTGCAAAACATAAATTGATATAATTGTATCGAATTTTTGGAAAAAATTTACCTTTTCATCTTCTGTTAAAGGTGTTGAAACTGGTATAAACTTTTTACTTGCAACGAATTGAGTTGCTGCTTGGAGCATAGGCAAACTAAAATCAAAACCATAACAAATACACCCTAAAGAGCTTATAAGCCCCTTTGATATTCTACCTACCCCACAACCATAATCTCCAATTACAGCATCATTGAATGCATATACATTATCTATGAAAAGTTTTACAGTTGTTTGAGTTTCCATATCAAATTTATAGGAAACACCTGGTTCTGGTGAAAGACAAATTTCTTTAGCATGACCAATATCTCTTGGGTAAAACGCTTCTTTAACGTAATTCATAAAATTATCCTATACTAAATTCTTCAGCTAAGATAGTTAATTCTTCTCTAATTTTTTGAAATGGAACATCCCATTCACCATACTTAACTTGTCTAAATAATTTAACAGAATCATACCATTTTGAAGTTTCTTCAGGAACTGCCCATGTATAATATGGCATAACAGGAGTAATAATCCAAGTAGGAATCCCCATAGCTCCTGCCAAATGTGCTATAGAAGTACAAGAAGTTATTACTAAATCAAGACTAGCTATTATATTTGCTGTATCTTCCCAAGATTTTAAAGAATCTCTTAAATCTGAAAAAGGTAAGCCATCTATACAATTTTCATCTCTTTGAAGAGAATAAAATGTTGTATTTGGAACATCGTGCAAATTAATCATTAATTCAGGTGGGAATCTTCTATGTTGTTCATCTTCAAATTTAGGATTACCACTCCAACGTATTCCAACCTTTAAGGTATTTGTTTTTGCATAGAGTTTTGTTGGACTTTGGGGGATTATAAAAGGTGATCCATCTAAATCATCATATTCCATATTTAATAGAAACGGAGAAGACATAGCTGGAACCCAATAATTATAATGAGCACCCATTACAATCTCATTATCTACACAAATATATCCATGTCTAGAAAATAACTCTTTTAATTCAGGGGCGCATGATACAAGAACTCTCGCTCCCATATCTATAAATCTTTTAGCGAAACGAAAATTTGCTATTTGATCTCCAAATCCACCTTCACACCTAAAAAGAAGGGTTTTATTATCTAATGACTCATCTTTCCAAATTTTACCAGGAACTGGAGGTAATCCAAATACATCTATGTATCTACCATAGTTAAAGTGTTCAAATGCCTTTTTCATATTTCTATGGCGCATTTCATGCCAACCTAAATTGAAAAGTACTCTTAAATCATCCTGTGGTTGATTGCGAAGTATATCTTCACTAATTTCTGGAAATCCATTTTTTGAGGCATCTAATGCCATATCTAATGGATGAATAGTCTTTTTTATCATAGTAGAAAATGCACAAAAATATAATAATAGTAATTATATGAAATATATGTTTTTTGTTCTTACAAATTTGAAATAAAAATACTATGAGCCGATCCAGCTTCCGCATCAAACCAATTTGTAAGTAATCCTACTTGAACTGGGTTTGATCTAAATATGATATCCCCTAAACCTAATTCTCCATTTGAATTATTACCCCAAGCCCAAAGTGTGCCATTTGTTTTAATAGCTAATGTATGTTGATTTTTACTAGAAATCCTTGACCAATCTGTAAGATTTCCTATCCGTAAAAAAGCTCTATTATTTAATGAAGCAGCTCCTATACGACTACTATCATTTGTACCCATTCCCCAAAGAGTTCCATCTGTTCTTATTGCCATTGTATATTGAGTACCAGCAGAAACTCTCTGCCAATCTGTAAGTGTCCCGATTTGAACGGGGGAAGAATATGATGTTTTATCATCTGTCCCTAATTGACCACTTGCATTATGACCCCATCCCCAAAGAGTTCCATTTGTTTTTATTGCCATTGTATGACTATCTCCCGTTGTAACTCTCTGCCAATCTGTAAGTGTGCCTACTTGAACAGGAGATGAATAGTTTACCGCATTATTTGTCCCTAATCTACCTGATACAGTATTATTACCCCAAGCCCAAAGTGTGCCATTTGTTTTTATTGCCATTGTAAATAAATTTCCAGCCTCAACACTTTGCCAATCTGTGAGTGTGCCTACTTGAACTGGGGATGAAGATAATGTAGTATTACCTGTTCCTAATTGACCTTGTGCATTTTGACCCCAGGCCCAAAGAGTTCCATTTGTTCTTATTGCCATTGTATGTTGATTACCAGCAGATACGGTTTGCCAATTTGTATCAGCTCCTATTTGAATAGGAGATGAAGTTTGAACAAAAGAATTATTACCTAAACCTCCAAATGAATTACTCCCCCAAGCCCAAAGAGTTCCGTTTGTTTTTACAGCCATTGTATGAAATGAACCCATCGAAACACTTTGCCAATTCGTATCTGCTCCTACTTGAAGAGGAGATGAATAATTAGTTGTATTCCCTGTTCCTAATTGTCCTTGTCCATTAAAACCCCAAGCCCAAAGAGTTCCGTTTGTTTTTATTGCCATTGTACTACTACTTTCTGCAGCTATACTTTGCCAATCTGTAAGAGTTCCTACCTGTACTGGTGAACTAGCATTATTTGTGTTGTTAATACCCAATTGACCAAATATATTCACACCCCATGACCATAAACTATTATTAGTTCTTACAGACAATGTATGATTAATACCCGTAGCTACTAATGACCACCCTGTAAGTGTCCCCACTTGGACAGGTGACGATGTACCTCCTGCTGCTCTTCCAAGATATACCGATTCCCCAGCACTATAAATTTCCCGTAATGTATTAATAGCAAATGCAAAAGAAATACCTGTAGCTACAGTATCCCAGTTCGTCAAAGTTCCAATTTGTACTGGGCTTGAATAAGTAACAAAATCATTTGTTCCTAATTGACCTTGAGTATTATCACCCCAAGCCCATAAAGTACCATTTGTTTTTATTGCAAAAGTAAAATTATGACTAGCGAATACTTTATTCCAATCTGTAAGAGTACCTACCTGAACAGGAGAAGAACGAGATGTTGTGTTACTTGTTCCTAGTTGACCGAGAGTATTAATCCCCCAAGCCCATAAAGTACCATTTGTTCTTATAGCCATAGTATGTGAGGAACTAGCTACAACACTCATCCAACCCCCAAGTGTTCCAATTTGAACTGGGGATAATAATGCTGTATTATTTCCTGTTCCTAATTGACCTAGAATGTTCTCACCCCAAGCCCAAAGAGTTCCACCTGCTCGTATTGCCATTGTATGACTATTTCCAGCAGAAACACTGCTCCAATCCGTAAGCGTCCCTACCTGTACAGGTGAATTTCTAAGTGATCTATCATTCAGTCCCAATTGACCAGAACTATTCCTCCCCCAAGCCCAAAGACTTCCATCTGTTTTTATAGCAATATTATAACCATCACCAGGAGAAACAAATGACCAATTAGCAAGTGATCCTATTTGAACTGGTGAAGATCCTGATACTGGTCTTCCTATAAATAATTCATTTAAACCAGTGGTATAAATTCTATTATTAGTAGTTATTGCTACAGAATGTGAACTTCCAGCTGAAACATTTTGCCAATTTGTAAGTGCACCTACTTGAACTGGAGAGCTTTGATTTGTTGTATTTCCTAAACCAAGTTGAGCAAATTGATTGTTACCCCAAGCCCAAAGAGTCCCATTTGTTTTTACAGCCATTGTATGACTAGAACCAGCAGATACCTTACTCCAATCTGTTAGAACTCCAATTTGAACTGGAGAAGACCTATTACCAAAGACAATACCATTACCTAGTGCTCCATTAGACTGGGATCCCCATCCCCAAAGAGTCCCATTCGTTCTTATAGCCATCGTATGATTTTGATTCGCAGAAACACTTTGCCAATTCGTATCTGCTCCTACTTGAAGAGGGGATGAATAGTTAGTTAGATTGCTTGTTCCTAGACGACCAGTTGCATTATTACCCCAAGCCCAAAGAGTTCCGTTTGTTTTTATTGCCATTGAATGACTTAAACCCGCAGAAACACTTTGCCAATCTGTGAGTATGCCTATCTGTACTGGTGAAGAATAACTTGTAGTATTACTGCTTCCTACTACACCATTTGCATTACTCCCCCATCCCCAAAGAGTTCCATTTGTTTTTATCGCTAAAGTATGTAATTGTCCCGCAGAAACACTTTGCCAGTCTGTCAATGTGCCTACTTGAACTGGTGATTGTCTACTTGTTCTATCATTTAAACCTAATGCACCTACACCGTTATTACCCCAAGCCCAAAGAGTTCCGTTTGTTTTTATTGCCATTGTAAAAAATAAACCCGCAGAAACACTTTGCCAGTCTGTCAATGTGCCTACTTGAATAGGAGAGGAATAAATGTTATCAAAATTACCCAATCCTAATTGACCATCTGTATTAGCACCCCATCCCCAAAGAGTTCCGTTTGTTTTTACAGACATTGTATGAGACCAACTAGAAGAAATGCTTTGCCAATTTGTATTAGCATCTAATTCAGTAAATTCAACTGCCGAAAATCCTCTACCTAATTCTCCAAAAGTAGATGAACCAGTAGACCAAATATATCTTTCTATTATTATTACTATTTTTCTTGCCTGAACTATAATATCTTTTATCATAATTAATTCACTTTTTTGATTTATAATGGTTCATTTGGCCATATAACTTCATCAGGTGAAGTATAATTAGTAATATCTCTTAATTCTTGTCTGTATATTCTCCATTCTTGCCTTTTTTCTTCACTCAAAGGAGAATCAGGTAATTGTGTCCAATCACTTTCAAACAATAACCTATTACGCCTTTCTCTGATTTCTATCCATTTATATTCATTTTCCTGTTGAATTTCTTCTTCAGTCTTAGCTCTTCTTGTTTGATATTCAACAACTTCATCGTCTCCAATTTCAAAGTATGATCCACTAATTACGGAGTTTTCCATATTTGGTGCTTCAACGAATCTAAAAGGATACCAACCATATTCTTTTAATGTTTCATTATCAAATAAATAAAAATTGGAGAAATTTTGCCAATTTTTAGGCAAATCTCTATTATGATCTACAACTTGATTATTTTCTACTCTTGCGTATTTCATACTACATTATATATTTTGACCACCAACAAAACCATACCAGTTTGTTCCACCATCTGTTGTTACAAAAGAAAATACATCTCGTTTTCCATTTGTACTCGTTAAAGTAGGTGCAGTACCACTAGGCCATTTGATTGCAGGTGCCCACGCTACTCCTCTTGCTGTCCCATCTGCTGTAAAAATAAGAGTAAAACTGCCAGCAAAAGAACTTGATGGTACATTTGAAATAGTCATTAATGTAATACTAGCATTTAAACTCACATTAAAAATATTACCATTAGACAAATTCAATGTAAGTTGACCAGCCGATATAGTAGGAGAAGTATAAATCTCTTTATAATTCTTTAACGTTCCTTTATCTATCGTTCCTAAAAAATCCATTTTAAAACATTATTTTTAAACAAATGTCGTAATAAGTCCTGTTATATGAACAAGATAAAACTTATCGGATGCTGGCACAACTGCAAACGCTACAGTTAAAGTATCAACTGTTATTATATCGATATCTACCGCAACTTGTTCATATGTACTTTCATCCCATACTTGTACAATTAATTGTTGCCAACCTAGATTATGAGTAACGGTAAAAACATTATTAATACCATCGCAATCAATTCTGAATCTATTATGACTCATTCCACTACTTGATATTACTGTTCCTGCCATATAATTTCATTTATTTTATACTACATTGAATTGACCATGTGAAGTAACTACAACCCATGATGTATTAGCAATTATACAAATCACCTCAATAGCAGCATATGCAATTCCAGTTGAATAATTAACTGATTCTATATATCCACCCGTTCCAGTTGTTGTTGTGAGTGATAAAAACGATATAGATTGACTAGCATTTTGAGCGATTCTATAACCATTTGTACTCCTACTAACAATTCTAAATGAATCACCAACTGATGCTGTCGATGGAAGAGTAAATATCAATTGACTAACTCCATTTGAGATGTAATTAGAATTACTTACTATAGATGTATTTATAGTAACTGTTGTCCATGCACTACTTCCTCCAGATGGACCTTGAGTACCTTGAACTCCTAATATACCTTGAATACCTTGTACACCTTGAGTACCTTGATTTCCTTGGTTTCCTTGAGTTCCTTGTGGACCCTGAGTACCTTGATTTCCTTGGTTACCTTGAGTTCCTTGTGGACCCTGTGTACCTTGAACTCCTTGAGTTCCCTGATTACCTTGGTTTCCTTGATTACCCTGAGCACCTTGAGTACCTTGATTTCCTTGGTTACCTTGGTTTCCTTGAGTTCCTTGTGGACCCTGAGTACCTTGATTTCCTTGGTTACCTTGAGTTCCTTGTGTACCTTGAACTCCTTGAGTTCCCTGATTACCTTGGTTACCTTGATTACCCTGTGTACCCTGAGTACCTTGAGTACCCTGAACTCCTTGATCCCCTTGAGTTCCTTGTGATCCCTTTATACCTTGGTCACCTTGAGTACCTTGGTTTCCTTGATTACCCTGAGCACCTTGGGTTCCTTGGGTTCCTTGGGTTCCTTGTACACCCTGTACGCCTTGTGTACCTTGGAATCCTTGATTTCCTTGATTACCTTGGTTTCCTTGATTACCCTGAGTACCTTGAGTACCTTGAGTACCCTGTGTTCCTTGAACTCCTTGAGTTCCTTGGTTTCCTTGATTGCCCTGAGTACCTTGCACTCCTTGAGTACCTTGAGTACCCTGTGTCCCTTGAACTCCTTGAGTTCCTTGGTTTCCTTGAGTTCCTTGGTTTCCTTGATTACCTTGGTTTCCTTGATTGCCCTGAGTACCTTGCACTCCTTGAGTACCTTGAGTACCCTGTGTCCCTTGATTACCTTGAACTCCTTGTGTTCCTTGGTTTCCTTGATTTCCTTGATTACCTTGGTTTCCTTGATTACCCTGAGTACCTTGAACTCCTTGTGTTCCTTGGTTACCTTGATTACCTTGGTTTCCTTGATTACCTTGTCTACCCTGTACACCTTGTACACCCTGAGTACCTTGAGTACCCTGTGTACCTTGAACTCCTTGTGTTCCTTGGTTTCCTTGATTGCCTTGGTTTCCTTGATTGCCCTGAGTGCCTTGAGTACCCTGTACACCTTGAGTTCCTTGAGTACCCTGTGTACCTTGCACTCCTTGAGTACCTTGGGTTCCCTGAGTACCTTGAACTCCTTGAGTTCCTTGAGTACCCTGTGTACCTTGCACTCCTTGAGTACCTTGGGTTCCCTGAGTACCCTGAGCACCTTGAGTACCCTGCACTCCTTGAGTTCCTTGGTTTCCTTGATTGCCTTGGTTTCCTTGATTACCTTGGTTTCCTTGATTACCCTGAGTACCTTGAGTACCCTGTGTACCTTGAACGCCTTGAACACCCTGAGTACCTTGATTACCTTGGTTTCCTTGATTACCCTGAGTACCTTGAGTACCTTGTGTACCTTGGCTACCTTGATTACCTTGATTACCTTGGTTGCCCTGATTACCCTGGGTTCCTTGAACACCTTGAGTACCTTGATTTCCTTGGTTTCCTTGGTTGCCCTGATTACCCTGGTTACCCTGGGTTCCTTGAACACCTTGAGTGCCTTGGCTACCTTGATTACCTTGGTTACCCTGAGCACCTTGAGTACCTTGTGTTCCCTGAGTGCCTTGAACTCCTTGAGTCCCCTGATTACCTTGATTACCTTGAGTACCTTGAACTCCTTGTGTTCCTTGATTACCTTGGTTTCCTTGATTACCTTGTGCTCCCTGAGTACCTTGAACTCCTTGAGTCCCCTGATTACCTTGGTTACCCTGAGTACCTTGAGTGCCTTGTACACCTTGAGTGCCTTGATTACCCTGAGTGCCTTGAACTCCTTGAGTCCCCTGATTACCTTGGTTACCTTGGTTACCTTGATTACCTTGGGTTCCCTGAGTGCCTTGAACTCCTTGAGTTCCCTGATTACCCTGATTACCTTGGTTACCTTGAGTTCCCTGAGTGCCTTGAACTCCTTGAGTTCCCTGATTACCTTGGTTGCCCTGGGTTCCTTGAACTCCTTGAACTCCTTGAATTCCTTGTGTACCCTGACTTCCCTGGTTACCTTGTGGACCTTGCGTACCAGTTGGACCCAATGTAGTGACTACATAAGAATAATGTTGAGTACCTTCGGTATAAAATGTAACAGTTCTATTTTGGTTATCTAAATTATTCAGATATAAATTAAGTATTAACCTATCTGTTAAATTTAGAGAAGCAGTTGTTGCTACGGCATTTGCCTTTACTTCTACTGGTGTAGTGTTATTTACTGACCATCCAATAGCAACTGTATCAGAAGTAAACAACAATGTAGTAGTTGCTCCATCATATTTAGATACAGTAAAGTAATATTGTAAATCATCATTTTCAGCATTTTTAGTCCAATAGATATAAGCGTGCCAAAGACCATTTGGAATCAAAATAACATTCGGATCCCCAGAATTTGTGATCCAGCCTGAATCAACAAGAACATTTTGTTGATTAGCAGTCAAATTGGTTACTACTGTCGTTTGTCCAGCAGTAGTTGTAGATTTTGATAATTGTCTATAAGGACTTGGGGTTTGTGCTACGGACGAATTAAGGAAATAACTGATACCTCCAGAAATTCCACTTATACCTTCATTTCCTTGGGTACCTTGAACTCCTTGAACCCCTTGGACACCTTGTGTACCTTGAGTTCCCTGATTACCTTGGTTACCTTGGTTACCTTGGTTGCCCTGAACGCCTTGTGTACCTTGAGTTCCTTGATTGCCTTGGTTACCCTGATTTCCTTGATTACCTTGAGTACCTTGAACCCCTTGAGTTCCTTGATTACCTTGGTTACCCTGATTTCCTTGATTACCTTGAGTACCTTGAACCCCTTGAGTTCCTTGATTACCTTGATTTCCTTGGTTGCCCTGAACGCCTTGTGTACCTTGAGTTCCTTGAGTACCCTGATTTCCTTGGTTACCTTGAGTACCCTGTACGCCTTGAGTACCTTGGTTTCCTTGGTTACCTTGATTGCCCTGAACGCCTTGTGTACCTTGAGTTCCTTGATTACCCTGATTTCCTTGGTTACCTTGATTACCTTGATTACCTTGGTTACCTTGAGTACCTTGAACTCCTTGTGTACCCTGATTTCCTTGAGTACCTTGAGTACCTTGAACTCCTTGGTCACCCTGTGTACCTTGATTACCTTGGTTGCCCTGAACGCCTTGTGTACCTTGGGTTCCTTGATTACCTTGGTTGCCCTGATTACCCTGATTTCCTTGGTTACCTTGAGTACCTTGAACTCCTTGTGTTCCTTGATTACCTTGGTTGCCTTGGTTACCCTGATTTCCTTGAACTCCTTGTGTACCTTGAGTTCCTTGATTACCCTGAACTCCTTGATCTCCTTGGTTACCTTGATTACCTTGAACTCCTTGTGTACCTTGGGTTCCTTGATTACCCTGATTACCTTGGGCTCCTTGAGTTCCTTGAACACCCTGGTCTCCTTGAGTTCCTTGGTTTCCTTGGTTTCCTTGATTGCCCTGAGTGCCTTGAGTACCCTGTACACCTTGAGTTCCTTGGTTACCCTGATTTCCTTGGGTACCTTGAACACCCTGATCCCCTTGGGTTCCTTGATTACCCTGATTTCCTTGGGTACCTTGAACACCCTGATCCCCTTGGGTTCCTTGATTACCCTGATTACCTTGAGCTCCTTGAGTACCTTGGTTGCCCTGATTTCCTTGGGTACCTTGAACACCCTGATCTCCTTGGGTTCCTTGATTACCCTGATTACCCTGATTACCCTGATTACCTTGAGCTCCTTGAGTACCTTGGTTGCCCTGATTTCCTTGAGTCCCTTGAACACCCTGATCTCCTTGGGTTCCTTGATTACCCTGATTACCCTGATTACCTTGAGCTCCTTGAGTACCTTGGTTACCCTGATTTCCTTGAGTCCCTTGAACCCCTTGAGACCCTTGAGACCCTTGACTACCTTGAGTACCCTGAACACCTTGATCTCCTTGTGTACCTTGGTTTCCTTGATTACCTTGGGTTCCCTGAGTACCTTGATTTCCTTGATTACCTTGGTTACCCTGAGTTCCTTGCACTCCTTGAGTACCTTGATTACCTTGATTACCTTGATTACCTTGGTTGCCCTGGTTACCCTGGGTTCCTTGAACACCTTGAGTACCTTGAGTACCCTGTTCACCATTCAATCCATTATAACCAGAAATACCTTGTAAACCTGTTATACCCTGAATACCCTGTGTCCCTTGTGGACCCTGAGTACCTTGATTCCCTTGGTTACCTTGGTTACCCTGTCTTCCTTGATTACCTTGATTGCCTTGAGTACCCTGAACTCCTTGAACACCTTGGGTCCCTTGAACCCCTTGAGTTCCTTGATTGCCTTGAGTACCCTGAACTCCTTGAACACCTTGGGTCCCTTGAACCCCTTGAGTTCCTTGATTTCCTTGGTTACCTTGATTTCCTTGGTTACCTTGAGTACCTTGAACCCCTTGAGCTCCTTGAACCCCTTGCGTACCTTGAGCACCATCAAAACCTAAAGTCCCTTGAACTCCTTGAGGACCTTGAGCACCATCAAAACCTAAAGTCCCTTGAACACCTTGAGCACCTTGAGCACCATCAAAACCTAAAGTCCCTTGAACACCTTGAGCACCTTGAGTACCTTGATTGCCTTGAACTCCCGTATCACCTTGTGTACCCTGGACACCTTGAGCACCTTGAGCACCATCTAATGGAGCTGGATAATCTATCCATAGTCCAGTGGAAGTTTGATAACCCAAATATGCACCATCAGCTGGTGTTGTTATTGTAACATCATTTAAATCATCTAAATTAATATTAGTAACTGATTCTCCCCCACCAGAAGAAAGACTTCGTATTAATCCACCTTGAATAAAAATCGCATCACTACCACTTGATAAATCAGTTGCCCCACCTCTTATTACTAGATACCCAAGAAAAACAGCATTTTGTAAAGTTATAGGGGATTCAGCAAATGCTTCATAAGGAAGCCCATTTAAAGCAGAACCTAAACTTGAATACTCCTTAACACCATAATAAACAATAATATCACTAGGCGAATCTGGTATTTGAAATAATCTCTGTACAGACCATTTATTAGTAGATACAGTAGCTAATGTTCCATCTCCATCATCATAACTTGCTGGATCTATATCTGTATAAAAAGTTCCTGAATTATTATCATACACAAATCCACCACTTCCGTCTGCATACATTCTACATAAACTCGAAGGAGTACTTGGTGTTAATGTAGTTATATCGGGTTCAAATGGATCACTTGAATAATTATTACCTATAATATAGGCTTTACCAGATGCCCTATCTATTCTGAGATTATTACCATTTGCAGATATATTTAAACCTTCTTTTTTAATCGGTCCAAGTGTATTTAAGATTTCATATACCTTATGATTTACACCATATGAAGTAAATGGATCAGTTGTTACTAAATTTACATTTGTAAGATTTATATGACATAAATGACCAATAACAATATAATTCTTATAATCATCGTCTGTAAATGGTGTTGTTTTTTGCTGTAGAGCTCCAGTACTATCAATATAAATATAAGTAAATGGGTCAGTTAATAAATTTGTGATAGTTTGGTTTGCGAATGCATTCCATTTTACTTCAGTAATATCCTGTGAAAGTTCTCCTGAAACAATTGAGTGTGTGACTATTTGACCTTGACCTTCTGAAACATTAAATGTAGTTCCACCGATTGTAGCACTTAAAAAACCCCCTGTTTTTATACCTGTAATTTCTATCCCTTCAATATTATTATTTTCTTCTACTAACCATTTATTATCCCCATAATATACAATAGTTATACCCTGACCTTTACCATCCCATAAATATTGCGAGTTACCTTGAATAGTAGCACCAGTATCACTACTATTAGGCTTAATGATAATATTACTTACATAATTTGCAGTATCTAATATATGTAACTTATAGCCAAAAGAAATTATACTCCCAGACGCTGTAATCTGAGGTAGCGTTAATATAGAACCCCCAGCATTAGAACCAGTTACTCGAACTAATTCATAAAGTTGATTTATACTAAGATTACCAGTTGACCAATTATATGTATTTTTATACCCCATTGGGTATTGATTTTTATTTTATTTGGGATTATACCTTTATGGGTACAATTTATATTCTCCTTTGCCTATATATCTTAAAATCAAAGTCTAAACTATAGTCATAGACATTATTAAGAATTAAGAAATGTATTCTCAAATATTTTCAAGATTAAACAATCGAGCCCGTTCCAAGATAAGTCCAATTTTGACCATTTAGGTCTCCTCTCCATACTCTACTTGTTGTAGATGCAGCTTGAGCAACTGATGGAACATTATATGGGCCTACAGTTCCTTCTCCTGTCGTTTTGACTCTTGTTTCGACATATTGATATTGTGAATCTCTATACAAATTTAATACATACGTTCTTGGAGATGTTGTATTTCCAAATCTACCGCAATACACTATATTTTTAATAGAGTATTTAGAACCTTGATTATCTATTTTATAATACCAGTTTTGAGTATCACCATCAGTATTAACTAATCCTTTCGCCAACCATAAGTCTGCTGAATTTCCTGCTATAGTTGCAGATGCTGAACCTACAGCAGCATTAGGGGCTGAATAAATATTACCATTTCCTGCATTTAGTGTGATATAACCATTTGTACTCAAATATAAATTTGTACTAGATACACCATTAGATGCAAATGTAGGAATTGTTATAGCTGTAGAACTATTACCATCATCTGCATTTGTGAATGTTCCAGAATATAATGTATATCCAGTTGCGTCTGAAGGGAATGCTATCGTATTTGTAGAGAATCTCCATCCGAATCTTGTTGATATTGCATTATAGTTTTGTAAAATTTCAGTTGGGGATAATGCTCTATTATAAACTTGAACAATTGGAATTTTACCATCGATAGTTTCCAAGTCGTCCCATCTACGAGCAATATAATAACCCAATCCACTTGATAATGGGGTTACACTTGTTGTAAGTGTAGATTCTTGAGTTCCATTTTTGTATAATCTTACAGTTGTACCATCATAAGTAACTGCAGCATTATACCAAACTCCAGTTGAAGGGGTAAACCCCGCTGGAACTTTGAATCCATCGGCAGAAGTAAAAAAACCACCTGTTATTTTTCCATCCCAAGGACTTGCACAAAATCCCAAAACAAAATTTATGTTACTTGCATCAACATATCTTTCTGTTATAATTTGAGGGATTACATTTGTTGAAGGAATAGAGTCTAACTTAAACCAAGCATTTACTGTGAAATTTGTTAGTGCCCCACCACTAAAATCAGAAATTGAAACGTGGTCATTTGTTCCATCGAAATCTAATAAACCTCCATCATTAGCATCAACAGAAAATGTAGGAGAATTTACAAGAGTCCCATTATTACTATTATTACTGAAATCATACCAAGTAGAACCAACAAGGGGATATGAATCTAAGAAACCTGAATCTAAATTCATTACTAATCCACTTGTAACAATAGAAGGATAAATTCTATTTACTAAAATATATCTACCAGTCCCCTTTAACCATGTAATAGCATCTGCCAACGTAGAATGATTAGTCTGACCAAACATTTCTTGAAGTTTATTAATAGTTTGCAATAATTCGGATTCTGTTGTTCCAACAGTTATCCATGCAGTAGGTCTTCCTTCTTCAAGTGCTGTAAACCCTTGAGAGTAAGTATCAGAATAAATAATAAAACCATTAGGATTATTTACCCCACTCCACCATTTATATCCTGAATAGTTAGCTTCATAAAAATCGTCACCTATACCTATTGCAACATTACCCTTTTGAATAGTATTAGGTATAGAAGAACCATTATTAAATGTTATAGGATTCCTTGACATATTAGTAAGTTGGATCTTTTAAAGTCAGCATATTAGTAATTAAAGGCTGACGAGTTAAGTTAAATACAATAGCAGTTCCAGTTGCACTAGGATCTTTATAATTTGTAATACAATCAGTACCTATTACCATACCATAAGAACCACTAGAACTTACACCCACATCGGTTATTACTCCATAGTTTGTTGAAGAATCACTATAAAATATTACGTCACTCAGTTCGCAATAATAATCTGAATATGTCTTAGCATCAATCTTTATAATAATTGCTGGATTACCAGATGTGTATGATTTTACAATACTATTTTTAAGTATTACTAAATTTTGAACATTATTTGTATCAGGGAAGTGTTTAATAATTCCATTTGTTGATGTCGATGTTCCATGTATAGAACCTAAAACAAATGAAAATGCTACTGCACCTGTCACTGAAACAACTTCAACACTAGAAGAAGTTGAATATAAATTACATCTTGATAAACTTACTTCAGAAAGTGTAGATAAGGATGCTGATGATAAGTCTAATATCATTCCAGCAGATTTAACTGTTATATCTGTTAGTTTTACTCTAACATCAGATGCACCATTTGTAGATAAAAATTTACTTGATGAGTTTGATAATATAAATTTACTTTGAATTAAACTATCATCATAAGTTGAACCATTATCTTTTCCAGTTATTGAAAGAGCATCTATATGTGCCATATCGAATAAAATAGAACTACCAGAATATGTTATAGAAGTACTAGAATTTAATTCAATGTATAAACTTGTTAAATCATTAGTCCATGTTGGTGATGTTGTCTCTGAATAAATCCCAGGTAAAATATGTATAGTATAGCCGTTTAAACTATTTGTCGATAAATAATTAATTGCAGATACTATTGTTCTCCAAGGTTTTGTTAAATCACCCACAACTGGATTATATGCAGAATAAGGACCAACGTATCCTGCATCACTGGAAGAATCTGATCCATAATTATCAACATATAAAATATTTTTAAATTGGAAATTAGGTCCAATAGCACCTTGAACACCTATAATACCTTGAATACCCTGAATACCCTGAATACCTTGAACACCTTGATCTCCTTGAGTTCCTTGAACACCTTGATCACCTTGAGTGCCTTGGTTGCCTTGAGCACCATCATAACCTTGATCTCCTTGAGTTCCTTGAACACCTTGAGCACCATCATAACCTTGATCACCTTGAGTGCCTTGGTTACCTTGAGCACCATCATAACCTTGATCGCCTTGAGTGCCTTGAACACCTTGAGTACCGTCATAACCTTGATCACCTTGAGTGCCTTGGTTACCTTGGTTACCCTGAGTACCTTGAACACCTTGATCCCCCTGGGTTCCTTGATTGCCCTGATTACCTTGATTACCCTGGTTACCTTGAACTCCTTGAATCCCTTGGGTTCCCTGAACTCCTTGAGTACCTTGACTACCTTGGTTACCTTGGTTACCTTGATTTCCTTGGGTACCTTGAACACCCTGATCACCTTGGGATCCTTGATTCCCTTGATTCCCCTGGTTACCTTGAGTACCTTGGTTACCTTGAGTACCTTGAACTCCTTGATCTCCTTGGGTGCCTTGATTTCCCTGATTTCCTTGATTGCCCTGATTCCCTTGGTTACCTTGAACCCCCTGAATCCCTTGGGTTCCCTGAACTCCTTGAGTACCTTGACTACCTTGGTTTCCTTGGTTTCCTTGGTTTCCTTGATTACCCTGTGTACCTTGAACACCTTGATCTCCTTGAGTTCCTTGATTACCCTGATTACCCTGATTTCCTTGGTTACCTTGATTTCCTTGAACACCTTGAATCCCTTGCGTTCCTTGAGCACCTTGATTTCCTTGATTCCCTTGGTTACCTTGATTTCCTTGATTCCCTTGGTTACCCTGAACACCTTGATCTCCTTGGGTGCCTTGGTTACCTTGATTTCCTTGGTTACCTTGATTTCCTTGAACACCTTGAATCCCTTGCGTTCCTTGAGCACCTTGATTTCCTTGATTCCCTTGGTTACCTTGATTTCCTTGATTCCCTTGGTTACCTTGGTTACCTTGAGTACCCTGAACACCTTGAGTTCCCTGTGAACCTTGGTTACCCTGATTACCTTGATTACCTTGGTTACCTTGATTACCTTGAGTACCCTGAACACCTTGAGTTCCCTGTGAACCTTGATTGCCCTGATTTCCTTGGTTACCTTGAGTACCTTGAGTACCTTGAGTTCCCTGAACGCCTTGTGTACCTTGTGTACCTTGGTTGCCTTGATTACCTTGATTACCCTGGTTACCTTGATTACCTTGAACTCCTTGAGTACCCTGAGCACCTTGATTTCCTTGGTTACCTTGGTTTCCTTGTGTACCCTGAGTTCCTTGATTACCTTGATTACCCTGAGTACCTTGAACACCTTGTGTTCCTTGGTTACCTTGATTTCCTTGATTACCCTGGTTACCTTGATTACCCTGAACACCTTGAATCCCTTGAGTACCTTGAGCACCTTGATTTCCTTGGTTACCTTGGTTACCTTGGTTTCCTTGTGTACCTTGAGTTCCCTGAACACCTTGTGTACCTTGAACCCCTTGAGTGCCCTGCGTACCTTGGTTTCCTTGATTACCCTGATTACCTTGAGTTCCCTGTACACCTTGTGTACCTTGAACCCCTTGAGTACCTTGGGTTCCTTGATTACCTTGGTTACCCTGATTTCCTTGATTACCCTGAACACCTTGAGTACCTTGAACTCCTTGAGTGCCCTGTGTACCTTGGTTACCTTGATTCCCTTGATTACCCTGAACTCCTTGAATTCCTTGAGTACCCTGAGCACCTTGATTCCCTTGATTACCTTGGTTTCCTTGATTACCCTGATTGCCTTGGTTACCCTGATTACCTTGAGTACCTTGAACCCCTTGGGCACCCTGTGTACCTTGGTTACCTTGATTCCCTTGATTACCCTGAACTCCTTGAATTCCTTGAGTACCCTGAGCACCTTGATTCCCTTGATTACCTTGATTACCTTGGTTACCTTGGTTACCTTGAGTACCTTGAACCCCTTGTGTACCTTGAACTCCCTGAGTACCCTGTGTACCTTGAACCCCTTGAGTTCCCTGTGTACCCTGCTCACCATTTAAACCATTATAACCAGATATACCCTGAAGACCAGTAATACCTTGTACCCCTTGAGTACCTTGTGGTCCTTGATTACCTTGGTTACCTTGGTTACCTTGGTTACCTTGTCTTCCTTGATTGCCCTGATTACCCTGAGCCCCTTGGACACCTTGTGTACCCTGTGTTCCTTGATTACCTTGATAACCCTGAACACCTTGTTCACCTTGAGTTCCTTGAACACCCTGAGCACCTTGAGCACCCTGTGAACCATCTATACCTTGATAACCTTGTGATCCCACAAAACCATCTTTACCTTGAAGACCTTGAGTACCCTGTGCACCGTTTATACCTTGATAGCCCTGGTCTCCACGTTCTCCTTGATCACCTTTAATACTAATACCAATGGGACCCTGTAAACCAATTTGACCTTGCTGTCCAGTTATGCCTTGATTACCTTGTTGACCATTCGGACCTTGAAATCCTTGAATACCTCTTAAACCTTGAATACCTTGAGTACCTTGAGTACCTCTTCCTTGAACACCTTGAGTTCCTTGCAAACCCTGAACACCTTGTTCACCCAATCCAGATTGCTGAGGACCTAATGCTCCTTGATTACCTTGATTTCCTTGTCTACCTTGAGATCCAGAACACCCCTGTGGACCTTGACTACCATCTGATCCATCTGTACCATCTGAACCAGAAAGACCTTGAGGACCTTGATCACCCAGCCCCGATTGTTGAGGCCCCATAACACCTTGCAAGCCTATACCAGTAGGCCCCTGATGTCCTTGATAACCTACTATACCTCGAACACCTTGAAATCCTTGATTACCAACAGGTCCCTGAATACCTTGGATACCACGCAAACCTTGAATACCTTGGTTTCCTTGAGTACCACGTCCTTGTGTACCCTGCGGTCCCTGTATACCTTGTAAACCTTGATCTCCAATACCTTGAAGACCTTGTATACCTTGAAATCCTAATACTCCATTGGTTTCATCAAGAATAATGTTATAAATAATTGACATGCTAAAGGTAATCTTTAATTGCCATAAATAAATTATGGAATTCCTCGGTTATATATCCGAAATGGAATTCCATAAAGTAATAAAAAGGCAAATTTTATTTTCTTGGGTATTTTTATTTATCTCAATCGTTCTACCGAAAACTGAAGTGGATTAGTAGAAATACAAATAACTTCAAACATTGGTTTACCATTTGCATCTTCGAATTCTCCCGATGCTATACTTGTAATTTGAATAGAGTACGGAGCAGTCAATTTCGATACATTTTGAGCATCTGTTAATACGAAAAATCTAAAAATTCCAAAAGTATTATCAACATCTACACCCGCCCCACCAAAAGAAACTTTTAAGCTTTGGCCAACTTTCCATTTATTTAGAGTATCATCAACAAATAAGACTATATTTCTATCAGAATTTAAGATATTTACTGTATCAATTCTTAAGTAATTATTTGCTGGCTGTAAAGGATGTGTATAATTCCAAGAATCCGCACCCTTGAACCAGTCTTGTTCCATTATGGTTATAGGTTTATTTGTAAGATTATACGATCCAAATGTATTCCTTAGTCTTACTCTATTTACAATACTTCTATCTACTTCAATACCATCAACTTTTGGTTCAGTATATAAAATATCAGCATTATATGAAACTGATATAGGAGTATTATTATTTATTAGATCTTGAAACTGTTGATAGTTTCTATCAATCAATTCAATAATAGCCCCTGTATCCTTTATTAAAGCATCTGATGCCTGTAAAGAATTTTCAACAGCTGTTAATCTTGCTTGTATTTCTTCTTCAACTGTGCTATTTATTAAAGATTGTTCTACATCTTCTACTCTTGTCTTTAAATTACTAAGTTCAAAAACAGCAGTTTCTAAATTGCGAGATGCTCTAACCATTTCATTCATGGCTCCAACATACACTTCTAATGAAAATGTAGAATAATCATTAACCGATGTTTCGATCGCTGCATCTTCTGTATTTACATCAAATCTAAAACGAACTGCAATGTTATATGAAGTACCATTAGTACCTAAAATTGAATCAGGTTTGATTTTAGATAATGTAGGTATTTTACCACCACCATCGTCAGTTGGATCAACATTATCTAAGAATAAAACACCAAATAAATTAGTCTCTGCTTGATCTGGGAATCCCTTTGGGAAGGTTTCATAATAAACTAAGACAGCATTAAATTCAAAACTGCTAGAAGCCTCAGTTGCATTAAATTGATGCCAAGAATTTATTCTTGAATCTTGGACAGCACCTAAATATGAATTTAGGTCAAAATCAACCATAATACCATCAAGGCGCGATCTTAGATATGTAACTGGTGTAAATTTACCAGTTTGTATATTTACACCTGTTATACGGAGCTTATCATTTCTCCAATCGTCAAATCGTACTGGCTCAGAAAAATATGAATTTGCTTGTGGACTAGGGAACCAATATCCACTCTCCCAAGTATCAGTCGTTTCATTATATTTTTCTAATGTATAATCAGTATTACTATAGGATCCAGTATCAGAGTCAAAATAACCCAAAAAGTTCAATCCAAATGGATGAGTATCATTAGGACCTCTACCAACGATATACTCATTCTTCAATGGATCCGTTGGAGTATTTTGAATATACATATCTGGGAAATAGTTTTCATCCGATACGGATTTAAACATTACAACTGGTGTATTACCATCTTTTGTGGGTATATGACAAAAGAATTCTGTAAATGTATTTGCAGTATGTCTTACAGAATTAACAACATCAATTTCGCCAATATACTTTACTACTCTACTATAATCAATCCCACCAGTAGTTGTACCATCAGATTCATCTTCTTCAACAAATCTTTGCCCAGTTACTAAATTTGATACTTCCGATGTATTAGCTTCTCTAAATCTTAAAGCACCTATTTCTTTCATCCATTTCCAAAATAATCTTTCAGAAACAGTTCTATTGCTTATCTGGTTATAATCTTCTTTTGATGTAAGAAGCGTTTCAAAATTTAATAGATAGTTTTGAAAAGATTCTGATAAATATCTATTCCAATCGCTACCAGTTACCTGTAAATATGCCCCTGGGATAGTATCTAATTGAATTGTATTTGAATCAGCTGTATTATCTAAAATTTTTGGTATGTTCAATAATACATATTTACTAAAACGCATAGTTCTCGAATCATCTCCATATGCAAAAGACATATCTTCTGCAGTAGAAGGCATTATATAAAATGTACCACCTTGCGTTTTAATCGGTTTAATAAATGGAGTAACTGCCATGGTTTCTTTGTATTTAAGTAAATTAATTTATGATATACACTATATATCAAAAATAAAAATTAAGTATTAAAAAAGCCTCAGTTAGAGGCTTTTTAAATCGTGTTCATAAAAATAATCAATTCCACAACATTGAAAATTGCTTTTTTCATATTTAGTTAAAATGGTTTTGTGCATATGTCCATAAACCCAGAGTTTTGGAGCATAACCATTGTGTTCAATTACTTTTGAATATAATAAATCAAGTCTCTTTCTTTCATTGATTAGTTCTTGTTCTAATCTAGGATCAAGTGCAATAAAACTTTTTACAATATGATTCAATTCAGTAGGCCAAACAAAAGATGGGCAATTATGCGTACACACCACATCTATTTTAATATCATCGTCCACAATATCTTTAATATCAGGAATTATGTATGGAAGTTCTTCTCCCTTCCAATATGATATTCCAGCTTTTCTATGTACTCTATCAATAGAAATAGCACCACCTACAATCAAAATATTTTTGTTTTCTACATTAATAACTGAAAAATCTTTTAAGAATTTTATATTACTATAATCAAAAGGACAATTTTCATAATAATCTGGATTATCATGATTCCCTCTAAACACATACAGCGTATTATTTCGTTCAACTAAATGTTCATTTATGGAATTAAGATATTCTTTATCATTATCTAATGGTCTAAATCCTACACCAAAGTCCCCTACTTGAATCATATGGGTATTTTTGTAACTACTTTCCTCTAGAGTTTTAAGGAAAGTTCTGAAATTACCATGAATATCACCGATAAATATCATTCTTCAATCTCCAATTCATCTTCAATTTCTTCTTCTGGTCCTTCCCATATATTTATACCATTCAATTCTTTAGGTTGTCTAAATTCATCAAAGAGGCTATTAGCTACTTTAATTTTCGCCTTTGTTACAAATTTCAATGATTTCAATACTTTTTCTTGTAATTTGACATCTTGATTAAAAGTTTTAAGTCTTTGAGTTTCTTCTTTAATTGAGATTTCTGTTTCTTTTATCGTCTCTGCATTTAGAGATGATAATCGAATTACATCTAATCTATCAGAAATAGCATTAGGATATTTCTTCAAGAAATCTAAAACTTGTTGTCTGTTTCTTTTAGACTCAAGCATATATTTCAAATATTCAAGCTTTGCTTTTAAAAATTCTAATTCATAAGAAGATTTATCTCTTCTATACATTAACACTTCTAATTTAAGAATTTCAAGATAATCTTTGAAATCATCCAAGTAATCCTCAATAGTATCATATTCAACTACTGTTTTATCTTTAATGAATACGATTGATTCTTTAACTACAATACGTGTGAACTTTTCAATTTGTAATTTAAATGAAGCCCAATTTTCTGCGGTATCGGATCTTCCAAATTTTAAGAGAATATCAATATCCTCTTGGGATTCATTGATAAAATCAAAATCATAATATTCAGACAAATCTCTTACACGATCTATGAATCGTTCATACTTTATAACAGGTGGTAATCCCTTAACCCGTATTGTTCTTTTAGATTCATCAATCTCTAAATTAGACTCAATAAGCCAAGATGAGTCCATACCTTTAACTTTAGTAATCTTACCTTGAAAACCTTTATATGATGGCTTTAAAGATTTAATTTTACCAGAAAGATAATCTTTGATTGATGTAGAAGATCTAGGCAGAATAACTGATTTATAACCAACCGCTATACCCATTACTCCAGTAAACATACCTAGTGGCATACCTACTTTTAAATAATCAATTTCAGAAATCTCCCCCTTATTTAAAAAGGACATTTCCGAAATAAGTTCTAAACTACCTTTACTTAGCTTTACAGATGTATATCTTGGTGCTGCTGGATGATCTTTAAAGGGTGTACCAAAGTTACCATCACCTTCTAAAAGACTCTCTGCTACTGAATGAGGCTTTGCTAAACGAGCAATAGCATTAGCTAGGGAAGCATCGCCATGAGAGTATCCAGATTCAGTCACACTTCCAATCAAACTATTTGTTTTTTGAAATGTTTTAGGTGCACATGAAAGTATCATTCTTTGTACATTAGTCAAGCAATCATGCCAATCAGGAATACCTCTGTGCTCTAATGTATAAAAAGCATATTCTCTAAAATTTATATCAATATGTTCAGTTATAGTAAGGCGTTCCATTGCTCGTTCTCTCTTTTAAAATAAATAGGTACATAATCTTTTAATTCTTCAGTCTCTTCAGCATTAAACCAGTATGACAAATAAAGCATATCACTTGCTAAATCTTCCATACCTTTTAATTTACAAATATCATGTCCAATTTTACAGACATGATAATCTATTTTTTTCAATTTAATCAAATATAACAGATAACCATATGCAAATTCAAATCCTCTGGTAATTAGGATTGTATGCAATTTATCATATTCATCTTTATATTCTATTTTATATTTTTCAATAAAATTATCAAGTATTATAGTTCTAATTTTTTCTGAAACATTATCCTTTAATTCACTTTGAGTTTCTTTCAAAAGAAGTTTCCAATTCCTTAAGGTCTCATTACCGAATTCAGTTAAACTATTAGTACCATCTAATCTATGTTGGATAGTAGCCAAAGTTTGTGGATTATTATGGAATTTAAAAAATTTGGAAGCTGAAAGTAAGAATCTCCATCCATTTAAAGATTGAATATTTGTAAATTTTACAATATCAATAATATCTCTTGTATGCACAACTGATGATAAATGAATAAAAGGTTCGGTTAGTAATACTTCTCTATCAAATGATTTAACATTATATGGTATAGATATAAAGTGTTGAACATACTTTTTATCAATATCATGATAAATCTGATCTCGTAGATGGTAATTACAATACACTAAATCACAACCTACTCTTTCAAGTTCTTTAACTTGTTCTTCTAAATAAGTATTCGACCACAGATCATCATCATCTAAATAAGAAATATATGATCCTCTAGAATTTTCTATACCTATATTTCTGGCATATCCAGATCCACAGTTATCTGGAACATCTATTAATCGTACTCTTTCTTTACATTGAGATAATAGGAAATTTAAATCTGATTCTATATTATACGACTCTTCTTTTACTACAATAACTTCCCAACTTTGATATGTTTGATATATCAAATTACTAAAAGAATCTTTAATATGATCTTTTCTTTTCCCATTAGTTGGGTAAATTACACTTACTAGTTTTGGCATTTTAATTCACAGGAGTTGATAACCAAATCTTTCTATCTTCTACATTCTCACCCATTGCGATTTGAAGTGATTTATTAGCCTTCTTATCAGCAACAATTTTAACAAGATTCATATTTTTATAGACCCATTCCCAATCTTGAGAATTCATAGAGCCAAGACCTTTCAAATACCTTACATCTTCAGATTTCTTATTTTTCACAGTTCTATTAAATTCATCTTTAGAATAAAAATATTTTCTTTTTACGCCTTGTCCAACTCTAACTAGAGGAGATTTTAATATCAATAATTTACCTGATTTAATTACATTTGGAAACCATTTCCAAATAAAATTAATAAGCAAGGATGATATATGATGCCCATCTGGATCCGCATCAGCAGCAATGATAATTTTTTCCCATTTCAAATCAACTTCTTTCCCTGGTTCTAATCCCATTATATGAATCAAATCCAGAACTTCTTTATTGGATGCTAAATCCTTTACAGTCCTTACATTCTTAACTTTACCTTTCAAAGCATATACACCATCAGTCTGAGGATTTCTACCTTGACAAAGACCACCAGCTGCAGAATGACCTTCACATATAAATAGATTTACTTGCTTTTTAGCAGGGGGCGTATATTTATCACTAATTTGGACTTTAGATTGTCTTTTAGCTGAACGAACTTTTCTTAAACTTTCAGCGTCATTTTTCTCTTGAATTAACTTCTTAATTTCTTTGAAATAACGCCATTTTGATATTTCTCTTTTTACTTTCGGTAGCATTTGCTTTGAAAGTATTTCTTCCATTTCAGATTTAGGAGTTACGAATTTAGTTTTATTTTGATCCCCAAATCTGACATTCTGAGCAGGCAAGTCAAAAACAACCATCATTTCATAAAAATGATGTGCAGTAGTGCTATCAAATACTTCATTAATAGTATCTCTCAATATATTTATATGAGATCCAGTACATAATGCACCATTAATGAACCCCAATGTAGATGAATCTTGAAATGATTTGAATACCCATACATTACCTAATTCATTTTTTATATGCATAAAATCTTCATGAATTATGGGTGCATTTAAATCCAGTTTTTTACCATCAAAATAAACTTCAAAATTCAAAGTTGATATATCCTTTGAAACCTTTATAAGCAAGTTTCTAAGGATCATTTTTGTATAAACTATATCATATTCTGGAGAACAATTCTCAAAGACATTACTTCTAGGTTTAAACCTGATGATAGTTCCAGTCTTATTTTTTTTAGTGGCTTTTTTAATTTCTTTATATTCAATTTTGGTAAAATTTACCCATTTTTGCTTATAAATTATTGAACCATTACATGTTTCTATCTCTAACCAATCCGAAAGAATAGTACAAAGAGAAACACCCATACCATTCATACCCACTACTGTAGAACCATTCTCTTCATTAAAGAAATTGCTACCGCTTCTTAATTTGGTTAAGGCTGTTTCAATATTTGTTAAACCTGTTTTGGGGTTTTTCTTTTCACCATCTTTAAACCCTCTACCAGTATCTTCAACTTCTATAACCCCTTCCTTTGAATCAAATCTAACTATAACAGATTGCATAGGTTTCTTTTCACGAGCACATCTCTTTGCTTCATCTATAGCATTATCAATAACTTCATCAATTATTTTCCAATATGCTATGGAAATAGATCTAAGTTCAGATAAAAAATAACCATCTCTATAAATTGGAATCTTTTCATCGGATTTAGTTATAGACCCAACATACAGTGCTGGCCTTTTAAGAACATGTTCATGATCTTCAAATGCAACTATGTCTCTTTCTGATTTTGCCATGATTTTAAACTAAAGGAAATAATTAATAAAGCAAAGATAATAAAAACTAATGAATATTCAAAATATATTTTTAAAAACAAATTTGTTCAAAAATAAAAAGGGAGAGCTCCCTTACTAGCTCTCCCTCTAATGAAATACAAGTTATTTGAAAACTTGAATTTAAATTTATTTTTACAATGTGATATCTTCCCAGTAGTCAGCTCTAAGTTTAAACCCTGTTACTTTGAATATATTTTGATTTGTGTAATCTAATGACATCTGAGTAATTGGGCTACTAGGGAAAACACTTGCAAATATCCATGTACGGATAATATCCCCATTTTTCTTGTACAAATGGATAGTCATAAGAGATTGCTTTGAAGCATATGATAACTTAGGAGTCATTGCGCCAGTTAAAGGATCACGGACTAAGTCACACCATCTACGAAGTGCTTTATACACATACATAGAATTATCATTATTAACGTTAACTTCAAAATCTAATTCAACATCAGTATATGTATTAGCTACAATTGATCCAGCATATGATCTTTTATGACCTTTGAATGTTTGTTCTGTTGGAGTTGGCATTTGTTCAACATTCAAACCTCTTACTGCAATAACATTTTCAATTATCAATTCTTTATCCCATACAGTTACACCTGGAGGTGGAATTAAAGAAACTTGGAACAGATTCAAATACACAGGTTCGAATTGTTCCATACCTGCTTTCGAGTTTTTATAGTGTGGTAAAAGTCCCATTGTTTTCGGGTTCTTATTTTTATCTTTCGTTTTTAAACGATTTTATCGTTTATTCTTCTTTTACTATATATCAAAATATAAAATTAAAATATTTTTATATTAGATAATAAAGCCTTTTTATTCACTAGTGTAGAATCTTCTTGGATTTTTTCCAATAAGAATATTTAAAATCTTATCGGGAGTTCCTTTTACATTATCAAGCATACCGCCATCTAAAGTATTTATTTTCAATAAATTACCTTCTAATGAAAAGTCATGCTCAATTTCATTTATCAACACTTTTACAATAGGTTTTCCTTTAAGTATCTCTTCTCCTATAATTTGGATTTCAATACCCGCTTCTGATGCTGAACCTGCTATTTCATTCACATATTGTATAAGCATTTCTTTATCAGTCGCTATATCTTTATTCAGTGAAGTTGCCTCAATATTATTTGATTCGTATTGAGACAACTTCTTTGAATTATATTCTGAAAATGTTAATATTTTCATTGTAGTCCTATTGTAAAGTGGTCGAATTTGACCACTTTATGTTAAACAAATTGGAATGCAGAAGCATTTGCTCCACCAGTTTTGGTGACTGTGATTCTAGAAATTGCAATTTGAATACCTCTTGCAGGCTCAACAGCAATATCTATAATCGCCTTGTTTTGATCAATAATTTCAGGTGGATTGTTTGTTTCATCCATTTGTGTGAAGAAGTTGTAAATACCACCAGCAGATCTTACACCATCTAAGAATGTATCCACAATCGATTTGATTTCCAAACGAGTTGTAGCATCGTTAAATTCAAAGATGTATCTTGCTAAAATATCTTCAACACCTTCTTCAATTGTGATGAGCAAGTCTCTAACATGAACATTGTTCAAAGCAGAAGGAACTTTCTGATATGCTGTTTGATTTCCATAAATCATAGTTCCTATTCTCGCTCTCTTAACAATTGGGTTTAAACCAAATGGTTCGAGTGACTCGCGATCTCCGTCTGACAAATCTATTTCAGGACCTACCAATCTACTATCGGACAAGATACCTCTTCTAGGACCTGCAACGATTGAATATGGGAAACCATTAATAAATTTGAGAACAAAATTATTAGAAACATGTGCAGCAGGAGGAACTGTTAAATTCTTAGTTCCATCTCTCAATATCAAGTATGGGAAGAAGAATGCTGCATGTTTCGCTCCATTCAATTCATCAGGTAATGAATATGAGAAGCTTGGTCCAAGAGTCTGATTACCACCTGTTGCAATATATGATGTATTCAAAAGTGGTCTTGGGTTTCCACCTACTGGATCTGGTTCATCTGTAAATCTAGGATCTGTAGATGCCTCAAATTGTTTAGCAGAAGGAGGATTCAAGATAGCCAAACACTTAAGTCTTTCCTTTGCTAATTTAGCAAGGATATTCTTAGGATAGTTGTTTGGTTGTAAACCACCATCAAAAGTATCAATAATATAACGGAATTGAATTACATCTCTACTTGTAAGAGCTTCGAATAAGTTAGTATTCTCAAGAACTTCATAAATTTTCTCCATTTGAGATTGTTTATTTGTTCTATCTCCAGGTAAGTGATATGATGTAAGTTTGAATCCGCTTAATCCAGAGAATTCATATGTACTTACGAAATCATCAATATTCTTATATCTAGTAACTGTTTTATCACCAGCACCAAATTCATTATTTATAAGAATAGGTTGATTTACTGTATAACGGAATCTGAAAAGAGATGTCAATTCATCAAAGATCTTTCTCTTTCTGATGATTTTTGTAAGTCTATAAACATCTGCACCTTCGTCATCTGTAGTATATGATACTAAATATTGGCCTACTTCCAATCCTACTGCGTCTTCTACATTAATATCTACTTCAGATTTTGTACCGTTCCATGATTGAACTACAAAAGTTGCGGAGAAAGAATCCGCTAAAGGATAAATATAGAAATCACCACCAGTATTCACAGAACCTGCTTTTTCATAATTCAATATATCAATGAAAGGTCCTATTTGAGTATATGTTCCAGTTACCGCACCTTGTAAGTTAAGTGCTACAGCAGGTTCACCAGAGTTATTTGTTGTAATAACCGTCGATCCATCAAATACATCTGTGATTTCAACTGTTGCATCCGCTGTAATATCCCCGCCTGTTCCATCAGCTGTATAGTATCCAATAACTTGGAATATTTCATTACCAGTACTTGTAGATGCACCCATATAATCAAGTTCAGCTACAAAGCTACCTGTAGCTAAATTAGTACCATTACCAGGTGCACTCAAAGCCCAGTATGTTGTACCAACAACATATGCAGCATCAGGCTGACCTGTAAGTGCAGCATTTACTTCAATGTATGTAGTAGATTCTGTTACAACTGTACTTAAAGTACTATCTTCATATGCTCTAATTTCTAAAACAGGAACACCATCAGTATCTGTGGTTTTAATGTATTTTAAGAAATAAAAGTCTGTAGGGCTATAATAATACTTATCACCATCTACTAAGAATCCTGAATCATAATCTTTATAAACTTGTGAATACTGATAACAGACAAATCTATTTACAGTACCACTTGTGTTAAAAGTAATCAAATCTGGTGTATAAGCGATAGTTATTTGATCTCCTGATAAATCTGGAAATTCTTGAGCACCAAAAGTAGATGTGTAATAACTAGGATTCAAAGACATATCCTGTAAAGAAATTATGTTATTTACAGGAACAATAGTATTTGTTGATCCATTAAGAATAGGAGCATCATTCACATCAACATAGAATGTTGTTGTATCTACTTTATTCTTAATTAATACTTCATCACCATCATCTATAGATGCTGTGTGATCTCCACTCAAAGTTACAGATGACAAGAATGTAACAACTACACTTGCACTTGTAGTCGCATTAGCTGACATTGTTACAACACCACTTGTAATATCTGTGATATAAGTACCAGAAGGAATACCTACACCTGAAAGTGGTTGATTTACACGGAGTTGCGTAGTTGAAGTAGGTGTGAATGTATCATCACCTGATGTCAACGCTACTGTTTGTGTAGTTGTAAATGAAGCACCTAATACATTTACAGGTGTCATTGTCAATTCACCTGATTTATTTGGATGTGAGAATGTAATCTTCAGTACTGTATTGCCATTTGAATCTAAAGTTTCTTGCTTAGATTCAACTTTTGCCCAGTTTCCACTATCCATTTCTATTAATGAACCACCAACTGTCAAATTGCTTACGATAAACTGATATTCAGCATATTTTGCTACTGATGTAGATAAAGGACGCTTAAGAACTAATACATTCTTAAATGCACCCAAAATACCTTTACCTTTATATGATTCAGTATAGAAATCACCAGAAGTTTCTGCATCATATACAGTTGTATCGAAAGAACCTGTTTTTTCTGTGAATTGGAATTCTTCCTTTACATTTGTCTTATATGATAACATATCTAAATAGTCTACAGTATATGCAGGGTCAGCCAAGTGGTGACCAACTACATCATATCTTGAAGTAGAAGTTTCATAATCAGCTAAAGCTTCTTTATTGAATGCTAAAAATACTCCAGTTGTAGCTACGCTATTATTAACAATCGTATCAAGAGAATGGTTAACACCATTACCGTCAACAAAATCAGGTATCAAACATCCTGTAAATCTTGCAACTGTATTAATTTCTTCAGAAGACAAGAATGCATTCAATTGTGATTTAAGAATACCTCTATCACTGAAATACTTTGAGAATACAGGATCAGTTGCAAGTTTCTTATAGTTTGTCCAATTACCTTGAACTATAATAACTTCAACAAAATAATCTGCTATATAATCGAATTCTTCAATGTATGCTGGTTTCTCTTCTCCTGATTGACCGTACCAATCACGAGCTGTGATATCAAAGCCATTTACTGCTGTTTTCTTTATGATAACAGATAAAGGACCTTGACTCAAATTCACAACATGCAACAATTTACCCGTATTAAGAGCATTTGCATTTGCAATTGCAATCATATTACTTTCATCTGGGAACCAGAATCTTTGGGTATTATAAAAGTTTGAATAAAGAGCTTTAGTTACAATACCGTTTGATTCAGCGGTATCAACCGAGAATGATCTATACTCAACCGCATCTCCGCCTTGAGTAATAGGTTGATTATTAAGTGGTAACAAATTGAGACCAAATACTGGTCCAATTTCCAAACATGTAAATAATGATCTATGGAAGAAACTACCTCTTGATTCCAAGAAGGGATCTATTTCTCCAAATATTCGTCTCGCAGTCTTCACATCTGGAAGGTATACTGGGGAGTTGAAAGGTCCTTTTCTTGAGAAACCTACAACAAGACGAACAGTCTGAGTATTCAATATAATACTTTCTGAAGCGTCAAATTCTAATGTGTATACACCAGATGCTTTGAACTGGGTCAAATCCAGTTTAATCTTAGCCATAATTAAGAAGCATAATTTTTCCTCCAATAGAGGTCGTTTTCTATTTTCTATATATCAAATTAAATTTTGAAATTTAGTAAAAAACATGAAAAATCAAATAATAAATATAATTATATTCTTGAATAAGAGTAGTAAAATAAAAAAACCCAACTCGAAAAGAGTAGGGTATTTTTATTTCTAAGTCTAAAAATTAGTTTATTTATTTTTAGAAAAGTAGAATTTTAAAATGTTTAATAAGGACGGTCTTTTAAATTCTGAACGATAGATTTCTTTAGCAAATGCCTCCTTTACAGCCATTCTATCGAAATCTTTAATTTCTTTCAAAGAGTCTTCATATAATCTTTCAATATATGATTCATTCTTAAAAATGATACTAGACGAAGATTGCTTTCTATTATCTAGGATTCTAGATCTATTTTTAGAATTTGATTTCAGAAATATGATGGTGTTTTCTACACCATTTTCATCTAAAACCTTGATAGCATCATCTTCGACAATAACTGAAACATCATTATGATATTCCATATTTTCCTCTTTTATTATTTAGAAATAATATATTCAATTACAAATATAGTATAAAGAATAATAAAAACAAAATTATATTTTCAATTTCAATAAAGATAATAAAAGCTCTTCGGTTGATGCCTTTGGTATGTCTAATGGATTACAACCATGTTTCATAGAAAAATAAATATCAGCACCCCTTAGCCTCTCTTCATATTTTTCATCCTTTTGTATAGTAGTATTTCTAAATTCAGATCCATCTCCAATATATTGATGCGCATTTGCAATATCTGCAAAATACCAAAAAGGTGGATGTAATTCTTCTTTAATTATTCTATACGTAAAATCTACATGCTCATGTATATTATAAAATCTTTCGTCCAAATAACCTACTCTTTCTATACACTCTCGATGCATATACATTAAAGGACCTGAACACCAATGATAAAAACAAATTTGAATATCATTATAATCAACACAATATACTGGAGTAGGGTGGTTGATTGTCCCATCACTATGTCTATTAGCATTACCATAACCCTGTAATGCATAATTGAAATGTTTTATACCAGATATCTCAGATGCTTCAATATATTTTTGAAAAATAGAGGTATCCTTAATAACTATATCATCTTCTAGTATAAATATATGCTCACAACCTTGACCCATCAAATATCGTATAGCCGAGTTTTTAGCTATGGCTACACCTTTATTTATAGAGTGTTGTATAACATCATATCTATTTTGATAAATAGAATGATCATACGGTGTTCCATCATTTACTATAACAACATTCTCAATGAAATCTGGAAGTGTATTAAGTAATGATTGTAGTCTAGTTGGAGAATTATATGTTGTAATCCCAATACCTATTTTTTTATAATCTATTTGTTCCATAATATTCTGGGTCTATTATTGCTAAACCTTTTTCTTGTAAATTATAAATATCAAAGTGTTTAGATGTTAAATAATAATATGCTTTTCCAATATTTGACAATAAATTATCACAATGGATTATATCAAAATTGTGGTATATCTGAACTTTAAGATCTATACTTTCCTCAGTAACTTCATAAAAATGAGGTAAAAAATTATAGTTAGGCTTATAATTCCCATAACCAATTCTATCTGTTACTAAATCGGTTATTGTGTAAAGATCCATTAAAGTCAAATGAACAAATCCTTTCATTATCGGAATAACATCGCTATAATTATAATAGGATTCTTCGTTTTTATCATTTATCGTAAGAATATTATTTTCTAGTACATTTAAAACCTTAGATATACCTGATTTTGTTATTACAAAGGTACCAGGCGTTATTGCAGTTTTAAGAAGATCTACGTCATCCCTTTTAACATGAGTTATCATATCAATCCTCACATATTCTCTTTAAAGATTCTAATTGGTCTGGTGTTAAATCTTGTTTCGGTATGTGTAGTTTAACTCTTATGTATGTTTTACCACCAACAAAAGGACCTTCACACAAACGTATTAGAGTATCTGTATCAAACCATTTTTCTATATAATAAGTATATTTATAATCTTTATCATTAAACATACTTATATTTTTTGATGAACCTGTGACTAAATCAATATATCGTACTTCATCAGTAATAACAATGTCATTACCCACTCTTTCATGATTATCTTCAGGTTGTTCAATTACCTTTATTATAACATCACCCCTATGTCCTCTTTGATTTGGAGATTCATGACCTCCATGTCGTATCCTTAACGCTGTAGTTTTATCTATACCCTTTGGTATATCAACGATAATTGTAAAGTCCTCTAATAAAAATCCATCTTTACATCCTGGAGGACATGTTTCTTTTCTTCTTTTAATTGAACCCGCACCTTTACAAGTATTACAAGGCTGTCGCTGTTCTACTCTAAAATAGCCATTACCCCTAACTTCAACAACAACTCCGCTCCCACCACAATTATTACATCTTACATGTGTATCTGCACAACTACTACACCAAGTTTTTCTTTTATACTTAACAGTTTTCTTAGCACCAAAAGCAGCATCCTTTATACTGCAATAACAATCAACTTCTAACGGTGGTATAGCTACTTCCCTTCTTTCAAATACTTCTTCAGTAAAACTAAATCCAGAAAAGAAACCATCCGTTGATGAAAACATATCACTCCAATTACCAGAAAAACTATTACCTGAACTTTGGAAATCATATTGTTTTCTTTTAGTAGCATCAGATAATACTTGATATGCTTCATTGATTTCTTTAAATCTTTCTGCACCTTCTGGATTTTTATCTGGATGATATTTCAAAGATAATGTTCTGAATGCTCTCTTAATTTCGTCTTGAGTTGCACCTGAATTCAATTCTAGTATTTCGTAATAATTCTTTTTCATTTAAGAAGCTCTTTGTGGATTTTATATTATATCTTAAAATATAATTTTGTTTTTATTATTTTTTTTCTTATCTTTGTTCTATGAAAATAAAAAATACATTTTTAGAATTAGTAGGAACTACTGTTCCTCATGGATATGAATCTTTGATCTATCCTTTATTACCTAAGCACGATTTAGATCCCTTCGGTAATGCTTACATACATATAGGTGATACCAAACCTAAAGTAATGTTTACTGCACACTTAGATACCTTTAGTAAAGGAGATCCTGAAAAAATCAATCATAAAATTTCAGGCAATATAATAAAAACTAATGGTAAAACAATACTAGGAGCAGATGATAAAGCAGGCGTTGCACTATTAATTTCTATGATTGAAGCTCAAGTACCTGGCCTTTATTATTTTTTCACTGCTGAAGAAGTAGGTAGATACGGTTCAAGATTTGCCGCTGAATCTCATGAATTTAATAGTTTAGGATCAAAGATAAAAAATGTAATTAGTTTTGATCGTAAAGGATATAATTCAATTATAACGCACCAGTCGAATATCAGAACTTGTGATGATAAATTTGCAATGAAATTATCATCAGATTTTAAAAATTATGGAATTAACCTAGAATTAGATTCAAATGGAAGCTATACAGATTCCTTTAGTTTTTTAGATAAAAAGAATATTAAAAACTGTACAAATATCTCAGTAGGTTATTTTAACCCTCATAGTAATAAAGAAACTCAAGATATTGAGTTTTTACAAAAGCTTTCAGACGCTTGTATATCTATGAATTGGGATTAAACAAAAAAACCCATCGAATCCGATGGGTTTAGATTGTTTAATTAAGAATTAATATAGGCCACTTCTCATTTTACCAGCACCCATGCCCTTTTCACTATAAGATTCTTTTTCATAATCAGGAGTTTCCAAAGATTCTTCAAATTGAGAAACCAATTCTTCAAGTTTAACTGAAGTCCCAATTATCTTCTTTCTGAAAGAAGAAAGCCAATCTGAGATTCTATCTTTAATTTTTACATACCATGGTTTCTTCATTTCCATTTCTTCTGCTTCTGTTACACCTTCAGCGGAAGCATCTTCTCTTTTTACACTTAAACTAGAACTAACTTCTACAGGTTGCTTAAATGCACTCTCTGTTTTAAGTTTATTAATTAGTTCTTTACCACCTTCTAATTCTAATTCAATAATCTCTAACATCAATTTTTGTGATGGTGGATTCCAGCGTAAAGTACCCTTTCTATGTTTTAAAACTAATCCGTGAACTTTGTGATTTGATTTATTAATAGATTCCATTGCTATTTTAATATCTTCAAGCAATCTCCCTTCATGTTGTTTCAAATCAGCTACATTCAATTCCTTTTCCAACTCTTCGATTTTTTTTGTAACTAAATCCATTTGATCCATTACACTCTTGAGCTCTTCAATTTTTTCATCTAATTTCTGTACCGATAGAGTCCATACTTTAGTATGTTCAGGACTACCTATTGAAAATTCTTGCATTTCATCAGAATCCTCAAAGGATTCGAAAAGTTTTACATACTTTTGTGTCATATTCGATTTTTTATATTTTTTCTATATATCATTTACCTTTGATGATTTTATTAACTTCATCAAGGATATTTTTTTCAAAATTCTTAGCTTCTTCTTCAAGTTTAGCAACCTTCATAGTAATTTCAAGTTGTTTAGATCGAACATCGAGCAATAGACATTTTTGTTCTTCTGTTAAATTATTATACCAATTTATATACACATGTGGAGATATTCTTGATGCCTCATACACGAGAATAAATTCAGCAATAAATTCTACTAAATCATCATATTCAAATAAATTATCATCTGACATATTTCAATCCTTATTATAATTAATCAGTTATATTATATATCACCTTTTTTCATGTGCATTGTAAATTATCACATTATTTTCTAATTAACAATAATTCTACCCTATTATTTTAAATGCTAGATATATAAAATAAAATTAGAAATTCTGAATGGAAATTTTACAAAGAGCACCTGAATTTGTCGGTCAGTCTGCTTTAGATAATTCAGAGATACAAACTATTGATATTGTAGATATTATAATTAATAATACTGATTACAATAGACCACGTGATGCAAAAAGATATACATTTGTTGAATTATTAGTTTCTGGTAATTATACAGATATTTTAGGATATGCAGGTGAATTTGAAAATTCACCTGGTGGAAATGTATCAGCAAAGGGGAATGATCTTATACTTTTTAATAAAATTACAAAAGAACAGTTTCTTACATTAATAGTAAATTCTACATATAATTCTAGTGAAGATACTACTACTATAACAGTAAAAACCTTAGATTCATCTATATCGAAAATCCAAAAATTGAATAATACTTGGGATAACTGGAATATAATATTATCATGTGGGTTAGATTGGGTTCAAACAATAGTTGAATGTGCGGATGCTACTGATTTAATATCTACATTTATTACAAGAAATAGCGTTCAATTACAATGGAAGTCTGGATTTGGAGCAGAAGTAAATTATATTAGATTGAAAACAAGAGATACTGCTGATTGGTCTATTTATAATTCATCTGGTTCAAATTCTTATTTAAAAATATTTGGATTAATTCCAAACACAAGATATGATTGGCAGATTTGTTCGACTTGCGAATTAACTAAGTCCAACTTTTATTCAGCAATTCAGACATTTGAAACCCAACCTTAAAAATAATACTTACTTATGAGTGGTAAAACTCGAAGACTACAACGTTCCGCTAAAACTAATTCTAATGAATTAAGAAAATCGATTCAATTAACACCTAATCAAAGGAAATTTGCAGAAGCAATAGAAAACAATCAAATAATCATTTGCACAGGTCCTGCTGGAACTGCAAAAACTTTTGTGACTATGTATACATCTTTAAAACTTATAGGTGCACGTGAATATGATAAAGTAATAATCACTAAGCCTGCTCAAGAGTCTGGAGAGAAATTAGGTTTTTTACCTGGTGATATTGATGAAAAAATAGCACCCTATATGGAATCTTTTATCACTACTCTAGAAAAAATGATTGGTAAAGTAGAAACAAAGCAATTTGTAGAAAAGGGTTTTATTGAACCTAGACCATTAGCCTATATGAGAGGGTCAACATTTGATAGATCAATCATGATATTAGATGAAGCCCAAAATTGTGATTTAAGACAACTTATATTATTTGTTACTAGAATGGGCGAAACTTCAAAAGTTATCATTTGTGGAGATGTTGAACAATATGATATTGCAAAAAATCAGTCTGGATTGAATGATTTTATGAAAATTATTGAGAAAATTGACGGTGCATCTACTTTTAATTTTGATAGATCAGATATTGTTCGTTCTAAAATACTCGTAGATATTACTGATAACTATAATAAATGGAAGTTAAAAAACAATAAATAATAAGATATATAAGTAATAATTTTCAAAAAGACTTATGTATTTATTTGCAAACACAGCTTCTCTAAATAATTCAACAATAGATAATCTCATTACATTTTTTACCACATTTGGTAGTGTAGGGGGATTATCTATTATTGTTTTCTGCTTTTCATTATTTATTGGATATAAATATTTCATCTATAAACTAGAACAAAACAGAGACAAAACTGAAAAGGATTTAGAAGAAGCTAGAGAAAAGATAGATGCTTTAAATAATCAATTATCTCAAACTAAATTATCATATGAGCTTCAAATCAAAGATATCATTAATGATGAAAAGGTAGAATCTATTAAAGAAGCCTCTAAATTAAGAAGCCATCCATTCTTTCAATCATGTGAATACTGGATAACAAGAGTAGAATTATTTCCACATAGAGACCGATTTAGACATACTGTTTTCGTAGATTATGTAAGTATATTTTTAAGAAATGGAAAGGAAGTATGGGAAGAGCTTATTGAAGATTTAGTTCCTACTATAGAAGATCTTTCAACTATGGAATTATACTCAAGACTAGTCAAATTACTCCATAGAAAGAATACCTTAACCGAACAAGAATGTAAAGATCTGGGTATACCAGATGTATTTATAGATAAAGTTTCTGAAGAATGGAATGGTTCAACAGAAAAGATATTATATGTGTGCATATCATCAATATGTAATTCAGATAGATTTGAGTCTAACGCAAATCGAATAGCCGTTATATTGAATTTAATGACTGCTTTATATGAAATTATCGTATTTGAAGCAGAATCTTTAGTTGAAGAACTCAATGGTGAACTTGAAGGAGCTATGTATAAAGGTATGATATGCTGCGAAAAAAAACCTAATAATTGATATGTCAAAAGATTGTGATAACTTTGGTGATTTTTTTGTTTATAGACTTGAAAACATTTTATTAAAAGGTCTTAGAAAAGAATCTAATAAACAACTCATTTCAAGAGTAATAAAAAACAACGAAGACTTTATTAAGAGTGAATTTAATTTTTACTTAAGTAATAAGGTTAAGGCACTTACCCCACCTAAAAGATCTAAGTTTTGGAACTTTATTTTAGAAAGTTGGAGACCCGTTATGATGTATTTATTTATGTATATTATTGGTCAATACTATATTATTAACCCTATTATTGAATTCACATGGCCTAGTATAGAACTTAAAGAACTTCCACCAGAAATGTGGACTTTATTAACTGTTGCAGTAGGTGGTTATATTACCTCTAGAGGCGTAGAAAAGGGTATAAAAATATGGAAGGGAAGGGATGAATCCCCAGTCATTTTAGCTGATAATATGAATGGTATTCCAGATTCTTCATACGAAGGGACTCCTTTAGATGAAGAAGAATTTTCTGAAGAAAAAGAAGACGATTTAGCTTAATAATTTGGAATTATTAAATAATTTAATTACATTTGCTACAATTTAAAAATAAAGTAGCAAAGAGGAATTATGTTAATAATATCAAAATATTTATTAGGTACTAGATCAATAGAAAGTATATCCACCAGAGAAAAACACAAAATTTTAAATGTCAGGGTTGAGAATGATTATTCGGATCCTGAGATTTATATTTTGGAAGAATCTGAAACACCAGAGGTTGTAAAAAATCTTTTAATTATTGAAGAAAATATACAACTCAATTATAAATTTAGTGAATTAAATTACATAAACACATTTGAGTTTAGAAAAGGATTACATAAATTTTTCGTTTTTGAAATAATTAACAATGAAAATATCAATATAAATCATATATCTAAAAGAAAAGACTTTATAAAAGTCAAATCTAATCTTGATAATTTTGAAACAGAAATAGATGTTTATAAAAAATACGCAAGAGTACCTAAACCTGATTTAGATAAAGACTATAGCAAAGACGAACTCTTAAAAATGCATCCCACCAAACAGTTAAAGCATTTACTCTTAAATAAATATAATCTCAAGAATAAAGTTTGTAAGAAATTAAGTATTGAAAATCAAATTGATTTTATATTAAATTCACAAGAAGGTAAAAAGATAGATCCTCTTTCTTTAGTAAATCCAAAAGAAATTCAGTTATTTAATACTGAAGATACTCCAAATAATATAAAAATGGTATCATATTCTAATAATGATCCACAATTCTGATAAATAAAAAAAGGGGCTCGAAAGCCCCTTTTTATTTTGCCTATAATCTTTAAGATTATACCAATGTACCGCCATCAAGAGCAATGTAGAATGTATAATACATTGTTTGTGGAAGTTGACCTGCTTCAACAAGAGCATAACGGCTCTTAACTGCGATCTTTGGTGACATTGTACCTTCAGAAATTGTCTGAATTGGTTCTGCCATCAAATAAGGCATGAATTTCAAACCTGGCTCTTCGTCTGTACCTTTGCGACCAACAAGAACGCGAGTATCTGTCCATTCCATGTTAGGATCAACATATACTGTCATACCTGCCAATGTTCCGATAGGATAAAGAGAACCATTGTTTTGATTGATTGTGTTTGCCATAGGAGCAAATGTGAATTGTGCAACATCTGCAAGTGCTGTAGCAACGTGAGCATTTGTAACAACAAAGTTTGCTGGACCACGACGGCCACGTGAAGCGATAATGTTACCAGCTGCAAGAATCTTGGAAACAACACGGCGTTGAACTGTTGACAAGTTCTCGAAACCTGTTGAGTTTACAAGGTAGAAATCGTTAACATCGATTGCAAGACCTGCAGCAGCTTTACCTGTATAAGTAACAGATGTTGTTGTTGCTGTTGAATCCAATGAGAAGTTCATAGTTTCGCCCATAACTTGCCAGAATTCATAGTTGTTTGACCAACCAAGAGCAAATGCACGACCTAAGATGTGCTTGTTGATAGATTGTGAAATCTCGTTAACAAGTGCATTCTCAACCATAGCAACAACATCAATACCATACTGACGATTCAAATCTTGAATTTGCTCAGTTGTGATAGATGCTGCAACTTGGTAAGTTGTTGCTTCTACGAATTTTGTATAAGCTTTCAAGCCCATAACGCGATAGTAGGTAGATTCACCAGTACCACGATCCATTGGCTGATAGCTTTGTGAAGGACTTACTAAGTCACCTTGCCAGTTATCTGCATCAGTTGGACCTGCACCTGAGAAACCATGAATATGGTTTTCAAGAGCATTCACCAAAGAAGCTGTTGCTGCAGTTGCAACGAATGTTGCTGAACCACCTGTTGTATTTGTTGGAAGACCACCGCTATTTGTTGTAATAACTGCATCACCATTCAATACATCTGCTACTGTAATAGTATCATTTGCTACTTTAGAAGCTGCTGCATCTGAAGCATATGTAACACTATATGTTGCCATAACTCTAAAAATAGGAAGACCAGAAATACGTGACTTACCGATATATTTCAATTCAATTGCATCGTATGTTCCGTTATCCATGTTTGTAGGATATGCTGCAACAGCACTTGTATCAACTGCCCAATATGTTGTACCAACAACAAGAGCACCTGCTGGAATTGTTACTGTAGCTGACAATTCAATGATTTCTGGCTTAGTTGCGCTGTCTGTTTTACCACCAGCATATACATAATCAAGATATGTAAGAACGCCAGCAGGACCTGACATAGGAACAACATTAACAATGTCAAAACCTACTGTCTTAGCAGCTACTTGAATAGCCAAAGGAAGAAGTGATGGGAATTTATCACCAGAACCTTGGTTTGATGATGTGTAGAAACCAGATGCGCCACCACCAAAAGTTGGAGCAGCTACTGCACCCATACCTGGTGTACCACCAAGAGTTTGGTAAGCAGATGATTCATTTAAGGTGTGATAGTGGCAATATTTAGAAAGCCAGTTGAGTTTTTCACGATCCTTAATACCAGTCTGGGACTCAATAATAGGAGACCAGGTTTCGTGGATTTTTGCTTCATTTAAAACTTGCATATTAAAAAATTATTTTTTTTTCGTTTTTATTAACGATTGAATTTGTTTGCTAATTGACTTGCTATGTTTGCAACGAAATCGCTGTTATATCCCAAGTCATTAGCGTTACCTACATCAAACTTATTATTTACTGACTCATTAAGATTTACAGTCTTGCCTTTCATTTGATCAAGACCTCTTGTTGACCAGAAATTTTTAATTTGATATGCCGTATCCAAACGATACATTTTAGATTGTGCAACGATGCGATTCTTTTCATCTGTATTCATAGATTCCCAAATTGGAGCAAATTCTACAGGCATTTCCTGTATCCATTTTGGAGCACCATTACTAGATGTTGTCAATGCATTATTCCAAATTCTAATAATATCGCTTTCGCCAAACCAAACACTCTCATTCAACGCTTTGACGACCTTTTGTTTTTTAGTTTCATCAAGAGCAAGGAAATCGTTTTGTCTAGATTCACTCAAGAGTGACATGAATTGATAGTTATTCTTTTTAGCTACGGCTTCTACCTTTTGTTTTCTGACAGATTCCAATATAGCATCAATTCTCTCATCGAGTGGTCTATCTTGATTTATATTTAAAGATGTGTTTTCATTAATTGATTCATTTACAGATTCATTTACAGATTCATTTACTGGATTTGTATTTTCAACAAAACCACCATTAATACTTTCTGCTACATATTCAGTATAACGAATAGTATTTTCTAAATGCTCAGACAAATAATCATTGTGTTGAATTGATTTATCCAATGTTTCTGCTAAGTAGTTTGAATACTTTTGTGTATTATCTACATTTTCAGCAATATAATCAGCATATTGTAAACCAATATCTAATTTCTCTGAAAGATAATTTGAATAACGGATGTTCTTATCTAAATTTTGTGCCAAATAATCTGAATAATTTTGTGATTTATTAAGATTTTCAGCCAAATAGTTTGAATATTGAATACCTTTATCCAAGTTTTCAGCAATATATTCTGTGTAACGAATAGCTTCGTTAGTTTTCTTCGCTTGAACTTCAACTTCTTCACCAACATGTTCAGTATATTGGATACTCTTATCCAAACTTTCTGCCAAATAGTTAGTGTATTTTTGTGTTCTTTCAACATGTTCAGCAATATGCTCTGAGTAATTAATTGAATTATTTACATTTTCAGCAATATAATTACTATAATCACGAACACTTTGGGTATTTTCCGCAAGATAATTCGAGTATTCAATGACTTGATCAAGTTTTTCTGCCAAGTAATTAATATACTTAGTCATACGCTCAAACTCTGTTAAGAAATTCGCCGAAGTTTCGGATACATTTCCAGTCTTCATCTCATCGAGACGCTTTGTGATTCTCTCGAATTCTTTACGGATCTCTTTTGAGTAGTCATTCAAGACTTCCTCGGTTACATAATGATCCATTTTAGAAGGTTGATTTTTAGATTGCGGTTCTAGATTATCAATAGCATCTTCGACACTCGCATATTTTGAACTCATATCATAAATATTGATTGATTCGTTTGTAAATCCCAAAGATTCATTCAATCTTGAGAGTTGTGCATTTGCAAATCCAGGATCTGCAACAAGGTCATATGTAAAAATTCTTTTAATTTTTACAGATTTATCGGATTCAACGACACCAGCTGCTCTTGATGAAATTGACAATTGAACACCATCATCAATTAAAGCACGAGCATCTTTACCTGAACGTGTAGATAAAAGACGAACCTTACCAACAACTTGTCTTTTGCCATTATCATATTCAAGACTTTCAATAAGATGTGAAGCTTGTGATAAACGAACTTCAAAGTCTTGAGGATGATCCAATTGACCAGTAAGATTACCTAGTTTGATTTTCTCTTGTAGATAATCTAAATGTGGAAGGTATTCCTTTTCTTCATAAATTCTTCGGTTATTATTCTCAACGCCAAATTGACAGAATACACCTTCTAAGATATATCTATCATTTTCTTTGTCTTTAACCTGTAATTTATGATTGCTATTTTCAACAATCAGAACAACTTTTTGTCCATCGAGTGTCATATCCATATGACCCCATATAATTTTAGACCCTAAAAATTAGGGAAAGGTTAGCCTTATACTCAAGACTCCCTTTATTTTTTACTATATATGAGTTATTTTTTACCTTTTTTTTAAAAAAAATGCGTTTTGGAGTGTATTTTGATGTTTTTTGCATATTTTTTTATGCAATTTTTTAATTATGCGGTATTTTTATCTGTATTTCCCATAAATAATGAGGACTCTCTCTCTCTTCTTCGTCTTAATCCCTTTTCATATTTTGTACCCAAATTAATCTTTTCTGTCTTCCATCGTAAAAATGCTTCTTTATATTTCTTTTGATTAATTAAACTAGCAGTCTCAGAACTTGCAAACCCATGTCCACCAGCATTATATGCAAATGCAACACAAGCAGCGTACATATTTAATGTCATAGGAACATGAATAGCTCCTTTAACAGCTTCCTCAAATCTTTGCAAATCACTTTTATAGAGTTCTTCTGCCTTTTCTTGAGTAATCCTTTCCCCCATTTCGTATTGACTATTCAACATATGTCCATACCCAATAGCCCAATGTTTTACATCCCAGAACGGTTCAAGTCTTGCTCTACCCTCAAGTCCTCTTATAAAATCTATAGCTTCATCTGTTAAATACCATTTATCCTTTTCAAGATAAACCCCCTTCATATCTTCCACAACTTCCTTTTTCTGCAAGTCTATAGACCAAGTTGATACAACTGAAAAATCTATATGTGGAAATATTTTTTCAAGTTCTTTAGCTAAAGAGTCTATTTTTACTATATCTTCTTTTCTTGTTACTATTTTTTCAGATATTTCTATGAAATTAATAGACTGTAATGTTGCAATACCACTAGTACCCCTTAAGTTATTTACATCTAAAGTTATTCTCACCTCATCATTTGCTTCCAGTATATGAGCACCGTCTTTTAATAGCTTTTGATCGATTGCCTGTACCATTACATCTGGAAATCCCTTTTGTAATAATTCTTCTAATAAATTAAAAGGTACAAATATCTTAATACGATTAGTTACATCTGGACTATTTTCTAGAATCAAAGATTTCATGTAAGAAATTAATTTGATTCTATATATTCAGAATTTTAGTTGAAAATTGAAAATGTTTATCCCATTCTTCTTTTATTCTACAAGGATATTGATAATTATGACCCCATTTTCTTTCTTTATTGATTTGACTTAATCTTTTTTCATACAACTTTCGTCTTTCTTCTAATCTTTCAAGGCCGCCTATATTTTTACAATGTAGTAATTTTAATGAAGGATATTTATCATATACTATAGCCCCAGATGGAAAACATGCATGGCAACCATGTTTGAATCCGATTTCTTCTATAAGACTTGGATCAAAAATTGGTGTTTTGTCATACCATGTATCTCGCATTCCCTTTGTTATTTCAGTCCATATTGGTTTATTTGAATCAGGTAATGTTTCAGACCACATAGAAAATCCAGTTGTCTGAGGTATACTTATTCCCTTTCTTTTACATGATATTAAAAATGATTCTAAATCTGGGTGATAAATAAATTCATCTAGATCTAATACACAAACCCAATCATAATCTCTGAATTCTTTCCAAGCATTATTTTTAATATCTAAATAAACATCGTCCCTAATTTCACCGTTTGTATCATAAACTCTTCTTTCTACCAAGGGATGTTCATCACATATTTTAGCAGTTTCATCATCAGATTGATTGTCATAGACAATAATTTTTTCGCAAAATTTTTCATAATGATTTAAAAATATTGGCATTAATGCTTGTTCATTCCAAGCAATTGTAATACATACCATCTTCATGGTAATTTACCTGTATGTTTAAGAATTATGTATTCTACATATTCTTCAGAATCTTTTTGATCTCTAATTAAATTTTCCCAGCTTTCTTTAAAATAAAAAGGTACTGGATGAATTCCTATATTAATCCATAATCCAATACACATGTTTTCTTCTTCATCTTCTACACAATCACCGACACTATGACTTATATCTAAAGAAATAAGTGCTTCAAATATCAGTTCCATAGCTTTTGCTATTTCTTTAAATGTTGCTTCTAAATCATCTCCAGCGAAATGTATAGTATCTATCACTGAAACTACATAATCATCTGGGTCTACTCCTTCATCTATTATAGCTTGTTCAGCAGTTTTTAAGTCTAATTCAAATTCTTCAACACCTAATAGATTAATTATAAGTGTTGGATTACCATCTTCATCTTCACTTTTAATATAAACACCTGACCCCCATTTATTATTAAAAGCTTCAATTATGTAATCTGAAACATCTATCATTATGTTCTCCAATTTAATGTATCCAAAACATTATTTCTATTATTAACATCATTTGATATGTGATAAACCCATTCAGTCTGATATTGTAAATTTTGTGGATACATATAGTTCCAGCATTCTTCAGAATATTCAAAAAATGTATCATTCATATCAGGCGATATACATCTTGCTGCATAATTAAACAGGGCTTGTTCATAAATTGCATTAAATCTATCATAATTCAATTCTGGCATAATACATCTTACCATATGACATAATCTTCTGAAAGTAGAAATATCAGCTAGCATAAAGCCTGTATTAAAATACATATCTGGTCTTTCTATTATATTCAACATTTGTTGTTGTTGATTAATTCTTAAAAGATTATATGTATGTTGATTTAATGTATTTTGGTAATTACCTATTCTCTCATTACCATTTTGAACTGCCCTCAATTTATTAGGAACAATCAAAGTAAAAGGAGTCGGTGTGTCTTGTCTAATTATGCAATCAGCATCGAAAAATGCTACTTGATCATAATCCTTTACAATATGGTCAATATAAGCTTTTGTAAAGGTTATACCAAAAGAATCACCTAATATATTTTGATCGAATGAAATAAAATCAGCATCCCATCTTTTAGATGCTTCAATCATCGAATCTTTAGAGTTTTGACTTTGGAAATCATTTATATCAATTGTTAAGACTACTCTTTTCATTTTGATCTCCAATCATAATCTTTTATGGTGTCTTTTATTTTCCAAAAGTTATATCCTGTAAAATGCCAGACATAACTATTCATTCTAGGTTCTTCAATAGGAGGCTCTAAATAATTCCAAGATTCATTTATAATAGTTAGATCATTCGGACGTATTCCCTGAACAATATAATTAAATAAAGCTTGTTCATAATGTGCAGAAAAAGAAAATATCTCTCGACCATCTGTTAAGGGAAGTGCTTGAGATATAGCTTTAAAAATAGACTTATGCCTTTTGGTAGAACATAAGAAAAATCCTGAATTGAAGAATTTATCTAAAAAGATTTCTCTAGATATATTCCATCCAAATTGTTGTTCTAGTATATTATAATAATACTCTTGATTATTATTCTTTACATTAAACCACATCTCTTCATCCTTTTTATATCTTTGTGGATGAATGTCTAATGTAGCATAAAATTTATTTTCATCTGAAAAAACTTCAAAAGGATTAGGCGTATCAATATGAATCAGCATATCAGAATCAAAATATACAGCCCTTTCGTAACCTTCTATTTTTTCAAATGAACATATTTTAGCAAAAGATGGATATAATCTAGTGTCAAATATTGTTCGTATTTCTAAATAGTCACATCCCCATCTATCAGCAGCGTGAGAAATAGATTCTCTAGCATTAGATGACATGTGATTATTTATATTTACTGTCCAAACAAGATTCTTACTCATTTAGATATGAACTCCAAGAACTTTTTCAACTCTTACATGTCTAAACTCTTTTGAAAGAGCTTCATATGTATAACCATCAGAATAAAACCCTTGCTCTGCTACCCAACCTATCTTTTCAATAGCTTCTCTTTTTACAACAACTTGTAATGTATCTATACCACCAACAACTATCGGCCAACCTGTAAGAACTTGAGGCGGTTTACCTACCCACGCTTGAAGTGGACCCATATGGAGAATCTGACATACAGCAAATCCTACATCTGAATCTGTACCTTCCAATGCACCTACCATCTCTTCAAGGAATTCTGGAAACATTACATTATCATCATCTAAGAATGCAATGTATTTCCCATTTAACATAGGCATAGCAAGTTTTCTTACCGATGCACCATAATCAGCATGATTCTCTTCTAATTCTATAAATTGTCTTTTAGGATCATCTTTTGATTTTACTGAAAAATATTCACGCAAAACTGGATCAGGTCCATCTGAAACAATAACATGTTCCCAATCTTGAAATGATTGCCAATTAACACAAGCCATGCAACGATTCAGCATTTTTATCCCTCTATTCCAAGTGGGAGTTAAAACGCTTATTGTTGGGTTTTTCTTTTTCATATAAATCTCTTTAGAATGTTTTTTATTATATGTTTTTTATTTAGTAAAGTTCAATCCGTTATCAATAAAAATTTTAGCAGTTTTATTAACATTACTCTGTTTTATAGATTTTAAAATTTCTCTACCTATTCTTTGTGCAACATTTACATTAGTAGCTCTGCCCATTAATATCCAGCTTGTTCGCCATCCCAGTGCAACTTTATATTCTTCAGGAAATCCTTGTAATCTACATAACTCTCTGGGAGAAAGTCTTCTTAAGAACTCATCATTTACCCTTTGTCCAGTTTCTAAAAATTCTGGAGCGTTTATTTCATCATATATTAAATTCCTATCCCATCCTTGTCCACCAAATGAAATAGATTTAGATTCTCGTTCTGGATCTAAAATAATAGATGTATATTGATATCCCCTATCAAGATTTTTCTTATTCATTTTATTTAAATAATCTAAATGAGTCTGAGTTAAGTAAAGATTTGGATTAGGATTATTTTCTAAAATATCCTTTAGCTTCCAAACTCTTTTTTCAGGTTTTGGCCAATTGAAAGTTAAAGCAGACAGTGGATTAGCAAATGCTACTATCCACACTCTTTTTCTTAATTGCGGTACTCCATAATCAAGTGCATTAAGAAATGATGGGTTTACTACATAGTATCCAGTTTCTTCTTTTAATGTACGACAAGCAACTGCTGTAGAAACCTCTAAAGATTCATCTCTTTGAGTTTTTCTACATTCTATCATTATTGCTTCTGGTTGTAGTTTATTTATTAATTGTAATAAAAGATACCAGTTAGTATCTGTCATCTTATCAGCCTTAGGCTTAATACCTTTGTTCAAAGGTAAAGATTCAATATTAACTGAAGACGTTAGTACATCTACTTTGGGGAAATTACCATGATAATTATCTATATTAGTAAAAGGTATGACACCAAAATTTGAATAGTATGATTTTATAAAACTAGTATGCTCATATTTATCTTCAAATGCAAATGTACACGCTCCACCCTCTTTCATTAAAGCTACCGTAGCTCCACCAGAATTACAAAATATATCAGCAAACTTGAAATTAAAATGTTCAGGAGGAGGAATAGGTATATCATAATCTATTAAAGTTTTATCTTTAATACATTCATTCAATATCCTTTTGAAACTTGTACTGATTTTTGATCTTTTTATTATTTGTATAATGTCATCAAAATACAATACTTCCTCATTAGATATAGCTCTTGAAAATAAATGGGTTATTGCAGAAGCATGAGATGTGTATCTTTTACGAGTTCCTCTAGAAAATTTTTCTATATCTGGAATTTTCCATTTTAAATCTTCAAAGATTTTTTTCAAGGAATACATTTACCACCTTGGCTCAGATAGGGGACATTTTGTTAATGTTAATCTAGCTTTAGCTTTAATAAAACAACCACAAGCCATACAACGCTCTTTTACAGGGTCTCTATAATTACATGATCTACAAATTTCAACTCTTTGTAAATATAATGGATCTGTATCTGATAGTATATGAGATTGATGCTTGGGTTCAGATACCGTATTAGTTACTGTCTGTGTAGTTTCTGATAATTTAGTTGTAGTCTTAATTATATTTTCTTTTGATTTATTACAACCACATCCCATACTTATTCTCCTTAAAAATATTGAAAATTATAAAACTAACCAACGACCTTGAGCACCTGCGGTTGAAGACGAATATACAACTTTTACTGCTGCATATGGATTTATTTCTAGATCAGAACCACTTTGAGTCATTATTCTTCTCGATGTTGCTCCAGCAGTTAGAGAATTATTTCTAACAAACATAGAATATGCTGTTTCATTAGAAATTATAATGTCTCGTCCATCTGTATTATCTGCAATACCAACCAGAGAAAAAGATGATGTAGGATTACCTCCAATTTTAGCAAATGATGTATCAGCATTAAGTGTCAGTTCTAAAGCAGTTGAATCATTTTTTGTTATATTTTGATTTACCTTTGGACAATCACAAGGTCCTTGAGGTCCTTGGACTCCCTGAAAACCTTGTGTACCTTGATCCCCTTGAGGTCCATCTGGCCCTTGATAACCTTGAAAACCTCTAGGTCCAGTTGGACCTTGTTCACCAGTCGCACCTTGAACTCCCTGTGTACCTTGAGGTCCTTGAGGTCCTTGTGGACCTTGGTTTCCTTGATTACCTCCACCTTGATTACCCTGATTACCCTGTTGTCCTTGACGACCCTGATTACCTTGAGGTCCAATAATTCCTTGAACACCTTGTAATCCTTGAGATCCTTGAATTCCTTGAACACCCTGAATACCTTGATTCCCTTGAGGTCCATTCAAACCTTGAGGTCCCGTTCTACCTTGAAAACCTTGTCCTCCAGTTATACTAGCAGGGTATCCTTTTTCTCCTTCATATTTATATGCAGTAACCGCACATGGATTAGATATAGAAACGCCTTCTGGTAATCCATTAAAAAATGTAATGACACCTGAATTATAATTAAAAATCCAATCATTTTGTCCCAATGGGATAGGTAACCATGTTGATGTACCTATATCGTATTTCCAAACTTTTGCTTGATAATCTACTCCAAACAAACTAGGAGGAATACAATCTTTCAAATCACCAGTAGAATCATAAAACGCATTATCACTACCTTCATCAAATGTTAAAGCATATTTATGATATTTGGTAAATATTAGATCTCCTGAATCAGAATATGTTGTACCATCTGGGACAGCATCAGATTTATGAGGATTAGTTGCAGGTATTCTATCAGAATCTATCCAAAGCTGATTTGGATTAATTGGCATTACTTCTGAAAATGATTCTTCAAAATGCTCAAGACTTATATTTGTTGTAGCTTTATTAGCTTCAACTATATTATAGGTTACATGACTTTTTTGATTAGGGGTTAATCCAGTACTCATAGTTTATTTATTACTTTGTTGCCAATATTTCAAGTCTAACATTGAACGATCTTTGATTCCTTACATAAATCAAGTTATTCTCTCCAGTCACTACCATCATTTCTCTTAGCTTATTCCAAGTAGTATTATCTAAAGACCATTCAACGTATTTTTCAGATGAAGATATACTTTCATCCACTGGATATGTTACCATGATAATCATAAATTTCATATCACTAACGCCATTCAAAAGTACATCCCCATTCGTGAGTTCTGTGCTAGTATGTGTAAATTCAGAAATAGGTATAGATATTTTCGATAAATCTACTTTGTCCAAAGTATTTGATCCTTGAACTACACTAGCTCTACCACATAAATTAAATGTTACGAATCTTTGTGATGCATATCCTGCTTCATCGTAACAATCAAGGGGCATATTTTGAACAAATGTTATTGCCATTTACATTGATTAATTTTATAACCTAAACATATTTATATGTTGTGGATGAATTTTTACTGATAGATTATTTAAAGACTTTTTTTTTCATTGTCTTCATTTTCATCATGTTCAAAATTATCATAATGTTCTTCTATTGTAGTATCATCAAAAAATGAATCTTCAGGCTCATCTTCTTTCTCTTCATATATATCTACATTTTCTTCATTTAATTCTACTTCGGTTTCTTTATTTTCAATTTCAGTTTCTATAATTGATTCTAATTCCGAGTCTGTTTCTAAACTCAGTTCTTCTAGATTTCTTTCTATTGGTTCAAAATGTTCTTCTGTTTCGATTATAGTTGTTTCTTCTATATGATTATCTTCTATTTCTGATTCTTTGATCTCTTGAGTTTCTTCTTGAATTTTAGATATAGTCGTTACTGAGTCTGTAATTTGACTGTTAACTTCTGAATCACCAGAAATCTTGAAAGATGTTTGATCTATAATAGCTTCTTCCTTTTTAGATTCTTCTATAACCTCTTTATTTTCAATTACTTCTACTGATTCTTCTACCTTTTTATCAATTATTGAGGTAGTTTCTTCTTTTTCTTCGGGCTTTAAATAATCAGAAACAGATTTCAAGAATGCTAGTGATATAACTGGAATAGGTAAACCAATCAAAAGTGATAAAATAAACTTGGTGGTTCTTTGTTCAAGCTTTTGCATTGTCATCATTTCTACAAGATCAATGAATGAATCTATCCATTTTGGATTAGAAGCCATTGCATTTGATATGAAGTCATATGTATAATATACATTACCTAACATTTGCATTATAACTAATACAAAGAAAATAAACCATACTGCTGCTTTGTTAATTTTATCTAAAACTGTCAAAGTCATCAAAGATGCAATAGATCCTATTTCAAAGGCAAGTGCAAGAATAATAGCCATCCATGCCATATTACCTAAACCGAAAAAGGTTATAATGTGTATAGTCGAAATCAACGAAGATAAAAATGGAACAGCCAAAAATGAAGCTATCACAATTTTTCTAAAATCATCGGGTTTAAGTTTCATTATCAAATATGATTTAATTTGAGAGGTTATATATCTTAAAAAAAACGAAAGCCACCATACTTTTAGGTATGATGGCTTAAATTCGTCAGTTTTTTTTACTTTTTGATTACTATGTAGTTAGCTTGAGATTTTTTATTTACTCCACCATACATAGCAGAATCAATCTTCGTTTCTATTTTCTTCATTGCTTCACCGTTAGACTTAACCTGATATGAATATTCAATCATCAATGAATCAGTGAATTTTTTCTGACTTTCAACAGCAGTAACTGCATTTGATACTCTAGAACAAGTTGTACACTGTGAGAGCATTGTTGCTAAACAAAAGAAAATAGCGATTAATGGAAGATTTCCTTTGATCTTTTCTAACATTTTATTGTTTTTATTTTTACTAAATTAATAGTTATGTACTATATATTTAGTTTTCCTCTTCAGCTGGGATTTCTCCAGAAATACCATTTTCTAAAGATCCTAACTTCAGTTTTAAGTTTTGAAGAAGTTGAGCATCTTTACGATACACATTTACAGTATCGGAAATTGGAACTAAAAGTTTTTCATAAAAAGTTTTAGCTGAGTCCAAACCTACACCCTCTGCTGATTGAAGAGTCTGCAAAAGTGGTTCAATCCAAATACCTGTAATCTCAAATACTTGCGTTTTACGGCAATCTTTAATTGCTTGTTCAACTTCATTGTTAAGATTAACTACTAGAAAAGCATCTGTAAATCTCCATTTTACACGATCTTTAATATATTTCTTAAGTTCCATACCAGCATCTAAACCACCTTGAACCAAATATCTTTTAGTGATTGATTCATTTTCCAATCGTTGTACTTCATTTGATAGTGCTTCAATACGTTGCTCAATCGGTAAGTTCTGGTCATCCCATACTCCATTCAGGGATGCTTCTTGTGATGAGGTTTGAACAGGAACTTGTACTACATCTTCAACCATTTCGGTTGCATTTTCTAAATCGATGACTTTAGCCATTACGATCTCCAAAAAAAATAAAAATAATCAATTATATCACTATATATCTGATTTTTTTAAAAAGTTCATCGGTTTCAAAAAAAATTTTTTGAGGTTTTTTTAACAAAGTTATCCACATAATGTAACCTTTTGGCGTTTCGCGTGTAATATATAGTATAGGGTGATTGTAATTAACTGCAAGAAATCCTAGGATTCTTAAGCTTTCACTGAGAATCTTTAAGTTTGCTTACAACTCTCATCTTTTCTATTTTTTCTCTTATTTTTCTTTTATTATCTATTATTTTGTATTTTTAGTTCTTAAGTTAATTCAAGAAAAAATAAAAAAGAATAATAAAGAAGTTTTAAAATATACAACTTAAGTACTTACATATTAACAATTTAAGTTACTTAAAATGTACACATTAAACATACCTGTGTTTATTGACCCCGAAGTGTGTCCACTCTGAAAGATTGGACTAATTAATGTCAATAAGCACTTTTTTATTTATTACTTTCTTTATTTTTTGTTTAATTAAACCATAATTAAGAATTTACGCTTGAGAAATAAAATATATAGAGCTAAAGGCCTAAGTGCCTAAACATTCTACGGAAACGCTCTATGAGCTATAATCTTTTTTTAGATAGTGAACAAACACCTAAAGATATCTGGAATACAAGTAAAACTCCTGAATATGCAGTTTATAATTGGTTAACAGTAACTGATTATGATTCTTTTATTCAAACTATTATTAATAAGGGATTACCTTCTAGGATTTCTTTAAGTCATAACCTATCAGAAGAACATTCAGAATATAATAATACAAAGATTATACCATACGATACATTTAAAATCAAAACAGGTTATGATTGTATAGTTTGGCTTATAGAGTATTGTATTGACTATAATTTAATTTTACCTAAATGTAAAGTGCATTCAGGTAATAATATAGGAAGAAAAAATATTGAAGATTTGGTATATAAGTTTGAGAAATATCAAAAAACTACTTCTTCTAGTAAAAAAAACAAATAAAATGAGTAATGTAGAGAAAAAACAGCATTATTTAGATGTAATGAAAAGATTGGAAAAATCACATAGTGATATTATTTCTATAAATAATTCTAATAATCCTTTTTCAGATATGTTAAAAACTAACAGCTCTGAAATTTATGATGTTATTCTCATGTATAGTAAATTCGATAAGTTGAGAAATTCTGTTAAAAACTCAGAAAAACTTCAAAACGAATTTGAAAATTATGTAGAACATACTGAAGAAATTATATCAAAAATTAGAGAATCAGCAAAAGAATTAGCAGAAACTGGTTTAAAATTCGGATCTATAGAAGAATCAAAAGCAGCTGAATTTGGTCAAATGATTAAAAAACAGTTCATCAAATTTAAGAATTGGATTGAACAGAAAAACAATCATATCTCTAAAATTAAAGATATGATTAAAGAAGATATGGCATTAATAGAAAGGGCTATTCAGAAAGAATTTTCAAATATTAAATAATTAAGTAATGAAAAATATAAGATCATACGAATCATTGATTACAGAAAATAACACTAATCTCAATTATTTTATCGATTGGTCTTTATTTGAGGGTGAAATTGAATATGATTCATTAACTGAAAAGGTTCATGTCGTTTTTAGTGAACATGGTAAAGCGGAAAGAATGAAAGATTTTAAAATAGAACCTTGGGAAATTGAAGAAATATTAAATAAAGCATCTAGTAAGTTAATAGATATGTACAAGAATAGTACTAAGGAAGGTAGAAAACATTATACTCTAAGAGACAGATCTGTTGAATATCCATTTGAACTTATTGTAATTTATGATAAAGATGAATATCAGACTGTTGTTAAAACGAATATAGCTATAGTAGGAGAGCTATATGATGCTGAGAAAGTTAAAGAGTTAAAAACTAAATATGCAAGTCGTCAGATGGAACCATCTGATCCAGATAATTATTTTTTGAGAAAAATTAATAACATGGAAAGAAATCACAATTTAGTAATAAACCCTGAAGATTTCGTTTTCCAAGTTATAACTACAAGAAGAAAACGTAACTTCTTGATTGATAAGAATAAATATCCAGATATGAGAATTTTGGAAGTTTATCCAGAAGGAACGATTGAAGTTAATAAATAAACATACGATATATGAAAGAATTTAAAGAATATCTTAACGAATCTGTAGAAGTTATGGGTGACTCTTTTGAGTATATTCAAAATCTTCTTTCAGAAAAGAATATGCTCGGAAGACTTATGAGATTTGAAAGGGATTCCGTTGGTGATCTGACTTCAATTGCTTTCGATGTAAATGATATTTCTCCTAAAAAAAGAGAGAATATTATCAATTATATGCATAAGTATGGTTTTAAAAATGCAACTATTGAATTCCACGACTGGAATAAATTGTGGTTGATTTCTATTGACAAAATACGTATTCAAAGAAAAAGCTCTGCTAATGCTCTCATAAATTCATTTTATACTGGGTTGATTGAATCGCCGATAAAATCTGAGGAAACCAAAGAAGAGAAAAAACTTTCAATGTTAGATAGAATTTTAGGGAAAAATAAATAATAACAATGGGAAATTTTTTAGCAGAAGAGGATCTTAAAGTAAAGGCAGAACACTGTTTAGATGTTATGAATACTGTAAAAAATAGTCTTTTAGATTCACTTAAAGGGATAGACTGTTTTGAAAAGGAAAAGGATTGTTTAGAGAAATTAAATATTTTCAGTCAAAGTGCTGAAATTCTAAAAGATATATTTAAAATTGAGGAATGATATTATGAATCATATAAAATTATATGAAGAATTTAAAAAGGAACTAGAGTTTAATACTGAAAAAGAAATAGAATTAACGTTCAGATTTGTATTAAAACAAAATATAAATCCTCAAACCCTCAAAAGAAAAATCAAAGAGAGATTTATCGAAAGAATTAAACCACCTTTCAATTTTAATGATTTAACATTCTATTCTTTCGATATAGATTACATATCAGATGTTCCCTTCACCAAAAATATGATGGCATCTGAGTATGCTATTAAAGCTAAAGTAGATATCGATGGGGATGCTCCTAAAAATTCAAAAGATTTAGACAAACTTATAAAAATTGGAATCGTACAATTTTTAAAATTAGAAGAAGATAAATATTTTCAAAATGAAGTTGAAGAATCTATATTGATTTCATTTGAATATCTTAATTAAGACATCATTTTATAGATATCTCCCATATTCTTTACTCCAAATGGATTATCAGTAGCCATAGCTTCTAGCTTTTTGTTTATCTCTTTCTTATATCTATCTTGAACACCTTCATCCCAAATTTCACTTACACAATCTGGGAGAACCGCTGATTTAAAAAATGCCATAAGATTTACAGTACTCATAGCAAGATCATCATGACCTCTTTCATTTGAATACGTTCCAGCTTCATTAACACCAAATGTTGTAAATTCAGCTATTGTCAAATCATGTGTTAAAATGATTCTTCTAGATCTGAAATTTGGTCTAAATTCTTCACAATAAATTCGTTTCAATTGATTATTCAGTTTAATACCAGGTTTGAATACTTTGTCATCACTTTTATGTTTGGTTGTTACAAAGAGTTCTGAAAAATATTCTTCGTGCTGAGACATAAGTTCTAAGAAATAATTACCATTATAATTCATTTCTAATACTATCTTTAAACGTTCTTCACCTAGTACATCATAAACAACAGCATTTACTATTTTAACAAAATCTGCTATAGATACTGTATTAGACCTAAATACACCTACTTGTTTTAATCCAAAAAAGTCCACTTCCCCACTGTATAGTTTATGTCTCCTTATGGCTCCCATACTTAATGGAACTAATCTAAATATATTTAATATAGTGTAATCTCTATTAGCACCTTCTGCTAAATCTATAGACATTACAAAAAACTTTTTACCTAATCTAAATCTGCCATTGTTATCCTTATAATCAAAATCAAACGAAGAATCCCAAACTAAATCTTTATAGTTTATATCTTGATCATGAAGGGAATCTATTTCTCTAAATTCATATTTATTTTCGCATTTCTTTGCAAATGAAATAGATTGAGTATCCAATAAGAATGAAGAACTTGCAACAAATTGATTACCGAATTCTTGATTAAAGGCTTCTTCACTACCTAGATCGTTAATCCATTTTTGTTTCCATACTTCATCTCTTCCTGGAACTTGCCACCAATCAACTCTCAAAGGTTTAAAGTCGCTCTTATTCTTTATGGCATTATCATAAATTTCGTAAAATAGATTTAACCCGTTCGCAGTTGAGGTTATTAACATTTTAGAATCTTTCACAGACGAAAGTGTAGGCAAGATTGATTTATAGAATGACCTTGCAATTTTCTCAGGAATATATGCAAACTCGTCAGCGAAAATAACATCAAAAGTAAAACCAATCGCTGGAGATTCTGTACAAGCTTCTGCGAACATACGACATCCGTTATCGAATGACATTTTACCCATATTATTTACCAGTGAACCAGGTTTCATGAAAAAAGGTAAATGACGTAAAATTGTTTTGGTTTTATCTAAAATTTCTTCAGATGTTGCTCTTCTATTTGCGATAACCAAAACATTTTTATCTACATGGAAACATACATACCAAGCTAAAAATATACAGGTTGTGATAGTTTTTCCTATCTGTCTAGATGCTAAAAAGACTACTCTATCATTATCTGCATATGATTTGATAACCTGTTCTTGATAATCTCTTAATTTAATTCTTTGAACGCCATTATCAGTTTTAGCATAACAATAATTATTAGCGAAATAAAGAATATCTCTTTGACATTTTATAATTTCTTCTAGTTCTTCTTGAGTGTATTCAAACGCAATTTTAGCAGCTCTCCAATCTGTGTCACCTTCAGCAAATGGGTTTTGTCTAGGTAAAGCTTCACCATTAGTAATTCTTTCAAATAATTCATTGACACTTTCAGTGCTCCAAGCCATAAAATCAAATTTATTTTATCTATATAGCGATATATACCCAATAAATAAAATAAAAGAAAACATGGGAAAGCATATTAAACCATTTTTATCAGGATTTTATGATTTAAACGAAGATTCATATATTGATTATGAAAAGGAAGTGGGTAATAAATCAAAAGAGGGAATGTCTATTGATCCTGAACAAATTGAGCAAATGAAGGGTATTCATAAAGATATAAACATCAAAAGTATAGAATCTCAACTAAAAATGGCTTTAGATGAATATTGGAAGAATAAAAAAGAAGCTGAAAATATAATACTTGAAGCAAGAGAACGATTAGATGTAAATTTACAGAGCATGTATAAGGCATTCGAGATTGCTGTTGAAAAATTAGATGCTTTGGGAATAGAGATTAAGAATGATGAAATACAGTTAAATGAGCTAACTGTTGTTCTTAGAATGGAAAAGAAGATGTATGAGTTGTCTGATAAAGACAAAATTGAACTTTATGATATTTTCACAAGTCTCAATAAAAATCATGCTGATGCTTGTAAAGAATTGGCTAGAAGCATGAACTCTATTAGTGAATTTGTAAAATACACTGAATTTGGGGTATTTTATACTAAACCAGAGGGAGCAAAGAGATATAAAGAAGCGTATTTCAGAAGTGAACTTGTAGAACCAATGAAAGAATCCTCGGAATTAAATGAATCATTCTTCTCAAAAATTTCTGAATTCTTTAAAACTATGGGTGAAAAAATCAAAACTCATATTTTTAAGATCGAATCCTCTTTGGAAGAATTTGATAGTTTAATGGCAAGAGCTCAAAACATTATAAGTAAATAATGAAATATATTAAACTCTTTGAAAATTACATAAGTGGTTTAGAAAATTATCTAGTTTATAAATACAAACTTCACTGGGTAGCCAAAGTAAAGCGTAATCTTTTTGCTAGTAGTGTAGAACAAAAGGACATTGAAAAGGCTTTAGAGGAATGGAGATACACTGGTGATTGTGTTGTAACCAAAGATGCTGTTTGCGAATTATGTGGACAACCTTATTTACATTATCATTTTCAAATAAAAAACTTACTGAAAAGCAATGAGTTATGGGTTGGTAGTGAATGTATAAAAAGATTTAGTGCTGAAGATACTAAATCAATTCAGTTTTTTGATAATTATGGCAATAGAATTACGGATGAAAGGTTAATTATCAAAACAGTTAATAAACAAATGGTAGATTTAAAAAAGGATAAGAAAGTACAAGAAGTATTAGAATTACTTTCGGATCTTTATAATAAAACAATGGAATCTGCTTTAAACGAACTATTCGATCAATATTCAAACAAGGAATATCTTACTCCACTTCAAATGTTATGGTTAGATAATTATTTTTCAGAAAACAACATTGAAGTCAATCCACATATATTTAATGTTAATTTGAGCAATAGATTTTATTTAGATCAAGTATTTACAAGAAGTGCAGATTCTATTATGAGATTAGAGAACTACCTTACTCGCGATCAGAAAGAAATTCTTGATTATAATTTGAATAGAAAAAGAAGGTTATCATAAATATTTGGTTTTCTATAAAAAAATCTATATTTTAATAAACAAACTATTGATATTTAATATATTTAAGAAAATGGAGTTATACCATGAATAATGCTGAACATAAGGTCTGGCATGAGATTAATGAACCCCTGAGTGCTGTTCAAAATTTGATAAATGGTTGTTTAGTGGGTCAGGCGAAGGGTGCATATTCATTTGAAGAATCAAGTTTGATTTGGGAATCAATCAAATATTTAGTAACTTTGCAAGTTAAGTTAAGAGAAAGTGAAGATGATCCTAATGAATTTATTTTAAAAGAATTAGCAAAAAAGGATTCAGAAGAATCTGAAGAACCTCAAAAAGAAGTAGCATAAAGAGAAATAAACCCACGCAAGTGGGTTTTTTAATTTGGTATTCTCAATTATTTTTATTATCTTTGAATTATTAGTGTAATTATTTTATAGAAGCTACTTATGATTAATATTGAACAAAAGTCTAATAAAGTTATTATTAGTAATTTTAATGATAAAGGTATGGTAGACTTACATGAGTTCATTCTACCTAAAAGTGAAATGTTTGAATGGCAATATTATTCAGACAAAAAGAAAGATGAAATTATTAGAAGTTGGGATAATAGACCCGTACAAAAGAAAACCGATGTTAAAAGATTAAATCGATTCCGATTAATCGAATGGATGGAAAGTTTAAGTGAAGAAGAAAAGGAAAAAATATACGGCTTCCATCAACCAAAGAAATTCTTTTGTGATATCGAGGTTGAAATCCAGAATGAATTCCCCGATGCAAGTTTAGCAAAAACACCAGTTGTAACTATAGCGTTATCTGATGAAGATAACATTATTACAGTTATGGGTACAAGAGAAATTGCAGCAAAGGATGTTAAGCAAACAGAACTAAAACTTCAAGAGTATTTTAAAGATTATACTCCAGATATTACATTCAAATATGTGTATTTTAATTCAGAATATGATATGCTATACACATTTTTTGTTAAGTTCTTACCTAGGATTCCATTTTTGACAGGGTGGTATTTCTTAGACTTTGACTGGAAGTATTTATTAAATAGAGCTCGGCAATTAGATATTCCTGTTGAAAAGTCTTCTTTGACCAAAAGATTATCTGGGATGCACGAAACTCCTATGCATAAAGTTATTGTAGATTATAAAGAAATCTACGAAAAATGGGATAAGTCTCTTAAAGAAAACCTAACTTTAGATTGGACTGCGAAAAACAGATTGGGTTTAACAAAGGTTAAATACCCAGGGAGTTTAAAAGATTTATTTGTAAATGATTATTTACTTTTTGTTTTTTACAATGCAGTTGATACTCATCTAGTAAATCTTTTAGATAAGAAAACTTCAGTAGCTGATATTTTTTTTAAACTGGGTACTCTCACTAAATCTGAATACCAAAGAGCTTTTTCACCTGTACATATGACAGAAAATGTATTGTGTAGAGGTTTATTGGAAAAAAATCTAGTAATGATCCCTGAGGAAATCAAAAGAGCTAAAGATGCTAAATATAAAGGTGCACATGTTCATAAGCCTAAAGTTGGTCTATATGAATTTGTAGGAGCATTTGACTTTGCTAGTTTGTATCCTTCAGTTATGCGCCAATTTAACATTTCTCCAGAATCATATCTTGGTCAAATAGATGATGGATCCGATGAAGAAAGTAATGATATATTCAAGACTAAAAAGGAAAAGATAGTCAATACGGAAGATAAAATAGTTTGTGCCAATGGTGCTGTTTTTAGTAAGGAAGAAAGCGTTTTAAAAAAGGCATTGGATTATTTTTACGATAAAAGAAAAAAAGCGAAATATGAATCATATGAAGTAGAAAAGGAAATTGAAATATTGAAAAAGATATTAGAAACTAAGTCATGAAAAATTGTGTTCTTTTGACTACTACTTCTAAAAGAGAAGGTATTGAGTACTACTCATATGAAAATAAAAATTTTGATCTTTTTATAATAGACTATACATCTGAAAAGGATGCAATAACCTTTTTAGAGGGTAATATAAAAGCTATATTTAATTGTAATGGTGGTTACAAGTATAAAAATATAAAAAAATGTATAGAAACCCTTGATATTTTAGTAAAATATGATTATATTTGGCTTCCTGATTGGGATGTAAATATACCTATCGAAAGCCTAAATGAACTTTTTACATTGGCTGAACAATATAATCTTGATTTATGTCAGCCATCTCTCAGTTCAGACTCTCATATGTCATGGTCTATAACCGAACATAATCCAGATTCAGTTGTAAGACTAACAAATTTTGTAGAAGTTATGTGTCCTTTATTTAAATCTTCATTTTTAAAGGAGGTTTTGTGGACATTTGATTTAAACTATTCGAGTTGGGGTTTAGACTTTTTGTGGTGCTCAATTGGAAAGGAAAAGAATATAGGAATTATTGATTCTGTTATTGTAAAACATGAAAGACCTATATCTTCACATGAATGGATTTTACCTAATGGTAAAAATTCTCACCAAGAACTAGAAGAATTACAAAAAAAATATAATTTATTTTTGAATCCTACTGTTCTTAAATCCATGAATTAAATGAACTTACAAATAGAGAAAAATTGATTAAAAAAAATTAATCAAAAAAAAGCAGTTTAGTGAGTTTTTGTAAAATTAAAAGAACCTATATAGCAACAAGAATTTTACTTATGTGTAGAATTAAGATTAAAGGATATTTAATCATTTTAATAAATTAAAAAAATAAAGAAGTATTATGGCCAAAAATCGTGATCTATCGATTGAGATACTTTCGGAGTTAACAGCATTTTCAAAATATGCTCGTTTTAACGAAGAAATAGGAAGAAGAGAAACTTGGGAAGAAAATGTATCCAGAGTTGAGGATATGCATGTTAGAAAATTCCCTGAATTAAAAGAAGATATTAATAAAGCCTTCGAATATGTTAAACGTAAAGAAGTTGTACCTTCTATGAGATCTATGCAGTTCGGGGGTGAAGCCATCGAAAAAATGAATATAAGAATTTTCAACTGTTCATTTATTGCTATTGAACGTCCAGCAATTTTTTCTGAAATTATGGTACTTTTGATGGCTGGAACTGGTGTTGGATATTCTGTTCAATATAGACATATCAATAAATTACCAGATATTAAAACTCCTAAAAGAAGTAGAAAATATGTAATTGAAGACACAATCGAAGGTTGGGCAAATTCTCTCAAAGCACTTTTGAAATCATATTTTTATGGTACACAGTTACCTATATTTGATTATTCTGGAATTAGACCAAAGGGCACACCTTTGAAAACATCAGGTGGAAAGGCACCAGGTCCAGATCCTTTGAGAAAATGTTTAGATGAAATCCAATCTATCTTTACGAGAAAGAATGTAGGTGAAAAGTTAAAGCCTATCGAAGTTCATGATATTGTTTGTCATATTGCTGATTGTATTTTAGCAGGTGGTATTCGTAGATCAGCGACTATTGCTCTTTTTGATTCATTTGATGATGAAATGCTTAACTGTAAAGGTTATTTGTCTGCTGAAATTGAATCAGACTTCATTTATAATAAGCAAACAAAGCAATTTGTTGGAGATGCGAGACATCAAGGTAAAATTGTTCAAGTTTATCTTTCTAAACAAGAATTCGATAAGTTTGAAAATGAAGGTGTCTTGGCTTGGTATTGGTTCCATCCACAAAGAGCAAGAGCGAATAATTCAGCTGTATTTTTCAGAAAGAGATTTCTTGGAAAGGAAACAACTGAAGAAAAGATTATCGCTAAACTTAAAAAAGAATTTGGTATCAATGAATACTCTCAGGAATCATTAATTAATACCTTTACAAACTTTGTAAGTGAGTATTTAGCTGCTCATTTTGTAGATGGTAAGTATTATGAGGATATTGTTGATGCTACAACCCAAGACGATTTTATGAAAGTTTGGAAAGCATGTGAGGCTTCTGGTTCAGGTGAACCTGGTGTATTCTGGACAAATGATCCTGACTATGGAACGAATCCATGTGGTGAAATTTCATTGAAATCTGCACAAACCTGTAATCTTTCTTCAATTAATGTTAGTACATTAAAGGATCAAAAAGATTTAGAGAACAGAGTTTGGGCTGCTACTTTGATTGGTACTTTACAAGCTACTTATGATGGTTTCGAGTATATTTCAGAAAATTGGCAAGAAAATCAACAAGATGAAAGATTGTTGGGTGTTTCTTTGACAGGAATTTGTGATATCGATTATACAAAATTTGATTGGAATAAAGCATCCTTACATTCTGCTGAAGTAAATGCTAAATATGCTAATATTCTTGGTATAAATGAAGCAGCTAGAATTACATGTATTAAACCAGAAGGTACAGCATCATGTGTTATGGGTACTTCATCTGGCATTCATGCAAGACATTCTCAGTATTACATTAGACGTGTTCGTTATAACAAGCAAGAACCTATTGCTAAGTACTTGATGGAAAACCATCCTGAGTTAGTAGAGGAAGAAGAATTTAATCCTTTGAATATCGTTGTGGCTTTACCGCAAAAATCTCCTGCTGAGTCAGTAACAAGAGAAAATGAATCAGCGATAGATACATTAGAGAGAGTAAAATTTTTTAATGAACACTGGGTTTCACCTGGTCATAGATATGGTCCTAACCAACATAATGTTTCATGTACTATTTCAGTAAGAAACAATGAATGGAATAAAGTTGGTAAATGGATGTGGGAAAATAGAGATGTTTATTCAGGTATAGCAGTTCTCCCCTACTCTGATGCAATTTATAAGCAAGCTCCATTCGAAGAATGTGATGAAGAAACTTACAATACAATGATGAAAAATCTGAAATCTATAGATTTGACAAAGGTTTTGGAAGTTGAAGATAATACAAATCTCTTAGGAGAATTGGCTTGTGCAGGTGGTGCTTGTGAAGTTACATTCGGTTAATCAATAAACTATTAACGAAAGGGTACCTATAATAAAAATAGGTATCCTTTTTTATTGAGGTAATTATGGAGCTTTTTGATGTAGTAAAAGCTGTTTTTTCCAAATCTGAATGGAAAAATGTATCTCGTTATGATAAAGATAGAAATTTCTTTATGATAAATAGATTTATTTCCATAGGTTTGCCCAAACAGGCTTCTATGTTTAATAGTAAGTATATCCCTAAAGAGCATGTTCTTGATTATTGGAATAGACAATTATCCAAACTTTATAGTACAATTCCTCAATGGATATTTACAAAAGGGCAGAAAGCATCTAAAGAAGAAAATGAAAAATTTAAAGTAGACCTAGATCTAAAAAAATTATTTTGCGAATATAATAAGTGTAGTTTTGAGGAATTTGATTTATTGGCAAATATAAATCAAAAGGATTTAGAAAAAGAACTTGAAATGTATAAGAATATGTTAAAAGCTAAAAAAGAGTCAAAGTTTTCAGAAGAATAAAAGGTTTATCTAATGTCAGCGATACTTGAACAATTATTTACAGAAAAGTTTAGACCTAAAAAGGTCGAAGATATTATATTAGCACCTAGAATTAAAAGTGCTATAGGTCAAGGGATAATTCAACAGCATCTTTTATTGGTAGGTTCTCAAGGTATGGGTAAAACATCTACTGCTAAAGCAATAGCAGATAGATTCCCTAATATGTATATAAATGTTTCAGATGAATCCTCTGTAGATGTAATACGTGATAAAATTAAAGGTTATTGTGAAAGAATATCAGTTTTAGATGGAGAAGATTCCATGAAAATTGTAATTCTTGATGAGATCGATGGTGCATCTGATCAATTCTATAAAGCTCTTAGGGGCGTTATGGAAGATCAGAGATATATTTCAAAAGTAAGATTTATTGGAACTGCTAATTATATTAATAAAATACCAGATCCTGTTCGCTCTAGATTTTTTATTCTTGACTTTAATCCTACAACAAAAGAAGAAGAGCTTGGTTTAATGAAAGATCAAGCTAAACGAATTGCTTATCTTTTAAAAAGTTTAAATATAGAGTTTGAGAACGATGCAATAAAAGAATTTATTAAAAGAAATTTCCCTGACATGCGGGCAATGATTAATAAGATTCAGAACTGGCATATTTCTGGAAGAAATAAAATTACATTAAATGAAATTAAAGAACTTAATTATTCATTTAATGATTTATTTGAACTATTAACTAAGAAAGATACTGATCCTGTTGAAAATTATAAGTACATAGTTAAGAATTGTTCAAATAAAGTCGATGATGTGTTAATGAGCTTACACAATGATTTCCCTCTGTGGATTTCAGAAAACAAACCAGATTTAACAAATAAAATTCCAATGTCTTTAGTTTTGATTGGGAAATGGCAAGCTGACAAACAGCTTTGTATTGATCCTATTGTTGCTTTGACAGGTTGTTTTTTTGAAATACAAATGCATATGAAGTCATAATGCAAACTGTTAAATTAACAAATCAAGAGATAAAATCAGTAGTTGATTTATTATTATTTAAATACATAATAATAGATGAGTCTAATGCTGTAGTTGATGTTTTAAAAAGATTTGAAATAAGTCCAGAACATAGAATTAAAGGTCTATGTGAACCTATGTCATATATTTCCCAGAATTTTATTGAACTTACTCAATATAAATCCTTGGGATCAAAAAATAGAATAGGTCGATTATCCGCTATTTCTGTTCTAGAAGAACAGATTGTAAAGGAATTTTGCTTTAAGGGTGTACATGCTTTAGATTTATCTATAAAGATAGATGCTCTTTCTGTTTTTCATGCACTACTAGATTATGGACATAAAGATCATTCTAGTCAAGCTGTTCATATAGCAGTTAAGTATTTACGGGTAGATATGCTCCATAGATTAGCGGAAGAAGGATTCGATTTTTGGCTAGTGCATCCTGATTGGGAAGCAAGACCTATAGATACTTTACTTACTATGATGTCTTTCCAAGAAGAACTACCTTTTTTATCAGGTGTAAATATAAATCAACAGATCGCGGATTGTTTTGATATAATTGCTAAAAATAGCGATTTATCAAAGTTTATATCAATATCTGGAGAAAACTATGGAATATATAATGGGAACCCTATTGTTCGAAAAAGAAAGGGAATAGTACCAGAAATAGAAGAAATTTTCTATAAAGTCGTACATGGGCTAGTATAATTTGATATATACTATATCAAAGTAAAATTTTATGAAAATATGCGTAACACAAAAGCTATTATTGAAGCCATTTGTAATTATACAAGTTTTGATCCAGTTATAAAAACAGGATTAACTTATTTAAAAGAATCTGAAGTTGATATTGTTCACTGGAATGCTTTAAATGAGCAAGAAGAACAAAATGTCTTGAAATCAGATGAGGTTAAAGGGGCATTCAACAGATTTAGTTCATCTGTTACAGGAGAAATAGTAAAGGAAACTAAACCTGAAGGATTTGATAATTGGGTAAAAAGAACTAACTTAACAAATAGTTCAATGTTTAGCACACCTCAAACAGATTCTCAAATGACAAAGGACGCAGTTCAAGCTGATAGGGAGAAATATAAGGCTAAACCAGGTTCATGGGAAGAAAGATTAAAGCATATAGAAAAAGAGGGAATGACAGATGCGGAGCGTATTGAAGCATCTAAAAAGTCAGCAAATAATACATATTATGAAATTCTATCTCAAACCGAAAAAAAGGTAGGTAAAGAGAATATCAAGAACTATATCGAAAAAATTTCTGATGATGTTCAAAATTTCGTTTCTTTAGTTACTTATCTAACAGATCAAATAGTAAAAGAAGCATGGGTTAATGCTCCACAGACAATACAAAAAGTATCTGGGAACAGATTATACTTCTTGGAACAAGCTGCTATGGAGATAAGAGGTAATAATGTTAATGCTTTCATAAAAGAAGCTAAAACTCTATTGAATGTTGCATTTGATCTAAGTAATTATTTTGTTCTTCAAAATGCTAATAATGATATTAAAAGATCAGTAGAAGAAGTTTGGCCAGAGGTTAAAAGATTAGCAAAAGAAAAAATTGACGCTATTAAAGCACCAGAGCCTGTAAGAACTATGTTTGCTTTTAATGAGACTTTGATGGATAATTTCAAATCTCAGTTGTCAGATGCTGTTTGGGAATCTATTCCAGCGTTAATTGAGAAACATGGTGATTCATTCTTCTTAATTATAGAATCAGAGCAGATAATGCCAATTCATGATGCTTTTAATAGTAGTAGATTCCAGGCATATCATCCTATATTCGAATCAATGTATTATGAATTAAAGGATAAAAAGCCATTCAATTGGTTATTAGAATTAGAGACATATCTTATCGATGATAAAGAAATCGACAAAAATTTGACATATTGTGCTACGACTTTAGTTAGACAACAATTAGCAAAAAATGCAGATTTTACATTCCCTACTATCGGTAAAGTAGCAGGTTTTACTGCTCATAAATTAGCACAAGACGCATATAAAGCAGATGAAGGTCTTAGTGAGATATTAGGAGTAAAAGACTCCTTATGGATTACTTCTGGCTACGTTCCAGGTACATTTGGTTTAATTCTTCTATTTTTTAATGTAGCATCAGCTGTTCTTTTTGTCGCATATGCTGAAGATGTTGTAGGCTTTGATATGGATAAATCTTATCCAGAAATGGCAAATTTACCTATTTGGAAATCTTTTAAAGAAAGTGCATTTGATCTAAAGGTTGAATATCAACAAAAGAGAAGAGAAGAAAAGAAAGATTTAAAAGTTGGCACTACTTCACCTAGAAGTGCAGCGAAGACTGGAATAAAAATCAAATAAATAAATGAGTTCTAAAATAGTTGAGCCATATAGTAAAGATGCACCTATTGTCCTTAAAACATTAGAGTGTAAAGCAATATATGATGATAAAATTCATACAATAACTATACAAGTTCCAAATGGGGATGAATTCATTTGTTCTGCGAATACTTTCAAATGGGTAGAAGGATACCCTAAAAGTATAGGAGCATGTCATAAAAGATGTGAAAATGCTTTAAATCATCTTAAGAATGATAACTTAATTGAAGTTTTTCAAGAAATTTATAAGTTGCCATATGCTCCTTTTTTCGTATATTTGTTTGAGAAAGATAAGCCAATGCTTAAGAATTTCTCTTACATTATAGATAAAGCTAACGATTCAGAGAAAGAGAAAGTTGAACTTTTTCTAAAATCTATCCTAGAAGAAAATGAGGATATAAATAAATTGAAAAAGTCAGAAGTAGAAATTTATAATTTTTTAAAAGAGAACTTAGAAAATCTTATTTTATATCTAAAATCTAAGTGTGAAGTATTTTATTGGTTTTATCAAGGTCTTCCTCAACTTACTCAGTTTGGAATATGGTAATATGATCGAGCATGAAAATCTTAATTTTGGTACTCCCGTAAAAGTAGAATATACTGTAGAAAATAAGGAATGTAAGAGAGTATATGCCAAAGTAATTTGTGCAAATGTTAAAGATAAAGAAATTTATTCTTGCATAACTCCACACGGTTCTATAATAAAAACTCATTATTCTAATTTAGATATTTTAAATGATGATGAATACAATAATTTAAAAAATATAGAACAGAAAGCTTTCGAATCTAATAATATACTTTATAATAATATCTTTTTTAACGATCAGAATACTGGAATTAAATAAATGTTATATGTTCTTATAGATGCAAATAATTTTTTCATAAAAAATCTCTTCGCATATAAAAGTGGTATGCGTAAAAGTGAAAAATTATTTGAAAAAGAAGAACAAGTTATAGAGTATTCTCATCTCTTAAGTAATTCTTTATTTAATTTAATAGATAAATTTGAAGGTAGAGTAGGATTTGTACTTTGTTTTGATAACAAAACTTGGCGCAAATCCTATTATAATTTATATAAGGCAAATCGAGAATATGATGATAATGTGAACTGGGATGCTTATTTTAAGTTCGTTGAGGATTATTGTGAAAAAATGACATCTATTCATAATATCAATGTTTCAAAAATTGAGGGTGGTGAAGCAGATGACTTATTATACCTATGGTCAAAAAAACTCAATAATTCTGGATATGATTGTGTTATAGTTAGTGAAGATAAAGACTTATTACAATTAGTAAGAAACACTAAGAAGAATAATTTTACGATAGTTTATAACAATTCATTTAAGAATCCTAAGATATACAAACATCCAGAAACAAATCTTAAAGAAAATGATATTGAATTTACAATATTTAATGCTTCTGATGCTTTATTGAATTCTAGATCTCTTATAAAATGGATTATGCAGGAAGCTGAATCTTTAGAAGATGTTGACATACAACATTATCTTATTAAAAAGATATTAATAGGAGACGATGGGGATAATGTACCTTCTATTTGGATATGGCAAGATAAGAACGGTAAGAAAAAAAGAGTTACTCCCTCGGTAGCTGAAAAAATAATATCGAATTATTTAGCTATAAATGAAAATCCTATTTATTATCTTTTAAATGATTTTGAATTCTTTAAGACTTCTTTAGCTGATTCGATAAAATTTGTTTTAGGTATTAAAATTGATATCGAAGAACTAAAAGAAAATGTTGAGCGCAATTGTAAACTTATGTGTTTACATCATAATTTTATGCCAAAGGAAATTTTAAAAGAATTTCAGAAAAATTATAATGATAGTATCGCAAGTAAAATAGATAAAGATACATTTTTGAAAGGGACTAAGTATTATCAAGATCCTAGAAAAACTGTAGGTAAAACAGATAAACTAGATTCCTTTTTCAATTCCTTTGGAGATTAATGAAACGTTTTATAGTTTATATGGAAACTGATAAAGACTATGAAGAAACTGTTATTGGTGAAGGGATTGAGTTTAGTAATGAAAATGTAGCAGTTTTTGAGTTCTTAACATCTACTATTTTAATTTTAGATTCAACGGAGTTTATATCTAAACATTATGAAACCGTAGGAAATGTAAAGATTAAATGGATAGATTATGATTTATTTCAAAAAATAATTCATTAATTATAAAATTTATAAAAAACAAAATTTGATTTTGATATATATAGTGTAGATATAAAATTTATTTTTTTCTCACTAGTAAGGAAAATATTTATGACGAACAAAATCGTCACCGACCTTCTTCTAGGCAATTTTGATGATAATTTATTAGAAATGAGTAATGATACTTATTTTCAAAAAATCCTAGAACAACCCACCATTACTAAAGATCTTCAAACAGGAGCGGTTTACAAAATATCTCATATTTTACCATATGGTAAGGATAGAATTACTGTTGTTACTGAAGAATTTGGAGAAATTCCTGTACAGCTTCGTAAAGAAAAGGAATTTTTAAAGTTAATTGATTGTAGTATAGAACAATTCCTTGAAGCTCTATTAGAAGATGTACCTAGCGTTCAGCTCCCGACTCATGTAATGACTGTTAAGTATGGTTCTGAGCTTGAAGGGACCTTAATGGGTGCTTATGTTCATGCCTTAAAACAAGAGCTATATTCAGAGATTAAAAATCCTGAAAAGGTTTATATGGCTCATGTTTTAGAGAGAAACAAAGGTGGATTTTTAGTTAATGTTAATGGACTTTATGGATTTCTACCAGGTTCATTAGCAGCTGCTAATAGAATTCTAGATTTCGATTTGTATCTTAATACTAAAATTCCAGTTATGGTAGAAGATTATTTACAAGATTCTGATATGTTTATTTTCTCTAATAAGAAATATATCAAGAATATGATTCCTATAGAAATTGAGAAATTATCGAAAACTGAAAAATATAAAGGTAATGTAACTGGAACTTCAAAATTTGGAATTTTTGTTGAGTTTAATACAATTTTGACTGGTCTTATTCATACAAGTGAAATGGACAAAGAACAAATTGAAGAATTCAAAAAAGGAAAATGGAAAGCAGGAAGCGAAATAGAGTTCTGGATTAAAGAGATTACTAATGATAATAGACTTATTTTGACATTCGTAGATCAAAATGCTATGAATCAGAAATATGAATCTTTAGCTTCTTATGAAGCACAGATGGAAGAGAGTGGTCAAAAGCCTATTTATTTAGGTCATATTGTTTCTGTCAAGCCTAATGTAGTTTTAGTAAAGATAGAGGATAATATTATAGGAGCTCTGGCTGAAAAAGATTTCAAGAAATTTAAAACAGCACCTATGAAAGTATCTGATGAATTGAGAGTAAAAATCGAAAAGATTGATATTAGCAAGAGAAGAATGACATTAAATGTGGTAACTGCTTAATATGGCTATAAGTGAAATATATTGCAAACTGACAAATGATCCTTACTTCGAATCGGATAGATTAGAAGTAACTAATGAAATAGAAGCATTAATTGAAAAGATAAGAATGATAATGCTTACGAAGAAAGGAGATGTTTTAGGTGAACCTGAATTTGGAGTTGATCTAGAGAAATATATTTTTGAGACATTTTTTGATAGAAGGGCTATACTTTCTGAAATTAATAATCAATTCTCAAAATATATCCCAGAACAAAATAGATTTGATCTCAATACAAGAGTTGATATATCTAAAGGAGAATTTAGGGATAACATAATTGTAGATATATTTATAAATCAAGAAAAAATACTAGGTTTTGCAATTTAAATTAAAGGGGTCTACTTAGACCCCTTTTTTTATGCATAATTATTGTATTGCTTTAATTATTAGATATATAGAATATCTACAAAATTATATGAAATATGAAGCAATTTTTCAAGCTAAATAGAATTACATTCCAGCGTTTATATGAGGACGCTCAATCTTGGTTTCAGACTGTTTATAATTTAACTAGAGATCAATTTACACCAGCTTCTCCTTGGGGACAATTATTAGGTACACTGATAAATCTCGCACAAATGATATTTTATTATATTGAAGATAGTATAACAGAACTTAACATTAATACTGCTTCAAGAAGAGAATCCATTATAGGCATAGCTGCGATGAACGGTCATTCAGCGACTCGTTCAACTGGTGCTAGGGGTGATATAATTTTAGAATATTCTGGTGAAAATGTTGATATGTATGGTCAAAGTATAATCATACCAAATTATACTAAACTCTTTTGTTTAAATAATGGTCAAAGTTATATACTTGATTTAAATCAAGATGATATTAGAGTTAATATTACAAACAATGACAAAAATAAAGTAAAGATTATACAAGGAGTATGGGAAAATCAAACATTTACAGGAACTGGAGAAATACTTCAATCATTTGAGGTGAATGTTAGAGGAAGAAAGGAAATTGATGAAAACTATGTATTCGTTTATGTAAATGGTGAGTTATATCCAAAATATGAGTCTTTATATGATATACCTTTAGGTAAAGCTGGATGTTTAATTAGAACTGGTATGACATCTGGTATAGATATTTTCTTTGGTACGGAATTTAATGGTAAAGTTCCTGCACTTGGTTCTACTATTAGAGTTGAATACCTAATAACTAATGGATCTTTAGGAAATATATTATCAAATATAAATGATGTTACATTACGTTGGGATGAAACTGGTTATGATATTACTGGTAAAGAAATAGATTTAAATTCAGCTCTAAGCACTAGTTTAGCTACTCCTTTAGTATTTGGAACTGACCATGAGCCAATAGAATTAACAAGACTTATAGCACCTAAAATCAGTAGATCATTTGTTCTCGCAAATGCTGAAAATTATTCAATATTTTTACAAAAGATGAATTACTTCAGTATTGTAGAATGTTTTTCTACATTTGACGATAATGTAGAAGAAGACGACAATGTAATTTATATTTTTGCTATACCTGATATTTTAAAAAGAGTAAGAAACAATGAGGACTATTTTACAATACCTCAAGAACAATTTACTTTAACAGATACTGAAAAGAATTCAATTTACAGGCTTTTACAAGAGTCAGGTCAAATGATCGTAACGACTGCTGTGAAAGTATTAGATCCAGTTATTATAAGATATGTTTTAAATGTTTCTATTATTGTATTTGAAGGTTATGATGTTGAAACAATCAGGGAAAAGATAGTAGAAAGAATCGCACAATATTTTCTAAACAATAAAAGAAGAGATAGAATACCTAAATCAGATTTAGTTGCTATAATAGAAGCTATAGATGGAGTCGATTCTGTCGATTTATATTTTGTAAATGAAGGAAATGAATTGAACAAATATAATTGGTTAGAAGAACTAAAGACTAACCCTAGTGCTGTAGAACCTGATGATATTGGATTAGATGAACATGGTAATATAATTATTGGGAAAAGCGAATTGCCTATTTTAAGAGGCGGATGGTCAGATAGAAATGGAGTATCCTTTCAAGATAATGCAGATTTAACTATAACCAGTTCTGTAAATGTTGACATATCTAGAATAACTCCTAGAACAGTTAATTCCGAATTACATTCGACTGGAATTAAAAATCTTAAAGGCTTAAAATAATTACCATAAACTGTGGCCGAGACTTCTAAATTTAGTTATACCTGCTGTTGTGTAGATGAATTAAAATTTTGGGTAAACCAAACACAATCCCCTACCCCAGAAAGTGGTGCACAAGGTGCTCAAGGTATTGGTGTACAAGGACCTCAAGGTACTAGTGGAACGCAAGGTAGTGGTGCACAAGGCGCACAAGGTAGACAAGGTACTAATGGAACAATAGGTCAAGATGGCCTTCAAGGTGTACAAGGTACTCAAGGCGTACCTGGATTTGGTACTGGTACACAAGGTAATCAGGGTACTCAAGGTACTCAAGGCAGACAAGGTACTCAGGGTAACCAAGGCACTCAAGGTACGCAAGGTATACAAGGTGTTCAGGGAATTCAAGGCGTTCAAGGAACTCAGGGTGATCAAGGCAACCAAGGAAATCAAGGTTCTATAGGAATTGGTACACAGGGTAATCAAGGTGTTCAAGGATTACAGGGTGTTCAAGGTTCTGTAGGGAATGGTACACAAGGAGTTCAAGGAACTCAAGGCAACCAAGGCAACCAAGGTAACCAAGGTAACCAAGGTGCACAAGGTACACAGGGGGTTCAGGGAACTCAAGGCAACCAAGGAAATCAAGGTAACCAAGGTAACCAAGGTGCACAAGGTACACAGGGGGTTCAGGGAACTCAAGGCGTTCAAGGAAGACAAGGCAACCAAGGTAACCAAGGTAACCAAGGTGCACAAGGTACACAGGGGGTTCAGGGAACTCAAGGCGTTCAAGGAAGACAAGGCAACCAAGG